TTTGCAAAAAGCTTGAACCCATTAAATCTGTTGAAGTTTTCTTCTTAGTTCTTTTAAAGAACCCGTTAATTTCTTCCATAAAGATAAGACTTTTGCTTGTTAAATGCAAGTCTTCTGTAAGCCATTGATCCTTTTGCAGTCTTTTGCATTCTAATTCTTTATTGACAAAATTATTAGGTACAATTTTTTCTTTTATACAATGTAAAACATAGTAAGTATTGGGGGTTAAATTTTCATTTATTAACCTGTTGAATATCTCTGTCATTACCAAGTAATTTTTGCATTAAACTGTTTTTCTACAATCTCATTAGTTATAACAAATACATTATTTGAGTCCCATCTTTCATTTTTAGCATAAAATGCACTAGCAGGATGAGTTACAAAGAATTTGTAATTGTTATCATTAACAGCTTCAGACCATGCTTTAGCTTCTTTACCCATATAAATATATATCAGACCTGTTTCATTCCAAGTAAGATAATCAAATAAATATGCAAAAAATGGCTTCCAAATATCATAATGCTGACCTATTTTTCCTACTTCAGTTGTAAGAGCTGTATTAATTAATAGTATACCTTGATTTGACCATCTAGTTAAATCTGGATCTAAGCTTCCTGGGTGACCATTGTACACTGTTCTATTCACTTCATCTAGCATATACCGTAAACTTGGTTGTAATTCTTTAGTATTACTACAACTAAATGCTAGTCCATCAGCAACTCCAACAGCAGGATAAGGATCCTGTCCCATCATGATTACTTTAAGTTCATTTACAGGACATTCTTCAAACGCTCTAAACATTTGTTTAAGTGTAGGAGTAAATCTTTTACCTTCACTAGCTGACTTAGCAAGTTGAGTAATAATTTTGTCAAATTCAATACTATAAATAAAACTTCTAAGTTTTAATGCCCAACCTGATGGTTCAAGTTTAGCTGATAATTTATCTTTAATTTCTTCTAAATCTAGTTTTTGATTCATATTTTATTTATTTTTGTTTAAAACTAACACAATGCCCATAAAAGTTAAAGAATTAAAAGATGATGCTATTATTGAAATAAAAGTCAATAAAGCATTTTATCTTATGGTAAAAGCAATATTATTAAACTTAATAAATAATATTACTGTAGAAGATAAAGATACCTACATCAAAGAATCAATGACTAAAGAGTACAAAGACTTAGATGAAACTCAAAGATCTTTTTATACTACAGGTCTTTTATTAGCTGAAATTGAAAAAGTAGCTAAAGATAATAACCTATTCCAAGAAAAAGAAATTCTTCAACCTGGAGATGAAGGTTATGTAGAGCCTAAGCTAGGTTAAGATTATAGTTTTCTCTACCTATTTCTATACAAGCTTCAATAGCAAGTGCAATTTCTGTTTTGTCACAGTCTGCAAATGATTTGCACATTATTGCACCACCTGCATCATAGCATAATCCAGATTTTTCTTTAATAAGCATTTTCATTTCTTCAAAACTGTATCCTGATTCTTTTGCAAGTTCTCGGATACATGCATGCACTTTTGCTAATTGTGCAATACTATGATCAGCATCTGCTAGACCAATATACATTTCTAATTTTTGTCCTTCTTGAATTTTATCCAAAAAGATTTGGTAATCTAATCTAGATTTTTCATTTAGATATGTAAGAATACCATCTTTCTTTATTAGTTTAACTGATAGCATATTAACAAGTTATATTACTTAATACTTCAAGAAACTCAGTATAATGTAATTTACTGTGTATTCTTATTGCCGGAATCTCCCAACATCTTAAATACCAGTCATCATCTTTAACTTCTGCACTATCTACACTATGTAAAACTATATTATCACAAACTTCTTTATGATAGTAATGGTAATCATATCCATTTTGGCTTTCATCATCTGTAACAGATACTTTTTCAAAGCCTAATTCAATTAATTCTTGTTCTGTCATCGGTTTAGTAATTTAGTTAAGAAGTCTTCTGGATTTAAGATTTCTTCTGTGTAATTATTTCTAGCATAGTCATAACCTTTATAATCCATGATAGCTCCAAACTTTTTATGCCTTTCTTTAAGAAAGTGTTTTATAATTTGATAAGCTATATAAAAGTTATCTTCATCTGAAGACATAATCATATTATATGCATTTTCTACTTCTTCAGCAGTAATTAAACCTAATACTTTATTAAGTTTTAACTCAGCATAAAACATAAATTTCTTATATTGACCATTATAAGAACCATTAGCATATAAGTTAAAAGTATAACTCATATTGCTATTAGTATCTTTTAAAAGTTCATAATGATCATTACAGATTTGTTTACAAAATTTACCTAAATCATTTTTCTCTTTCTTTGTCATAGCTCAATAAATTCTACAGCTGCTGCAAGTTTCTTTACAGCATTTAAAATAGCTTCTGGATCAATGTCATCTTCAAAAAAAATATCTGTAAACATCATTTGTAAATTACTTTCAAATGAAAGTATTATATCTACATGCCACTTATGAGGCTTAATATTCTTTACATAATTACAGTTAATCTCAATACCCTTATAATAATACAAATAAGAATCAGAATTAACACGGCATGCTGTAAAACCAAAAGCTTCTAATCTTTTTATAGAAATTTCTTTTTCTTCAGTTGTCATAATCTTGCAAATTTAAACATTGCTTGTAATTTCTCATGTTCTTCTATTACCCATTCTGGAGTAAATACAGTTTCATAACCATCACATTTAACTAGGGTATGTGAATCTGAATCTATATCATGAACTATTAATGCACACCAACCACTTTCTGATAGTCTAAACTGTATAGATATTCTACCTTTAGTATTTATACTGTAGGACCTATAATTTTGGTGATCAGTATCAGATCTATAAAACCCATGCTTTACAAGCTTCTTACCTATTAGTTCTGTATCTCTAAGTGTCATATATCTTATTCTAGTTTTTCTTTGAGTACTTTTTCTCAAACTTTTTCCAACCTTTAGGATCAAATTGTGTAATCAACAAATCAAGTTTTATTTCCTCTTCATGTTCATCACACATTCCTATACCTTTAATATCAAGGTCTGGACTATACCTTTTGGTAGCTTTAGCTCCACATTTTACACATTCCATCTTAGTTTGATTTAGGTGGAAAATAAGCTCCACACTCATTACACAGATACTCTTCTACTGGTCTGTCAGGTTTACTCCAATCATAATTAGTATGAATGTTTTCACATTCACCACAATTAGGGCAACATTCTTCTTCTTTCATCTTATTCTGATTTAAAGTTTATATCTTTCCACTCTTTCCAGGTGTCAAAGTCTTGTAACTTTTCTAACATCCATTTAGCACCTGCAATCCAATTGTCTGTCTTGTCTACATTTGGATCAGCTAAATTAGCAGCAGCTTCTTTGATTTCTTCTTCCATATTATTTTCTTTTACCAATTTTATATCCTGCATAAAACCATAGAGCAAACCCTATATGTGATATAATTAATACCCAAGCCATCTTATTCTTTTTTAAAAGTTTCGTTATAGTATTGTTCCGCCATTCTATTATAAAATCTACTTGGTTTTTCAGATTGTTGGTCGCTCCTACCATCTCTATAAGTATTTATTATCTGTTGCTTCTCCATTTCTTTGGCTTGTTCAAATGCTTTTCTTAAAGATAATGATTCTTGTATGTGGTTGAATTTTTTTAAATAACCTTCAATCCATTCTACTGCTGTTTCCATAAGTCTTCTTCCATTGATTTTTTAATATCTCCAATTGTAAAAATACCTTGTTGACTATTATCCAAAGCATACACTCTAGTATCATCAGGTAATAATTTAGCTGAATCACTTAGCCACCTACTATTTTTCATAGTTCTGAACCATACTTTTTTAAATATTTCTGAATTAATATGTTCATATACTCCATTTTCATCACCTAACTCTATATTGATAGGTTTTTTTGGTATTCCAAAGGTTGTGCTCATACTATTCCATTTCAAGGTTATAATCTGATAAATATTCTCTTATCAAATCTCTTACTTTTTCTGCAACATCTTGTTCTTCTGCACTAGCACCTGGTTTTGTACCAATTAAACTAGCTCCATACTTAGTAGTATCTCTTAGTTTTTGGTCTAAATCCCATACAGCAAGTTTCCACTTATATCCATCCAAAGCATCTCTTATATCTTGTGCTTCTTCTACGGTATCAAATTCTATTGTTACTTTTCCCATCTTATTCTGATTTAAAGGTTTTACCACATCTTTCACATTTTGAGTTAGATGACATTCTGTTGTCTAATGGTATATATCCAAACTCATTTATTAAATCTTGAATAGTACAAGTATACTTGTGCCATCCTAACCAACAAAGTATTTTTTCCATTTTATTCTGATTTAAAGGTTTCGTTGTAATATTGTTCTGCTGATTCTTTTGTAATATCTTCTAATCTTGGGCTAGATTCTATATAAGCATCAATAATCTGTTGTTTCTCCATTTCAATAGCCTTATACATTGCTATTCTTAGCTCCTCAGATATTACAAATCTGCATGAGATTTCATCTATCAAAAATTTTACTGCTGTGTCTTTCATACTATTTTTTTTTAAATTGTTCAAACCACACATCTACATTTGTTGCATTTTCTGAAATTAAATTTTCAGCAACACCCATTTGACGGGACATATCATAATAAAAGTCAAATGCTAATCTTTTGACTTCTTCCTCACTATACATTCTTTCAGTTTGCCATTCTTTCTCCATTTCTTTGGCTTTTTGAATTGTTGGCTGATATAATGTCGCACCAGGAAAAAATATTTTTAATTGTTCTTGTATTTCATTTGCTAACCATTCTACTGCTGTTTGTTCCATATTATTTTTTTTTTATTTTCTTCAAACCATTCTAAATCTTGTTTAAGAAGTAATTCCCTAAAAGGTGTCATAGTAGTACCAAAATGTTTACATCTTGCTGTTAATAATTCTATTACCTCTTCCTCACTATACATTCTTTCAGCTTGGTAATTAGCACCTTCAATAAAACATTTTCTTGATACGTCACATATATCAATACCATTTATAACATAAACTCCTTCAATATATCTTTTCTTAGCTGCTTCTTCTAATTCTGTTTTCATAATTTTCTAAGTATTAAATTTCCGTTTGAGTCTAGTTTTGGTTTACCCATATTGGTAAGACCACCTGCTCTTTTCTTTAACTGAATAATGTCTTCCATCCCTATCTCAACATCTATTTCTGTTGGTTGTTGGAGCGATTGGATTATTGTCTGCTTATGTGTTCTAAACTCTGAACCTTTATTATTCATAAGCTCAATACACACATCAATAGCCTTTTCCATATCCTCCAAAGTAAATACTTTGTCTTTATTCAACTCCATTGCTTTGTTGAAGCCGTGTATAAACCTCATTCTTTGTACATTTATTGTTGTACTTGATGAATATGGAATTTCTTCTTCTGCTAACTTCCCAGCATCAACAACTCCAAATATCTCATCACAATTTGATTGTAATAATTTTTTACCAGTTACATTAGCCCAAGATGCTGCAATAGTTTCTCCTAATTCATTGTAAAGACAATAATCAGTGTCTCTTTTAATTAGTTTTGCTTTCATAATTTCTTTTTTTGTTCTAAGTAATCAATAATAAATCCTGCAGCAACAATTAAGTTCATACCACAGGATGCTATTATTTCATGAATATCTTCATATACATTAACAGACAGGTGAACATGTCCTACCATCCAAAATGGTACAGATAAGTTTTGACTTATCCATACCAATAGATATTTACCAAGGTTGTACACCTGAAACACAGAAATTACTACCAACATATGCACTAATCCATACATCTTGGTCAAAGCAGAATTTTTTCTTGTTGTTTGAACAACTATTTCTTATCTCTAACCAATAACAAGAATTTCCATTATTATAATCTACACCATCATTTGCTATTGTTCCACAAGTACAGTCTTGTTCAGGCTCATACTTTTTACAGCTTAAAAGAGTAATTGTTAAAGCTGTTAAATAAATTAATTTTTTCATTTTTTTCTTTTTAAAAGTCTGGTTAATAAATTTACTAATTGAAACATAAATACAGCTACTAAACACATAGTAGTTATAGTAGCTAAAAATAGAATTATTTCATTCATTTTTACATTAAAAAAGCAGTTATAATAAACCCCAACTACACCAATAATACTGAAACAATAGACTATTACCATAGCCTTTAGTTTCCAAGTTCTAGTCCCCTTCTTCATTGTTTACTTTTTTTTTCTTCTCGGGCTTCTCCATAGTAAGCTGAGAACTTTTTATTGACTTGCTCAATCTTTGCAGTCTCAGCTGAATCTTCTGATTCAAAGAACTGTAATCTTGTTTTCTCTTGTTGTCGCTCATACTCCTTCCATTCAAAAATTTCTAAATCTTTCATTCTTTGCAAATCAGCTATAGTAGCTTCTTGTGGTATGTGACCATTATTTGCATGTAATAAATCCATGTATAAATCTTTCATTCTTCCCATAACTTTAAACTTTTTTCTAAAAGCATTTGAATAGTAGTTCTAATATCTTTATGACCTAAAACATCTCCTACTTTTTTCAATTTATTGTAAAACTTTTTATCTAATATTAGTTCAACTTGTTTATTTCTCTTAGTATCAGAAAACTTTTTTATAACACTAAAGTCAAAAGGAAATAACTGAGAATGTACATAAACATTTTGCTTATATAACTTGTCATTGTAAAACTGTAATGCTAATTTTTTACTATAATTAACAGTAAATCTATTAATATCAAGTTCTTTAGCAATACCGTGTTCTGTCATCATAAATTTATATGCAAGAATACCTATTAAATAGCTTTTTTGATCAACAGTAACTCTAGCATTTGTTTTTAAATTTAAAGCCAATAAAGCATTTATTACATCTTCTTTGATATACTCCATGACAATAAATAAATTAAAAGTTTGTAAATACAGCTTTTCAGCTTAGATAGATAATTCTAATTCCTCAAAATTTACATTTTGTAATGCATATTCTTCAGCAGAAATAAATCTTTCAGAGTCATAAAGCTCATATGGAAATGATAACTCTGATAATTGAACTTCTTTTAATAAATAACCAATCTTACCATTTTGTAGGTTCATTGCTTTTTCACCAATAACAGAATACTCTTTGCCTTCAGTTAACCATTCAGCAGAAGATACTTGTTTTGGCTTGTTCTTGTTGTTAATGCAAACTACTATTTTCATATTCTTCAATTTTAGTTTTGATATCTAATCTCTTAAAAGTAGTTTTAATATTAAGCATTTCTTCATAGGATCCTGATTTTACATGACATTTACCAGCATTATCTGCTATAATAGCACATTGTTCTGCCTGCAAAGGTTCATGATTACAAAACCTAATTAAACAAGCTATGATATAACCAAATTCATTAATAGCATCATTATAGATACTAATCTTGTGTGTTTTGATATCTTCCATACTTCTAAGATACTGAAATATTAAAATCTTTCCAAATAATTTTCTCTTGATCCAAGTTTTCTACTGCTTCTCTTACCCAGACTTCATCTACTGTATCCATATAACATAGTATGTGGATAATAGCTGTGTCATCTGGATTAAGTCTTAATAGTCTACCTAGTTTCTGATTAAACTTTCTTTCATTACCATAACTATGCATAACAATAGCTTGTCTAAGATTAGGTATATTAATACCTTCACTCAACTGGTCTACTGCTGAAAGTTTAGTAATCTTGCCGTCCTTGAACAACTGAAGATTCTCTTCAGAACTCTTGTTCTTGCTATGGTAGCTGTGAGAGCATAATTTATCAGCCTGATCTTGAGTATTTGCAAACAAAAGACATTTAGTATCTATACTATTAAATAATAGCTTAGCATACTTTTCTTTTGTAGGATACTCTTTAAGAGCTTTCATTCTCATAACTCTGATCATATGCATATTACCACCACCAGCATCAATTCTTCTTGACCAGTAGATATAATTAGCTTCTTCAGAAGTCATGTATGATCTACCACCTGCAATTGTCTCATAGTTTTTATCTTTTGATAGATATAACTTATGTACAATAATTTGGTAATTATTTAGGATACCATTTTCAATAGCATCATCTGCTTGAAATGTGTATGCTACAGGACAGAACTCTTGTACTAATTTACCTTTCTCTGAATAATCTCTTTTAGGAGGTGTACCAGTAAGACCAAGTACTTTACCTTTGTATAACTGTAAAAATCCTCTGTGGCTATCTTTTAAGCTATGCATCTCATCTAGATATACTACATCATAATCTTTAGGATCATGCTTATTTAAGCTGAGATAAGTTGTAAATACTATTCTACCTAGTAGATGATGCATATCAAACTTGACAGCATCATCTTTCCAGGATTGAAATATAGCTTTTTTAGGTGCCACAACAAGACATTTCATCAAAGGTGTAGTATTTCTATCCATATGAGTTAAACCTACTAAGGTTTTACCAACTCCGGTTCCCAAAACTACGGATACTTTTTGCTTACCATCAGTAGCAGCTAGAGCTTCCATTTGTATGTCTTGTCTATCTTTTGTCATAGTTTTTTAATTAATGATTTTAGTATCTTTTTAATATACTATCTATTATAGCACTCTCTTCATTAGATAGTACTAAATAAAGCTCTGATAGCTTTTCTACATTTTTGTTAAACTCTTCTTCAGATAGAGAAATATACTTAGGCAAAATTCTATTTGCTTTAATTATTTCATTATCTACAAGATAGTCAACAACTGCTTCTAATTCTTTTTCACTACACTCATCTAGAATATCTTCAATATCTACATCAACATATTGATCAATATCTACTGTAGTTGTAACTTGAACTTCTGGCATACTTCTTATTTTAATTCCCAATTGTACTTATCTTCTAACCAATCACAAATCTCACTTACAGTCTTCTCACCCATATTTCTTAATCTTATAAGATCACGTTTAGGATAAGATAGTAGCTCATCAAGATTTTCAATATATGCATTTTTTAAACATGTAAGTGCTCTTACAGACAAATATTCTTTAAATTCATGTAAGCCTTTAACTAAGTCTTTAACATCATAACCATGTTTAACAAAGTGTTCAACATTTGTATTAGACTTAAGATCTTTAAGAACATCATTTTCTTTAACTCTTAAAAACTTATTGTATAATTCTGTATTTTGTTTTTTTAATAACTCATTTTCAGTTTGATACTCAAGATTTGTTCTATAGCTTTTAAACATTTTATTAAGCTGAAACACTTTACTAACAATTCTTCTATAAGCCTTAGATATTAATTGATTTGTTCTTTCATTGGTTATAATGTAATGTTCACCAATTTCTTCAACTGATAAATTATTTATAAGAAACATTTTTAATGCTCCAGCTTCTGTACTTGTACATAGTTCTGTTGACATATCAACCACTAGCTTGTTAAATATACTTTTCTTAAAAGAATGAGATTTATTGTAACGGATGTTATATCCAAACAAGTCTTTTACTTCATCTACAAAATAATATACTTTAGATCCACGGCTAATTTTATTTACTTCACCTGTACTTGCAAAGAAAGATAGTTTATTCTGTTGTTTTAAACTTTTTAAATGGCTCTGAGGAATTTGATATTCCTCCACCAGCTCTTGTTCAGATATCACATCTCTGTTTATAATATCTTCACAAAGCTCTTTATGTGCTAAGATTTGCTTTACTGTTCTTTTGTCAGTAATGTTTAGCTTAGCCTGAATTATTTTTAATTGTTCTTCTTCTGTCATAGTTTTATTTTAACCAACCCATTACTCTTGCTTCTTCCGGATGAGCATGGATCCAATCATGGCAGTTTCTACATGTTGCAAACCAGGTACTCTGAACTAAGTAAAAAGCATCTCTGTTAGCTCCAGCAAATGAATGATGAACATCAGTGGCACTATGGCCACATCCGTTCACCTTCACTACACATAATGGATTCTCAGTAAGAAATCTTTGTCTTAATTTAAGATACTCAGCATCTTTTTTCTTTCTTTTAGCAGAAACCTGGGGGATCTTATAATCAGTTGGTTTCTGTATATTATCTTTATTCTTGGGATTCTGGCAACTCCAACAATATTTGCAATACTTAAATCCCCCGGTTCCACTACTTTTCCAGATAGGTTTTTCTAAACCACATCCATCACAGATTTTAGTCTTGATCAAAGTATAAGTCTGATAAATTATCCACACTCATGTCTAAGCTCATTATGTCTGCAGATACAGCAATTTTGCTTTCATCTTCTTTATAAATATCTTCTTCTAATTCAGGTATAGAAGGTAATTGACGTACTAGATCTTCTAACTGTCTAGTTAAGTCTTCAAACTTGTTTAAAAATTCTTTTCTTGTCATAATTTTAGTTTTTAGTGGTTTTTAATCTTGGTAAACTGTTTGGATCCTTATCTAAACTTAAAAAGTTTTTAGGAAGGATACCTTCATTAATAAAGATAGTAATAATTTGTTCTTTGTTGATGCCTAAATCTTTAAAAGTTAAAGTATTCTTGAACTTCTCATCAGTCTCAGTATCAGCCATTAAGAATTCTGTAATAGGACTATTTGGAAACAAAGTTTTGAATATAAAATTACTATATTGTATAGTAACTTCTTGCTTAAACTTATTAAGTGCAACTTGTGCTCTTTTATAAACATTAATTATTCTTTGTTTCTTTTTGCTACACATAGTAGCTAGTTCTTGTTGTGTTAGAGCATCTAAACCATATAGTGCTCTTTTGTAAAGGTATGTTTGGTATTGTGAGTACCCATCAGTTTCATAACTCATGTAGGTTTTGCCTGCATTTAACTGATAATCTTTAATCTGTTGTTTTAACTTTTCCATTTTATACATTTTCTTTAATCATAAATAAAAAGAGGGAACAGTTACCCATTCCCTCTCATAATACATTAAGTGTTAATTAAATACCAAACTCTTCATTTGGTTTAATAGCACTGACTTTGTTTGTTTCATATGCTGCTCTTAACTCTTCAACATTATCATGAGCAATAAGAGTATCTTTAACATTCTCTTTCTCAGTGTATAATGTGCGTCTGTAAATAGGAGCACCATCTAAACGGCATACAATACCTGTAGAACCAGCTACTTTAAGGTCACGTTCAGGATTTTTTTCATTCCATGGTGATGTAGACTCTTGAATAATAACTCTACCATCTAACATTTGACCTGCATAATAACCAGCTTCTTGTAAATCACCAATTGGTGCAGAAATAATTGCTGATAATTTCTTTCTTCTTAAGAAACCATTATCATCATATTGATTTACTGCTTGTTCAACACGTACATAACCAAAATCTGGATTACTAGACATGTTAATAACTGAACCTGTAGTAGCATCTGCTACAATAATTGCTTTTGAACTCATAACTTTAAGTTTTAAAATAAATAAATAAATAGATGTGTGAGTAGAATACTATAATACTAGCTACTCAAGCTAGTAATAAGTTGTAAATACCATTATTGCAATTCAGGTATTATATATCCAGTGGGCCCGTAAGGTCTATTATATCATCAAATGGTTCATCATCTGATATAATATCATCAGAACTTTCATCATCTGATAGATAATCAAAGTCATAATATTTCTCTCTTGTGTTCTCATGAACAGCAGAGTCTGTGAAAGGATTTTGTGCGTGGTCGCCAGCATTTACTGACATAAGATATTGTATGTCATTATCAGTGAGATCTAGGTATTGATCTATAGTTAAGTAGATAACTTTGCCGTTAGGCAATTGATAAAGCATACTGATTTATAAAGTTGAGTAAATATATGATATTCTCAAGCATTATAAGTTATCCTGCATTATAAATTGTTGCACTATATAGCTAACATAATAAAGGGAGTATATTACAACTCCCTGTATTATTTTGTTTGGAAAAGCATATCCACAAATATACTATCTTAAAATTCCTCTAATAGCTCTAACTGATCTCCCATAAGATAACTCTTAAATACTTTTTGATTACCAGATGAATCAATACCTTGTGATGTAACTTCAAAGTGTCTCCAGTCATGATAACCTCTAAACTCAACTATTGTACAAGCTATCATACCTTCATTATCACAAAGATCAGATGCTTTAGTTAGTATTTTATCAACTTCATAAGTAAGATTGTTAACATGTGTCAAACATATAGTACCTACAGGTATCTTATCAGGTAAAGTCTTACCATACAATAGTTTAAAAAACCATTTTGAACAATCTGGACTACCACCAATATAAGGAGTTAGTAGTTTTGCTATCTCTTCTCCATTTGGATGGTTAATTATTGTTTTGAGAGCATTATATAAATCAGTCTCTTCAAGTTCTAAGTGAATCTTATTGCTCATATTAGTCTATATTTCTTCTGCAGTCTCTGATTTTGTCTAGTAATGCTTGATTATAATGTGTAAAAACACTTTTATCAAGAATCTTATATTGTAGTTGTTCTAACATAACTGTAGGATATATAGTCCTAGCACCAGTTTTGATAGTTTCCCCATTTTGGTCTTTAATCTCAATATTCCTATTAAAACCTAAGACAGAGTGAATAAGTGTTACTTCCATTGCTTTGATATTACAGTTTATAAATAAAAAATGCTGTCTTTCCAGCTGTCACCCACTTTTAAGCCTCTAGGTTTTTGTTCCTGTCAGGGTAAGGCAAAGTTGCACTGTTGCAACTGTAGCAAGGATCTGATTTGAACAGATACTAGACCTGGTATTCACCATATTAAATTAGGACCGTGTTACCAATTACACCACCTTGCTATAAAAGACACACTCTTCAGCTTTCTACTCCCAGCTCCGAGGAATTGTATATAACTTAGCCCATCTCACCGCTGTGTGGGAACTGAAGTTTATGTGTCTTGAGGTTGAGAGCCTCTGTGTTGTGGTGATATGTATCTTTAATCACCTTTCTATACTATAATTCCTTTCTCAAGGGAACAACACATTTTCTTTAAAGCTCTGTCATTTTTGGTTTATAACCAAACTTATTCTCCATAATCTTTAAGAGAAGCTTTGCATGATAAGTAACATCTTCTGAAGTAATTTTTCCAGCATGTTCTTCAAGTTCTCTAAATGCATAAGGAAAAGCATCTGTCCATCTTTTCAGTTCTTTTAGCATTTGTTCTTGCTCTCTATAAGCTATGTCTAATTTAGCTTCTAGATCAGCAATTATCTCATCATTAAGTTTTTTCAATAATTCTTCTTTCATTAAGTTAATATCTGTATCATCAAAACAAAAGTCAATCGTTTTTTTTTTTGCCATTTTGGTTTATTTTAATAATGAATAAATAAGTAATCCTACTATAACAGCACAAGCTGCTGCAAAAGTAATTTTAAAAGGTAGCATTTTCTTTTCCAATTCAATTGCTTCTTCTATAAGAACAATCTGAAATTCTATATCAGCTCTTTTTTGTTGATATACTTCAGAAGAAGCTATAAAATGCAAATCATAAAGCTCATCTTGTAGAGCTTCTAATTTTCTTTGTAGTTTTTTCATTGCTTTAATTTATAGATAGTTCAAAACATTGTTGACATACATGTACTTCATCACAAGTACAAGTTAATTCAGGACTAATTGCATATAGTCTTGCCATATCAGCAAACTCACTAGCAATTTCACCGTGTACCTCAAACTTAGGTTTAGATGTAGTTACAGCTCTCTTAGCTTTGATAAGCATTTTAAGAGTATTCCGGAGATGTTGAATGTCCATAGTATCAACATCAATCTTTTGACCATTCTTCATAGTCCAGTAAACAGTTTCCATAATTATAGTTTTTAATTTCTATTAAGATAACTTTGAGAGTAAACTAACAGCATTGATAATACTGTAACAATTAATATATCCATCTTACTGTGTTTTATAATGTAAGTAAGATGACATAGATAAAGTACCAATCATTACTGATAAAGTAAAAGCAATAATGGCTCCTATTAAGGTTTGATTGTCTGCTATAGTATACATAGCTAACATAGAAATTCCTGCCATAACTAATGACAGGAAACTTAGACTAAGGTAAATGGTTTGTTTTTTCATAATTTGTTTTCAGTTTTATTACCAACAATAACACATAAAATAAAAGAGATAAAAGAAATTACTAACGCTATAGTAGCATATTTCATAACTTGTGGATCTCTTGATTCACACATAACTGCCAACATAGGCACTATGCAACCAAATATTGATCCCAGGAACCATATTTCCCAGGTGTGTTGACTCATTTTCTTCATTTTCATAATTTTTAATCAGAGTTAATAATCAAAAGAAATAGTGTTGGCTTACAGATCTTCTCAGCCCCGCACTATAAACGGACAATCTTTTTCAGTTCTCATAATAAATCGGGTAACTCAACTCCCTAGGTAGCTCGGCACTTAGAGTCATACTTGTGCCTAATTAGAGTAAATATGCATGCCTCTTTCATGGTCACATGCTCCCAGTATAAATTAATACACCACAGTTGTAATAGAAGCATTCCCTGCTTGATTACTTCTACAAGACCTTGCGTATACACAGCAGTCCGAAGGTATTACAACTGTCTAACCTAAGTTAGAATGGTGTATTAATTATATTATATATATGAAATCATACATATCCATGTTTTGTTTTAACACTTTTAATGGTACATGTTTATGTGATTTATCTACATAAGCCATTGTAACAAATACATCTTCATCTTCACCATCATGGTCACATGTTTCAAGAATTTCAATTGCTCTGTAATTGTTAGCTAATAGCATATCAATTGCTTCTTGTTTAGTTACTTTAATCATAAGTATAGTTTTAAGTTAATTAATAAGTTACAAATTAATAATCCCTCTGCACTCAGTTGTAGTCCTTGTTTTTGTTAGTAGGGCACACCCATACTACAACTGCTCACCCTTGGGAAGTGAGTTGTGGTGCATTAAAAATAAGTAGTAGTACTCTGTAAAAAGGTTGCGATCCTTTACAATTACATTTCCTTAAATTGCTGCATTTGCAACACAAACCTACTTATTAGTACTCTCACAAGGTTGCAACCCTTGGACTATTACTCATAAGTGCAGTTTTACAGGTTAGCCTCACCCAACTTAGTTTTGCAATAGTCTCTATCCTGCTTGGATGAGAGTATAAAAAACCACAAGTCAAACTCTGCTTTACAGGATGAGAGTTTAAGCCTGAAACCTTGTGGTCAAATCAGATTCATTAGGTACTATAATAATAATAATAACAATAACAAATATTGTTATAACATTCCATAGTCTTTCATTGACTTGTCCGATCTGGTATTGCTACCCAGACAAATCTCCCAACTATGGCAGTTACAAAGTAACACTTATCTACCTTTCTAGTGATAATAAATCATCACTCTGTGAGCTGAATCTGAATGCTCAACAGAAACCCGGATTCTTACATGCTTAATCTCTATGAGTCCGGGAAGTTCAAGAGCATTGTTATTAGGTATAACACACCATCAGTTATTTTTAGTGCTAGAACACTATAGTAAACTAATAAACTGTTTTTAATCTTTACCCTATTCTCTTATTAGGTTATGTAAAGACTTTAAAATTGTGGCAGTATTTGAGAATAACTGGTGGAGTCTTACCCTAGTAATCATTCCTGATTACACCTTGGCTGGACTTAAGGAACTCCACGTACTGATGCCCTGTTAACTTAAATAAATAGTACATAATTGGGTAGTTCAAATCCCTTTTTCAACACTAAGAACTATAATTGTGTTTAATAAATAACAGGACTTCCACCTGTTAGTATCTTGTTGTGAACCGCAAGACTTATCTGCTATTATAGACAGACCGTGTACTCTCACAAGGTTGCAATCCTTGAATTTGATAGCCTCTACATATTACTATGCTTCATATGCTACTATCTTGGTATAATATCCACACGCTCAGCATAACTGATTGTGTTTACCTGCTTGGATGAGAGTAATAACACACTGCACGTACCTATCTCAAGCGTGTTATTCTTGAGCCTTATAAGGGAAGGTTTCTAACAACCTACAAGATTTGTGGTACAGCATTATTGGTTAGCTGTACAAGTTGCAGAGAGGATTACTGCCTCTCCATATCTATTGAAATACATAGTTTAATCTGTTCCTATCATTTGTTCAAGGATACTGATTAGTAAATAAGAGTAGTTTTGATTCATACTCAGGAATACAGGTAATGCCTATCTGCTGTGTTAACTATGCTACAATAGGACTTTATGACCGGAAATTACTGTAATCCCGGAAGCTTATACTGTGATACTTTATATAATACTATAAGAGATAGTAACACTAATAGTAATAAGAGTAAGAGTAGGTAATATAGACACTGTGTTAGCCATATAATGTGTAGAGCTAAGCCTGTATGGTAAAAGTAGTGTTATCATCACTAGTAAAGAATGACTGAGGGTATTACACCCAATCCCTCACTGACACTAGCTTTCAGTAATTATTTAGTGTTAACTATAACAACTATTCATACCTATAATACAGACATTCTTATATCTGTACCCAACACTCCACATACTAGTAATGTGCCACTCATTGACCGGTGAATGACCGTTGCTTGACCGCACAAGCAGTCAAACTCTTTCTCTTACAATTAAAGTTGCAAAAGGCTATTGTCTGAAAGACAATTAAACATACTATATACACTATACTTAGTATAGCTTTACTAAAATAATAAGGGTGTATTTCTACACCCCTATTACAATCCCTGTTATATCCCAATCTCTTGTGATACCTCAACCTCTTCAAAGTCCTCATCAGAATTCTCAGAAGCAACTACAAGGCTAGATAAAGTATACCAAGGTTTACGTGCAGTTCCATCAGCATTTTTGCTTCTAGAAACTTTACCTAAGTATGTTTCCCCTACTTCCATACCTTGCTCATAACTAGTGTTATACACTACTACATCAGCTTTGGTGTGGCTATTATCATTCGCATCAGAGAATTTAATAGTAGCCAACTTGTAAGTTAGAGTTTCCCCGTCTGCATTAGCATATGAGAATTCTTTATCACTTAACCTAACAAGAGTAGCCTTAATGTTGGCAACTTTTTGCACATTACCACTAGGTGTTGTTTCTTCTTTGAACAACAACGCAATCTTTGTTTTTGCAATCATAACTTTTTGTTTTTGGGTTAATAATATTTTCTTACAATAAAAGTTGCTAAAGGCTAAGCCGTAGGCTTCTAACAGTCAAAAACTCTCATTTTGTAACTGTCTCATTTTCAGTGGCAAAGTCAACTTGTTCCACACGGTGGAGACAAAAAAGAAAAGGGGATTTCTCCCCCTTATCTTTAAACTGCTAATGCTTCTTGTGATAACCAATCACCAAAACTACAATTTGATTTTCTAGTTTTAATTTCTCCTGTTGGAAGATAAAAGGATCTGATATTATCATCATCATATCTTCTTTCATAATCCTTGTAATTGTCAAGAGTAATTAAACTTGTGTCAGTGTCTTTGTCAATATAGAACTGTTTTCTTACTTCTTCTTGATAAGAATAAGTAACATAATTAGTCCAATAGTCAACACTAACCACAGTCTTTTCTAATCCTTGATCTGTAACAACAACATTAGGAAGATCAGGTTTTACATAGACACCTAACAGAATCTCTGTTGCCATTTCAGGATTAGGTGTAGCAGTTACTACGTCCATTAAGCTTGTTACATCATCAGTACTAAATCTGCCTTTTAAGGCTACTTCAATAATTTTGTTCATAATATATAGTTTTAATTCTAGTAAAATAGAAGTTGCTATAGGCTAGCCGAAGGCTTAAAAAAAGGGAATTACTTCCCTTTCTCTACTTTTCTTTCAATGTATAACTTTACATAGAGTTGATCTAACTTGTCACTGTCTACCATATTCTTCATTGCTTTAATAGCACTGATCATAGTTTCATACTCTTCCCAACTGATCACAATTGTTACTTTGTCCATAGTATATAATTTAAGATTAAATAAAAGTTGCTTGTGTAAAATAATAAAGGGTATGTATTTCTACACACCCTTATATTATTACGGTCTAACAGGAATCTCAATTAACTTGAACAACTCATCTTTATCTAAAAGATTGTGTACCTTACTCATATAAGTGTACAAGTCATTTGCGTAATCACTCCAGGCTACTAAATCTTTGCTTGTAGCTCTAAGCTGAATAACAGTAGCTTTAGATTCTTCATACTCTTGAGGATCTAAACCTAATTCTTTACAAGCATTGATTTGATTATTCAATATACCTACTGAGTAGACAAATTGTTTATCAGAACTTGAAGAATTAATGGTAATACTATTACCAACAGCAACTGTTCCATAAAATCTAAGGACTTCGTGTAGTTTGTTAACTGTTTCTTTAGCAAAGTTGTAATCTAATTTTGCTTGTTTGTAAGCATCTAACTTTTTCATATTGTATGGTTTTAAGATTTTTATTTCAATAAAAGTTGCTTTTGTATAGAAGAAAAAAAGGGGAATTGCTTCCCCCATAAACTATACAACTAACAAAGTTTTCCCCGGATTCATAACTTCAAATTCTTGAACTAATGAATCTCTGTAAGCTATTATTTCCTTTTCAGGTAATTGCTCAAATGCTTTTAACACAACTGCGTCAGTTTGTTTTCCTAATAGAATCAGAATTCCTTCAATCTGTTCTATTTGCTCAATAATAAATGTTGTTATCATAGTGTATATATTTTTATTGCAATAAAAGTTGCTTAAGAAAAAAAGGGAGATTACTCCCCCTTATGTTCTTTTGTTACTTTGTCATCCAAAGTATCATCATACTCAAATGTGCCAGTTTGAATGTATTCATAGATTTCTTGCTTATAAGCATAATCTATTACTTTACCATCTTCAAAGAACAAAGCATATTGCTTTCTACCATCTTCACCACTTTGTTGATACTTAACTTGTCCAGTTAATACCAACCATACAAACATTAGTTTTATCATAGTATATATTTCTTATATAATAAAAGTTGCTAATAAAAAAGTAATACAGGTTATTCCCCTGTATTACTCTCCATTGCTGATATAACAGCTTCAATACCTTCTTGAACATAGGCTCTATATGCTTTTAAATCAGCTAGTTCACATCTTTCTTTAAATGTCTTACCTTCTGTTTCTAAGGTAGCAATTGCTTTATCTAGCGTTTCAGCTAAATCAAATAGTTGGTTTGCAGTCATAGTATATATTTCTTATATAATAAAAGTTGTTATGCAGAAAAAAAACAGAGGATTACTCCTCTGATTTTAACACTAAGCATTGAAACAGAAGTCTTCCATCAGGTAGAACAAATGTTTCAAACTTTTTCATATGGCCTGTAGTAAGCCAAGTATTTAGTTTCTGTTGTATAGATTTAATCTCATCAACAGAAACTATGTGGAATTGAATCTTGTATTTCATAGCATATAGTTTTATAATACAATAGAAGTTGCTAATAAAAAAACTATAGAGGTTTATCCTCTATAGTTATTCATCATACTTGCAATATGCTTAGCTTCAATAAAGGCAAGCCTTATGTTGAATCCTTGAGCAGGTGGGCAATTCTTTATGAATATTTCAGCAAGCTTAGCACTATGTTTAGCTGATGCTGTGTATTCTAAATTCATTACTGCTTTGCCTGCAAAGTCAGTAATCTCTGCATAATATATTTTCATAGTATATAATTTATATTACAATAGAAGTTGTATATATGGCTTGTCTTCTGTGTTCTCTTGTGTTGGCTTGTGTGTGAGCAAGAGCACCTTCTCTCTTTCTTCTTGTATTAATAATTAGTACATAAGATATAATATAGTATGTACTACTTACTTCTTGTAGTAGAATAGAAATACTTTTCTAGAAATAAATGTTTTACAAATATTTTCTAGAGTATGGCTTCCTCTGTAGAATTTGTAGGGGGTATACCACTTTGTTTTGCACCCCCGGGGTAAGTTTTATAAGGACCCACTACCATGTCTTATATACAACTTTTAAAAATTCTATAAAATTTTATATCTTTGTAAGGTGCACCTGTGTTGAGTAAACATAGGATCAGATCCAGGGAAGCATACCGTAAGCTCTGCTCACTTTTCTTGGACTTCTTGTTACCGGGAAAGCATGATATCTATAAGTGTATAACTGGTAACACACCCAGATAAGTGTCATTGATCAAGAATTACTGTCTGGGTTTTTTTATATCTTTGTACTACAGTACCTGAGACTGTTCTGCCACAGCTCCATCTCTGGTCTTTTTCTGTGTAAAGGAAAGCTGAAAAGTATAACTTATGACAAACCCCCATGTAAGAATATTGACGAATATAAACTGCATGGGTTTTTTATCCTTGCAAAAATTGTGAGTGATATGGTCAGAGGCAAGTCCTTGCAATCTCATTACCTAAAGTTGAGCACCCACTTACAGAGTGGGTTTTTTTATATCTTTACAATATGAAAGTATTCTTTGATCATATCCAAGGCTTTGGCAAAGTAAGTGACTTGGAGATAATTGTTAATTGTGCTTATGGTATTCTTGACTCTGATGAATCTTCTATAGATGCATTAAAGGAAGGATGGATTCCTTGGAAGGATAGATGGTATAATGAAAGGAGTACCCGGATAAATCTAGCTGAGTATAAACCTAGTAAGACTACTAAGAAGTTAAGTCAAAAGATATATGTACAAGCTGGTAATGTAATCAGTAATAAAGAGAAGTATGAAGTATTGCATGAAGAGTACTGTAAGTATCATGGGTTTAAAAGAGATATTGATTTAGATAATTTTGCTGATTGTAATGTTATAGAATATTGGAATGGTGAATTGATTGGAGTTAGTTTTTATAAACAGTTTGAGAATCAGTTTGTGGCATATCAGTTTATATGGGATTATAAAGATCCAAAACTTTCTCTGGGTACCATAGCACAGATGGTAGAGTGCAATACTGCTAAAGTTCTAGAATGTGAGTATGTGTATTTACTTGGTGGGTATGAGAAGTGTTGTGAGTATAAGAGTAACTATTCCGGGTTTGAGTTTTGGACAGGTAAAGAATGGTCTACTGATATAGATTTATATAAGAGTTTAGTTGCAAGAGATGAAGATATAAAAATTGAGAACTATGATATATGAACCACATAATAGACTAGAAGTTAATACACCTAAAGGATCCGGGATTATTTGGTTAGTTACAGACTATGGTCATGAGACAGATACTATATATACTGTGATATTAAATGACACTGGAGAGATGTGGCAGTTTACACACAAGGATATCAGAGTAAAGAATAATATTACATTTGGTAGAGTAGCTGATAAATAAAAATATTACTATATTTGTCTAACCAACAATTATATATAATGGATAATAAGTTAATAATTAGTATCTCAAATACTGAAAATGGTATTGAGGTCAGAGTAGGAGAAGAAGCTTATGGTAATCTTGCCATAGTAGGTTTATTAGAAAAGATTAAGATTAGTCTTTTGGATGAAGCTCTTCCTACTGATCCTAAAAAAAGTAAACCAGCTAAAACTAAGTATGATGCCTAAGTATGTAAAAAGACCAGTTGTCATTGATGCTCTTCAATGGACTGGGAAAAACAAAGAAGAGATTCTTAAGTTTTGTACTAAAGGCTATTTAACTTACTCTAATGCTAAGTTAGAACCTGAGTTAAAGATTCAGACCTTAGAAGGATTAATGACTGCTACTGTAGGAGATTATATTATTATGGGAGTTAAGGGTGAGTTCTATCCATGTAAGCCGGATATCTTTGTTCTTACATATGATAAAGTAAATGAGTAAGTATACAAAAGAAATAGTACAACACCAGGGCCGTGAGGTTGCATGCTACTCCAGAGAGAATAGTGATTTTAAATGCTACATGGAACCTATTCATATTTTAGAAATATATCCTGGATCACGCGAGACCACATTAGATAAGTTATATGTTCAATGGTTAGCACAACAACCAGGAGGACCAAACCATAAACCAGAAAATAAATAAAATGGAAACAAACAAACCAACAGTGACTGTTCCAGAAGGAACAACAATTACTGAAACTAAGATTCTCTCTTTTGGAGAATTACTAGTAGGGATAGAATTTAATCCTTCTAATGATGACAAGGTAGCTAAAGTAAAGTCTATGATGGCTGAAATTGCTAACCTTATGAAAGATCAGTATAATACAGAGCAGAAATCTCCAATTAAAAGTTTGTTATTTGATCATGCAGTAGGAGAACTGGTGAACGCTCAAATGGCAGTAGTAAAAGTAATTACATTTAAATCATAAACCATGACACCATTTAAAAAATTAAGAGGAAGAACAATCTTGTTAAGCATTCCTGAAAGAAAGAAATCAGTTATTGAGTTAAGCTCAAAGGATGAAGAAGCAATCATGGCTGAAGCTGTAAAGATGTGGAACAAACTTACTGTATTTGCAGTAGGTGATAAAGTAGAAGAAGTATCTGTAGGAGATCAAGTTTACATCCGCACAAGTTCTTTAAACATGGAAGTAGTTGAGCGTATTGATATTGACGGTGAGACAAAACTTGTTCTTAATGAAGGAGATGTAATTATTATTTGGTAAAAAATAGGATTTACAAAAAGCTTTAGTATATTTACAAAAAAGAATTGATACACTATGATAGATTTTATAATTGCTTTTATAGGTACCCTTGTTATAGGATTTAGTTTTTTATTGCATAATGCATTAACTAAACCTATATATAATAAGATGTCTAATGTCTATGAGGATGATCCTACAGGTAGGCAATATGCTAACTTATTACTTTGTGTTATGTTGGCTGTAGCTTTTTATTTAGGTACCCGATTATAGTATCCCCTGTTTCTCTCCATATAGAAGATCCTTAGTTTTTTAGCTAAGGATTTTTTTTATTCAATTATTTTTAGTATATTATATTGTAATCTAATTTTTTATATCATGACAATATTAAACTGGCTGTACTGGAAAAAACAGCAACTTATCAAAACAGAAGCTAATAATGCTGACACAGACTTAATAGTATTAGGTGCTGAGGTACCATTTACTAAAAGAGATGATGGATATCAAGATTATGCAATGACTCTTAAAGATGCTGTACAATCAGGTTGTAAAGCTAATACTAAGCATTATGAATTAAATAGAGCAGCTACTGATGTTGTAACAGTAGATACTACCCGTGGTATTATTGATATTACTGGTATGGGAATAAGTGCACCATTGAGACCTGCTCCTGGTTATGCTAGCACTGTATCTTTTAAGATTAATAATCCAGATCTAGATCTTACTGTAGCTAATAGAGATAATATATATTTACAATACTCTGTATATTATAAAAACACTATAGTTGATAATACTATTCCATATTTGATATCTACAGGTATTGCAAATGGATTAGAGTTTAATCTTTATAATGCTAATCCTGCAATAGCTGGTCTTAATAACTGGGATGGTGATTTGTATGTTTACTATGAACTTTATACAATTAACTGATTATGTTAAATAATCTTACAAACTTCTTTAACCTTATCACAACGCGTAAGGTTAAGACAACCTTAGACAATAAAGATCTATTAGCAATTGGTACACCAGATGCAAGATTTGGCGGTGGTTATCAACCTACTGTTATAACTTATGCTGATCTAGCTGCTCAACTTGGTGGCGGTGGCTTAAGCTTAACTACATTTGGTACTAGTGGAGCGTCTACTTTAGTAGGTTCAACTTTAAACATTCCTAACTATTCAACTAGCTCATTACCAGCATGGTTAGAGTATGATGCTACTGACTTAACTATTTGGAACAATGGTAAAGGTAATCAGCAAACTAATACATCATATGGTGAGTTTGCTTTAAGATTAAATACATCAGGTGAACAAAATGTAGCAATAGGTTGGAATACATTACGTAGTAATACGGGAGGTATTCAAAATACAGGAATAGGTTGTAATGCTATGTATAATAATGCTACTGGTAACTATAATACTGTTATCGGAAGAGGAGCATTATTTAGTAATACTACAGGTAGTTATAATACAGCTGTAGGAAATGCAGCATTATTAAATTCAAATTCAGATCAAAATGTTGCAATAGGTTATTTAGCATCAACGAATACAACTACAGGAAGTCAAAATACAACAATTGGATATTATGCTGGAACTAGAACTACTACAGGAAGCGGTAATATATTTTTAGGAAATCAAACTGCTCAATATAATACTGTTGGTAGTGAAAATACAGTAATTGGATATGGATCTGCACAAGATCTTGTATCAGGTTTTAATAATACAATAGTTGGTAGCAATATTTTTTCAGGTAATTTTAATAGTTGTATTATTCTGGGTAGAAATGCTCAAGCTACAGCAAGTAATCAATTTGTAGTTGGATCAGTTGGAACTAATGCAGGTTCAGTAGTTACAGCAGCACAAACTCAAACTAAATACTGGAATGTTATTATTAATGGAGTAGCACAAAGAATTCTATTAGCATAATTTTTAATACATTTGAATCATGGAAAATATAATTACTTATACCCCAGAAGAAGTAGCACAATCAGTATCTGCTGCTTATGATAGTGTAGCTATCTATAATCAATTGAACGGTAAACTAGATATCACTGAAGAAGAATTAGCAACATTTGACCGTAATGTAGAACACATCAGAATTATGATGGGTAAAGAATGGTTTGTTGCAGGTCTTACACCTTTACAAATAACAGAATTACAAGCAATATGAATCAAGAACAAGCAATTCAAATTTTAAACCAGGCATTAGATCAAGGGTTTAAGAAAGGTGCTTACTCATTACAGGATGCAGCTTTTTTAGTACAAGCATTAGCAGTACTATTTCCACCGCAACCACAAGATGTAGTGGAGTTAACAAAAGAAGATTAAGTTTTAAAAATTAAAAATAAGAAACAATGTCAATAGGAAATTTAAAAGACTATGGAAACAAAGGAAATAACTTTCCTTGGCAATTGAAAATGTTGATGGGTCAACAATGTGCTTGTGATGCTTTACAAGAAATTGTAGATAACACAGATACTGTAGAACCATTACTAACTCAAATACTTGCAGCTATTCAAAATGGTACTGATTATGAAGCAGCCTTAGTTGTAGATGCTAATGATGTTACATGGTTAGAAATAAGAATTTGGAATGGAACTACATTTGATCCACCTATATATTTTGAAGCTGGAGATACTGTACCTGGTACTCCAGTTGCTCCAATTACATATATCAATCCTAATACTTACTTAGCTCAAATTGTAAGTAACACTACAGGTTTAGCTACTGAAGTAACTTTAGATAATATATATACTGAACTTCAAGGAGGTATTACTGTTGATGCTCTTGATTTAGATATAAGAGATTTAGACTGTGCAACTGATTCAGTATCAATTTGTGCTGGGGGAACTCCTCTTACTAGTACTGCATTTAGTCCAACTGAACAAGCATTAGATGTTAATGTATTACCTAGATATATTATAGTAAGTCTTGAAAATCTTGAAGTTTCTGCAGCAGATGGGAATCTATCTTCTTTTGGTCCTAATATTACTTCAATATCATTCTTCTCTAATGGGACAGCTAATGCATTAGTATCAGTTAATGGAGGTGCCTCATATGTAAATTTAGTACCTGGAACAACTATAAATCTTGATGCAAATAGTCCTTCAAATGCTTATGTAGGAACTTCTTTCTTTTGGGATACTACAACTAATGTAGGATCATCATTAATAATTATCTATAGTTATATCTAATGGGTATTCAGGTTTATACAGATAGTGATTTTTTTAGCCCCTACAGTAAAACAGGAGGTCTATTTGCTCAAACAGGCAATAGTACTATAATCACTAATACTAATGTAGAACTTAGTCTTATTAATGGTGGTGTAGGTACATTAACGGTTCCTCCTAATGGCTTCAAGGTAGGAGATAGTTTTAGAGCTGTTTTTGGTGGTGTAATGAATGCTAATAATAATCAAAATATTACAATTAGAGTTAAAGCAGGATCTATTGTTCTTTTAAATAGTAATCTACAAAATTTGGGCAGCAGTGTTATAGATGATGTATGGTCTTTAAATGTTGATTTTACAATTAGACAAATTGGGATTGCTGGTGTAGCATCTATTGTAGCATTAGGTTCATTTCATTATACAAAAACTAACAATGCTTCTGTTCAAGGATTTGGATTTAATGAGGTAAATAACACAACATTTGATACAACCATTCCTAATGTATTGGATGTAACAGTTCAATGGCAAGTCGCTTCTACAGGAAACAATATCTATAGTGATATATTTATTTTAAACAAAACATACTAATGAGTATCAATATAAATAGAAATTTACCTGGTAATGCATATGATGCAGCCGTAGGTGCAAATACTCCATCAGTAACTAATCCATATGCAACTCAGTTAGATCTTGCAAATATTAATAACCCTGGTAGAGCCAACTTATTAATATCTGGAGGAGCTTCTTGGTCTGATACAGGTATGGTGTTTAATGTATCAGCTTTGGTATATCAAATTGCAGGAATACAACTTTCAGCAAATGCTCAGAATGTAACATTACCTGCAAGTAATCCAACATTACCAAGATTTGATGCTATAGTTGTAAATGATATTGGAGTAGTTTCAGTAATCTCTGGAACTCCTGCTACAAATCCTCTTACTCCTGCAGTAGATGAGAACTATGTACTTATCCAGTATGTGTTAGTAGGAGCTGGTTCAACTACTCCTACAGTAACAAACGAATTTGTCTACAGAGAAGGATTAACTCCAGATTGGAATCCCTCTTCTGTAGCAGGTGCAGCTCCGGCTTTGTCAGTTAATTTTTCAAGTACAACTCCAGCTCCAGTTTTTCAAGGAAGCCAGTGCACTTTAGTTACTGCTCCTACCTATAGTAGTGGTAAGTATATACAATATACAAAACCAACAGGAAATATCTCTAGGACAACATTTGCTTTTCTTACATTTAGAGTTTACTTACCAGTAGCTCTTCCTGCTAGAAATATTCAAATTTTCCTTTATAACGGTACAACTTTGATTGGTTCTGTCCTTGCTACAAACTGGGGTATGAATATGAATAGTATAGGAAACTGGCAATTAGTTTCTATTCCTACAAATGCATTTGGCAATCTTGCTATCAGTACTATGTCAATGGTAAGAATATTTATGACTGGTACAACAGCTAATACATTTGCTACCAATTTTGATAGATATGCTTTAGATGATGTTAAGTTTCAATCAGGATTTGGACCTCAAGCAAATGTAGCAACTATTGATCTTACAGAAAATGCAAATGCTGTAGGAAGTACATCAAAAATAAATTTTATTTCAGGTGCTGGAGTAGATTGGGCTATTGTAAATGATGCTATTAATAATAGAATAAATGTAGCAGCTAACTCTATAAATGCTTATGTAACACCAGAGTTAAATATTGCTGGTAGAATTTTATTGAATATAGATGCTGGTAAATTTTTAATGGTTGATTCGGCATCTCCGCAGACTATGACTATTCAATTAAATAGTAATTTTCCAATTCCTACAGGTGCTGTAATAAAAGTATCACAACAAGGAACCGGAACTGTAACCATATTAGGAGTAATTGGAGTAACCTTATATACAAGTATTCCTGGACCTTTACCAGGACAATACAGTGTAGCAACACTTACAAAAACAGATACAGATACATGGTATATAGAATATAGTTTGGTATAATCACTGTAGATTCAAATATTTTTACTATATTATTATATATATTTATAACTTATAACAATGGATACACAAACACTAACCGTAGGACTTTTTATTACAAGTATTGTTTTTGCTATATTTGGATACTTTTTAAAAATGATTCACGGAGATGTTAGAAAAAATACTGAAGAGCAAGGAAGACTGAAAGGTAAAATAGAACTTGTACAACAAGAGACACAGATAAAATATCAAGCATTGCAAGAACTTACTCAACTTGAGATAAAGAATCTAGCTAAGAATGTAGGTGAATTATCAGATGCAGTTAAGATGTTTGTATTAAATAAAGACAAATGAAAGAGTTAAAAAGAAGATGGAGTGGTAAAACTCCAAAGTTTTGGAAGAAAGTAAGAAACATTGCAATTACATTAGGTGCAGTAGCAGGAGTAATTCTAACAGCTCCAATATCATTACCAGCAGCAGTAATTACAGCAGCAGGTTATTTAGCTACAGCAGGAACAGTAGCAGCAACATTATCACAATTAACAGTTGATGATTCTAAAGTAGAAGAAGAATTAATAAATGAATAAACCATGAGTAAGAAACCAAAAAAACCAGTAAGTATTGATGCTGAAGTAAAAGTAGGAGAAACTACAGTAAGCATTGATAAGACTCCAGAAACTTTGGATGTTGTAGTAGATACAAAAAAAGTTGATGTAGAAGTTCACGCGGATGCAGATAGTAAATCTGTTAAAGTAGATACTAAAAAATTAGATATCACTGTAGAAAAAACTGGAGAAAGAACAACAGTGAATGTAGATGCTGAATCTAATGTTCTTAAAAAAGTAGGATCATGGATAGCAAAACTAATTAGTAAAAAATTAAATAAAAAACCTAAGCAATGAGTTACGGCTATTTAACTCAAGAAACAGCTCCTAAAATATTAGTAGAAGCTATAAAGCTGATAGGTACTAAAGAGATAGTAGGTAAAGCACATAATCCTGTAATACTCAATTGGGCTAAAGAACTTAGTCTAAGTACTATTTATACCAATGATGAAATTCCTTGGTGCGGTTTATTTGTAGCTTACTGTGCACACAAGGCAGGAGTACAAGTAGTTGAAAGACCTTTATGGGCTCTTAACTGGAATAAGTACGGAACTCAAGTAACTGAACCTATGTTAGGTGATATACTTACATTCAAAAGAAATGGCGGTGGCCATGTTGGATTTTATGTAGGTGAGGATAAAACTCACTATCATGTTCTTGGTGGTAACCAATCTAACCAGGTAAATGTGATGAGACTTGCTAAGTCTAGACTAACACAAGCTAGAAGAACTGCTTGGAAAGTAGCACAACCAGCAAGTGTTAGAAAAGTTTATCTTGAAGCAAAAGGAACCATAAGTACAAATGAAGCATGATAAAGTCTAGAAATAATTGGAAAAACTGGAAGAAAAACTTAAAACAATTAAGATTAAGTTTAAGAGTATCTTCTATTGATGTATTTACTCTAGAAATAGATGTACCAAGATCATTTTATATGATTACTGTATTAAACTTTACACTTAAAAATAGATAATCATGATAGATAGTAAAAACCAGATCATTAGATCTATGAAGAGTTATGCTGAGGGCGGAAGTACAGAAGATAGTTGTATGGAAGAATATGTAGCAGCTGATGGTAAAAAAAGAAGAAGAAGAAAAAGTGGTTGTGGTAAAACAACTAAGTTTAGATCATCTTCTAGAAGTGGTGGAGGAGGCGGTGGTGCATTAGGTGCTATTCTAGGGATAGGTGCCGCAGGTGCCGCAGGACTAGGTGTTAAAAAGATGCTAGATAAAAATAAAAAAGGTGGTATTGTTAAAGCCAAAACAATGACTAAGAAAAAATAATTACATACAAATTATAGAGATCCAGGTATATACTATGCCTGGATTTTTTTATTTAAACTATTTTAATTTAAACTTTTCTTGTATATTTGTCTAAACTTAAAATTAAAAAGTAATGGAAAACCAACAAGAACAAATGGAGAATTTATCTCCAGAACAGTTAACAGCTAGAAAAGAAGAGATGAAACAATTCTTTGAAGAAGCTTTACCTTATTTAAAAGCTCAAGCTGAATATGAAAAGTTATTAGCTGAGATCTCAGAAAATAAACTTAAGAGACTACAGTATGAACATCAGTATGCTGTAACTATGTATCAAATAAATAATCCTACACCTTTAGATGAAGATCTAGAAGAAGAAGGTTTAGAGTTAGATGGTAGAATTAATCCGGAAACAGCAAAAAGAAAGCTTAAAAAGAATTAATCATGGCACTTGTAAATCAGGTACAGAAGCGTGTCAAGATGCCAAAATGGGATGTTGTTAAGTTTCAGATTCTTACTCATTGTTATATTAGCCGTATAACAGTGAGTGAGTCTGATTTAAACTGTTTAACTTTACTTAGTTTTAATGAACCTATAGAACTTACCCATTTTTGTTATGATGCCTCTGCAGATGAAGACTGGATATTTAAATCACCTCAAACTGTAAGGAATTGTATTAATAAAGCAGAAAAGAATAATCTGGTTATTAAAGATCCTAACAATAAGAAATTGATTATGATTAATCCAGATATTAAAATACAAACAAAGGGAACACTTTTACTAGATTATAAATTTTTAGGAAATGATACCCAAGAAAGCAAATAGCATATATAAGCAGTTAGCAGAAGATAACAATCTTGATGAAACTATGCTAGAAACTTATATTGAATTTTGTTATAAAGAACTGAGAAGTGTGCTATCTAACTTAGAGTATCCTAGAGTAAACTTAGAAGGACTTGGTCATTTTGTTGCTAAACCTATGCTAGTTAAAAATGATATACCTAAGATAACAAAAAAATTACAAGAACATGACACATCAACTTTTGGAGCTTATTTTAATAAAAAAGGTTTAGAAGTTAAACTTGAACAATTACTAGAATTAGAAAAGAAAATGCTAGTAGAGGAAACCAGAAAAGATAATTTTAAAAAAACCAAAAATGAAAGCAGTATTAAAAACAATCTGGGAGAATAGAAAAGGGATTGTTGAAGGAATTAAAAATTCTATTATCAGAGATGAATTTATTGAAGATGTAGCAAAATTTAGAAAAGAAGTTTGTGATGACTGTACTTCAAAAGGTGATGATTGTGCAGTACCAGGTACAGCTCCCTGTTGTAATGAGTGTGGTTGCTCATTAACATTTAAAACTAGAGCTCTGTCTGCAGATTGCCCACTAGGTAAATGGAAAGCTGTTTGTACTGAAGATGAAGAAGATGATTTAGATAACCTTAAAGATTAATATTATGTCAAAGTTTACAGATAGATTACAAACACAAAGTATACAAGGTGTATATGTTAATGATCCTACTACAGTAATTAATACCATTCCTGGTAATGCTAATGGTTTATTTAGTGCTATTAATAATGATCCATGGGGGAATCCTATACAAGATCTACTAGAAAGAGTAAAGAAGTTAGAAACAGATAATAAGTTCTTAAGACTAAAGATTCTTTCTATGGAGGGTAAGTTTACACAAGAAGAAGTAACTAATATCCGTAAGATGTTAATGGCTGAAGATGAATCATCAAGAACATTAGCAGAATCAATAATTGAAAATGCATAATTATGAGCATAATATTTAACGCATCTGATCACAGCTATAGAAGTATAGAAGATACAGGTATTGAATGGATAAGTGTAACTACACTTGTATCCCATTTTAAAAAATCTTTTGATGCCAAAGCTGTAGCTCAGAAAGTAAGCAAAAATAAAAAATCTAAATGGGCCGGAGTAGATCCTCAGACTATTCAAGATATTTGGAATAATGAATCTACTAGGTCTACTACTCTTGGTTCATGGTATCACAACCAAAGAGAAGATGACTTATGTGCACTAGCTTCTATGGAAAGAGAAGGTGTAACAGTACCTGTATTTAAACCATCAGAAGTTAAAGAAGGAGTTAAGGTGGCTCCATTACAAAAATTAGAACCAGGTGTGTATCCAGAACATATGGTCTATTTAAGATCAGTTGGTCTTTGTGGCCAATCAGATTTAGTAGAAGTAGTGAATGGTAAAGTAAATATTATTGACTACAAAACTAACAAGGAGATAAAGAAAGAATCTTATGTTAACTGGGAAGGAATATCTGAAAAGATGGCTCACCCTGTCAATAATTTAGATGACTGTAACTTTTATCATTATGCTTTACAACTTAGCATTTATATGTATATTATATTAAAGCATAATCCTAAATTAAAACCAGGAAGCATTTATATTCATCATATAACATTTGAAGTAGATAGAGAAGATCAGTGGGGTTATCCAATTGCAAAACTAGATGATAATGGAGATCCTATAGTAAAAGAGGTAATACCTATGGCAATACCTTATCTAGTAGAAGAAGTGCATGCACTTATTCATTACCTTCATGAGAACAAACAAAATATTAAAAAGAAATAAAGATGCTGATTAAACTATTTGATGTACAGAACAGAACAGTAGTTCCAACTGAACATTGCTATACACTTAAATCTCTAAAAGATATCATGGATAATTATCCAGATGATTATCTAAAAATATACCAGTACTTGTTTTATATGACATGTCCTGATCCAGATTTGAATCCTTTCTTTCATACACCACAGATAGAAAAAGAATCATTGATTATAAGAGAAATAGATGGAGAATTCTCAACAGAAGATGAGGATATATTTAATGCTCTTAAGTTCTGTGAAAAATTATATGAAACTCCAACATCCAGAGCATATGGGGGTATGCAAAAAGCACTTGATAGGATATCTAATTACTTGTCTACTGCACAAATCACAGATGGTAAAGATGGTAACATAGCTCAGATAAGAGCATTAGCAAAAGACTTTGATGGCATTAGACAATCATTTAAGGGTGTGTACAAAGACCTACAAGATGAACAGTCTAGTAAAGTTAGAGGAGGAATTGGGTTATCTTATGATTCTTAATTATGAGTGAAATCTATCAAGATATACCCTGTTGGGATAATGGTACTTGGACTACAATATCATTTGAGTCTAGAGAAGAATTTTCTAAATCTATAGAAGAGATATTTGCTGAACCAGGTAAATATAACTTTGATGAAACCAGTTATTTATTTAATGAACAATCTACTTTATTTAGGGCTAACAATGTATATTGCTTAGCTCCCTTTAAATCTAAAGATTTTATTAATTACTGGGATGATCAAAAAAACAAATGTAGAAAAGGAGTCTTTTATATAAATGGTAATAAGAAATGGTTTATAACTAGAGACTATTACATGTGGTTAAACTTCTTACCAATCTTTGATAAAGAACAACAGAAGTTTGACTTTGCTAAAATCCGTGATGCTCAGTATCACATGGCTCTGTATGAGTTACTTGCAGAATTAAATTACAAACATGTTGCTATCTTAAAGAAACGTCAGATAGCATCTTCTTATTTTCATATATCTAAGTTACTTAATCAGTTATGGTTTGAGTCAGGGGTAACATTAAAAATGGGAGCCAGTCTTAAAGATTATATTAATGAGAAAGGTTCTTGGAAGTTTTTATCGGAATATGCTGCCTTCCTTAATGAACATACTGCATGGTACCGTCCAATGTCTCCAGACAAGGTCTTAATGTGGCAGCAGAAGATTGAAGTAAGAAAAGGAGACAGAAAAACAGAAGTGGGTCTAAAAGGTACTATGCAAGGTATGTCTTTTGAAAAAGATCCAACAAATGGTGTAGGGGGTCCAGTTAAATACTTCTTTCATGAGGAGGCTGGGATTGCTCCTAAGATGGATACTACATATGAGTACATGCGTCCAGCCATGAGATCTGGTTTAATTACTACAGGGATGTTTATTGCTGCAGGATCTGTGGGTGACTTATCTCAATGTGAACCTTTGAGAAAAATGATTCTTAAACCAAAAGATAGTGATGTATATGCTGTAGAAACAGATCTAATAGATAATAAAGGTACTATAGGTTTATCAGGTTTATTTATACCTGAACAATGGTCTATGCCACCACACATTGATGCTTATGGTAATTCACTTGTAGAACAAGCATTAGAAGCATTAGATAGACAGTTTGAAGTTTGGAAAAAAGAATTGGATCCAGAAACTTATCAGTTAAGGATTTCACAGCATCCTAGAAATATTGAAGAAGCTTTTGCAAACAGAACTGTATCTAAATTTCCAACACACTTAATTGCTGCACAACAAAGAAGAATAGAAGAAAAAGAATATGCATATGAATTTTTAGATATCTATGCAGATGAGAATGGAAAACCTGCAGTTAAAATTTCTAATAAAATGCCTATTAGAGAATTTCCAGTTACTAAAAATACAGAAGATAAAACAGGAGTACTTGTAGTATGGGAAAGACCTATACCTAATCCAGAGTTTGCTAAACATTATTATGCTTCTATTGACCCGGTGTCGGAGGGTAAGACAACTACCTCAGAATCACTATGTTCTATCTATATAATGAAAGCTCCAATAGAAGTTACCAAGGTTACAGGTACAGAAACAGAGACTTATATAGAACCAGATAAAATTGTAGCAGCTTGGTGTGGAAGGTTTGATGACCTTAACAAAACACACCAAAGACTAGAGTTAATTATAGAATGGTATAATGCATGGGCTGTTATAGAGAATAACATCTCTCTATTTATTCAATACATGATATCCAGAAAGAAACAAAAATATCTAGTACCTAAAAGTCAGATTATGTTCTTAAAAGACTTAGGTGCTAATGCTAATGTATTCCAGGAGTATGGTTGGAAAAATACAGGAGTACTATTTAAAAATCACCTTCTTAGTTATGCTATAGAATATACTAAAGAAGAGTTAGATATTGAAACTAAAACAGATGGTACTATTGTAAGAACTAAATACGGTATAGAAAGAATACCTGATCCAATGTTGCTTAAAGAGATGCAAGCTTATGCTGATGGGCTCAACGTGGATAGGATGGTAGCTTTCTGTGCACTTGTAGCTTTTATGAGAATACAGCAAGCAAATAGGGGATATAGTAAAAGAGTTATCATGGATGATGCAGCTAAAAACTTGCAAAAGTCAGAAAATTTGTTTAAATTAAATAATAGTCCCTTTAGACATATGGGTAAGTCCTATTATTCTAATGGAACGGGGTTTAAAAAATCCCCATTTAAAAACCTTAAATAACAGATATGCAAATTATCAACGCGTTACAAGCCAAAAAAGGTGCTAAGACATCTCATAATAGAATGGGTAGTATTACTCAACCGCTTCAATTTTTAAATAAAAAAGATAAAGATGATGAGTGGGCAGCTTGGAACTTAGACTGGTTAGAATGGAATGGATTAAAACAGATCCGCAGAAATGCTCGCAGACTTATGAAAAACTATAAGTTAGCAAAAGGTGTAATAGATAAGTCTGATTATATTGTAGAAGAAGATAATGACTATAGAGACATAGTAGAAGTATTAACTAGAGAAGATGCTTCAGCATTAGAGCTTAAGTTTTACCCAATCATTCCAAATGTTATTAATGTTCTAGTAGCTGAATTTGCTAAGAGATCAACTAAACTTACATATAGAGCTGTTGATGAGTATTCATATAATGAATTACTAGAACAAAAAAGAACTGCTGTAGAAGAAGTATTAATGGCAAATGCACAGATTAAAATTACTGCAGCATTATTAGAACAAGGTCTTGATCCAAACTCTCCAGAAGCACAAGAAGAATTATCTCCTGATAAAATAAAAAGCTTACCTGAGATAGAATCTTTCTTTAAAAAAGATTACAGATCAATGGCAGAACAATGGGCAGTTCATCAGCATCATGTAGATGTAGAAAGATTTAAAATGGATGAGCTTGAAGAAAGAGGTTTCAGAGACATGCTTATTACAGATAGAGAGTTCTGGCATTTCCGCATGATGGAAGATGACTATGAAATTGAGCTATGGAATCCCCCAATTACATTCTATCATAAATCTCCAGATGCTAGATATATCTCTCAAGCTAACTGGGTAGGTAAAATTGATATGATGACTGTATCAGATGTAATTGATAGATTTGGTTATATGATGACCCAAGATCAGTTAGAAGCTCTAGAAAATGTATATCCTATCCGTTCTGCTGGTTACATCACTGGAGGATATCAAAATGATGGTACTTATTATGACGGTACTAAATCTCATGAGTGGAATGTTAACATGCCTTCATTAGCATACAGACAGTATACTACTATGAGAGCAGGTTCTGTATTAGATGGTGGTGATATTATTGCTTCAATTATGTCTGAGGGAGAAGATTACTTTGACCAAGGTACAGCATACTTATTAAGAGTAACTACAGGATACTGGAAGTCTCAACGTAAAGTAGGGCACTTAACCAAGATATCAGATAATGGTGAAATTATTAATGAAGTAATTACTGAAGATTACAAAGTTGAAGACAAGCCTATTTATGATACAAGACTTTTTAAAAACAAAACAAAAGACAATCTTGTATTTGGTGAACATATTGACTGGATATGGATCAATGAAGTTTGGGGTGGTATTAAAATAGGTCCAAACATTCCATCATTCTGGGGTATGAATAATCCAGGAGGATTTTCACCAATATATTTAGGGGTAGACAGAAACCATATAGGACCACTTAAGTTTCAATTTAAAGGAGATAATACTCTATATGGTTGTAAGTTGCCTGTGGAGGGAGCAGTATTCTCAGATAGAAACACCAAGTCAACTGCTTTACTTGACTTAATGAAGCCATATCAGATTGGATACAATATTGTAAATAATCAGATTGCAGACATCTTAGTAGATGAGTTAGGTACTATTATCTTACTTGATCAAAATGCTTTACCAAGACATTCATTAGGAGAAGACTGGGGGAAAGGAAATTTAGCTAAAGCTTATGTAGCTATGAAGAACTTCCAGATGCTTCCTCTTGATACCTCTATTACAAATACAGAGAATGCTCTTAACTTCCAACATTTCCAGAAACTAGATCTATCTCAGACAGAAAGATTAATGTCAAGGATTAAACTTGCTGAACATTTTAAACAACAAGCATATGAAGTGATAGGAATAAATCCACAACGTATGGGTGCACAGTTATCACAAATGACTGCAACAGGTGTGGAACAAGCTACTGCATCATCTTATGCTCAAACAGAAGTATTCTTTATTCAACATTGTGACTACTTAATGCCAAGAGTTCATCAGATGAGAACTGACTTAGCTCAATATTATCATTCTACAAAACCATCTGCTAGACTTAGTTATATCACGGGTGCTGATGATAAAGTTAATTTTCAAGTAAATGGAACAGATTTACTTCTGAGAGACCTTAATATTTTCTGTACAACAACAGCAAATCATAGGGCAGTATTAGAACAGTTAAAATCTATGGCCTTGACTAATAATACAAGTGGAGCATCAATCTATGATCTTGGTAAAATTGTACAAGCAGATTCAATTGCTGAAGTAAATACAGCTCTTAAATCATCTGAAGAAAAACAAACTCAGATGAAACAACAAGAACAACAGTCAGCACAACAAATGCAACAAGAACAAATTGCTTCTCAAGAGAAACAAAAACAAATGGAGATTCAAGCAGAAGCTGAAAAACAAGATAAACTTATACAGAAAGATATTACTGTAGCTGAGATAAGATCAGCAGGATACGGTGCTATGCAGGATGTAAACAAAAATGAGATATCTGACTATGAAGATGCTATGAAAGAAATAAGATCTACTGAACAGTATCAGTCTCAAATGCAATTACAAAGAGAAAAGCAAAGTAATGAGAACTACAGAGAAAGTCAAAAGATTGATCTTGACAGACAGAAGCTTCAAACTCAAAAAGAAATAGCTGATAAACAATTACAAATTGCTAGAGAAAACAAAAATAAGTTTGATAAACCAAATAAAGATGCTAAGAAAAAGTAGACTTAGCTATATAGTGCAAAAAATTATATAATCTCTTTTAAATTTATCAAGTTTATTTTGTATATTAAAGTATAAACAAAAACCAACAACAATGAGTGAAGAAACAAAAGACCTTGCTGAGGTCCTAAATTCTACAACGGTAGAACAAGTAGATGTAAATATTGATGAGATCTTTGGTAACCCTGGTGCAGCAAACATCATGTTACCAGATGATAAGTCTGAAAAACCTAAATCAGTATTCTCAAAGGAGAATGTTGATACCACGTTCCTTGACAACTCTACGGCTACTTATGCTGAAAAGCAAGAAGCCAAAGAAAAGAAAACAGAAGTTGATGAAACAATTGCTGAGCTAGAAGACTTAATTTTTCAAGAAGAAGATGCTGGTAATAAAGGAAGACCAAAGGTTGATAAATCAGGTCTTGCTGAATTAGCTAGTAAAATGATTGAAGAAGGTACACTTGTTCCATTTGATGATGATAAATCATTAGATGAATATACTACTAAAGACTTCAGAGAATTATTTGAAGCAAACTTCCAAGAAAGAGAAAATAAAGTTAGAGAAGATACACCAAAAGAATTCTTTAACTCTCTTCCAGAAGAACTTCAAATAGCAGCAAAGTATGTAGCTGATGGTGGTCAAGACCTTAAAAGCTTATTCAGAACTCTTGCTCATGTAGAAGAAATGAGATCTTTAAATCCATCAGATGAAAATGATCAAGCTGAAATTGCAAGACAATATCTTTATGCAACAAACTTTGGTACACCTGAAGAGATTGAATCTGAAATTGAAGATTGGTCTGATGTTGGTAAACTAGAACAAAAAGCTAATCAGTTTAAACCTAAGTTAGACAGAATGCAAGAAGAAATTGTTGCAAGTCAATTAGCAGAACAAGAGCATAGAAAAGATCAACAACAAAAACAAGCTAAAGCATATACTGATAGTGTATATAATACTCTTGTAACTGGTGAACTAAGTGGTGTTAAGCTTGACAAAAAAATTCAGAGTATGTTATACTCAGGATTAGTTCAACCTAACTACCCATCAATTTCTGGTAAACAAACAAACATGTTAGGACACTTACTTGAAAAGTATCAGTTTGTAGAACCTAATCATGGATTAATTGCTAAAGCACTTTGGTTACTTGCAGATCCAGATGGATTTGAAGCAAAGATCAGAGAGCAAGGTAGTAAACAAGCTGTAGAAAAAACAGTAAGACAATTAAAGACAGAGGAGTCTAGGAAACTTGCTTCTTCATCATCAACAGATGCTTTTGAAGAACAAAAAAGAGGGACCGCAAAACCTCAACAAAGAACAATCCCAAGAGCAAATATGTTCAAGAGATTTTAATTAGTAACAATTAAATAAATAATAAAAATGGCAACTCCAGTTTTAAACAATGGTATATTCCTTAGAGATACCGCGTATCAAGCTACTTCCCATGTGGATTCTTACCACTTGGTGAACATGCTAAAAGATGCTGAGCCTATGGACTTAGGCCCAGTTGACTTATGGGCTATGGCTCAGAAAGTTGAAATGCCACTTTATCAAATGTCATCATTTGGTGGTAAAAATGTTATCATGGTTGATAACGCGCGTGGTGAGTACAAATGGCAGACACCTGTGTCTACAGACTTACCTTACATTATTGAGGATATTGAACCAGACAATACTTTCAAAGGTGTTGATGGAACAACATTCCGTATCAAATTAAGCAGACGTGAGTTTGGACATGGTGATATCATCACTTATGACAAATACAATGGTGCTGAGATGTACATTGTACCTTCAGAAGATATCCTTCCTATTGGAGATGGATTCATCTATACAGTACAATTAGTAGATAATGACAACTACAAATATTTGGATAACAAGTATTTGAACAATGGAACTAAAGTATTCCGTAAAGGTTCTGCACGTGGTGAATATGGTGAGAGATTCTCTGACATTACAACAAGAGCTGGATTCCGTGAATTCTACAACTATGTTGGTGGTGCTGAAGCTCACGTACATTATTCTATCTCTAGCCGTGCTGACTTGATGATCAAAGGTGGAATGAATGCAGATGGTACAGTTCCTGTAACTGAGATCTGGAGAACATTTGACAAAAACATTGATCCATCTATCACATCTTTAGAAGATATGGTAACTAAATTAGGTAAGGATAAAGTTAAAAAAGCATTTGACAATGGAGACTTGTCAAGAACTTTCTTAACTACAATGGAATCTGCACATTTATCTAAAATTGCAACTGACATTGAGACTTACTTAATGTGGGGTCATGGTGGTAGAGTACGTCAAGATGGACCAGATGATGTTAGATTGTCTGTAGGTCTTTGGAAACAGTTGGATAACTCTTTCAAAAGAGTATACAACAAAAATAACTTTACACTTGATTTGTTCCGTGGAGAGATCTACAACTTCTTCAATGGTAAAGTTGAGTTCCAAGGTCCAGATCCAAAACGCTCATTAGTTGTACAAACTGGTATGGGTGGAATGAGAATGGTAAATGAAGCTATCAAACGTGAAGCAGTATCTTCAGGTTTATTAATTCAAGCTGCTGATATTGGTGCAATCACTGGTAAAGGTATGGACTTGAATTTTGGATTTGCTTACACTTCTTATGTGATTCCTTTCTTGGCAAATGTTAAGTTTGTATTGAACCCAGCATTTGACAATGTTCATACTAATGATATTGAGAACCCAATCATTGATGGTTTCCCATTATCATCTTACTCATTCATTATCTTTGATATCACAGATAATACTAATGACAACATCTTCTTGTTGAAATTATCTTGGGATAATCAATTGAAATGGTGGTATCAAAATGGTACTATGGACTACATGGGACGTACACAAGGGTTCCAGTCTTCAGGACAATTCAATGGTTACCGTGTTATGATGTCTCAAACAATGCCAGCTATCTGGGTAAAAGACCCAACTAAAGTGTTGAAAATTGTTATGAGAAACCCAATCACTGGTGGATCATTCTAATTAAACAAAATAATTGCACAGAGTGTCACTAATGATGCTCTGTGCTTTTTTTAAATAAAAACAAACCAATAAACAAACCAACAACAAAATGGAAAATTTCACAATGGTTGAGACCGGTAAGGGCTCAGTAAGAAAAACAGCAATTGCTATCAGACCTTTCTTTGACAGCAGATCTTCTAACATGGGATTAGAAGAATATGGTATGACTCTATTTGATGGAGTTACACACAATGAACAATTATCTTGTTTAGAAATAAACGGTGTTGTTAGATACATTACAGGATTAAATGAATTTTCTCCAGAGATTAATCATTTACCAAAAGAAGAAAAAGAAGCAAGAATATTTCAGATTAGAACTGCGGTAATAGAATTAGAAAAAGAACTTGCTGCTAATTATATTGATATTGATGATTTACAATTCTGGAATAAAGTAAAATTACTTAAACCAGATAATGCAGAGTTTTGGAATAAAATACAAATCTCTTGTGGTAATGACCCATTATACTTGGATCCTAAAGATCCTTTTGATAGAGTTAAGCTATATGCTATTGAGGCCGGAGGGTTTTCTATTGTAGCAAAAAGTTTTGATGATGCTAGATCAAAAGCTGTTCCACCTAAGTTTTACTTAGACAAAGAAGAAGAAACAGTAATGGTTAGAACTGAGTACAAAAAACTTAGAAATAGAGCATTGTCTGAACTACAAAAATTATTTGACAAAAACAGTACTAAATTATTCTACATTGCAAAAGTTGTAGATATTAATAGTACACAATATAGAAAAGCAACACCAACAGATATTATCTATGAGAACATGGATAGATATATTAACGGTGAAGGTGGAGAGACTAATAAAGAAAGAGCTGCTAAATCCTTCATGGAAACAGCAAATATGGATATGGAAGCATTAAAAATTAAATCAATTGTTAGAGATTCCGTATTTTTTAAGTATATTATTAATAAGGCAGATGGATTCATTTATCATTCTAAGTCAAATAGCTTACTTGGAAGAAATGTTTCTGATGTTGTTGAGTTCTTGAAGAACCCTTTAAATGAGGATGTTTTAAAAGATCTTAATACTGCTTGTGAGAAGTATTGGAATTCATAAAAACAAAATAAAATGGCAAAGAAAAAAACAACAGCTAAACAACTCCAAATGAGTTTTAATTTACCAGCTAAAACAAAAAATACATCTAGAGATGCATTTAAAAAAGCTACAGAAAAAACAAAATCATATGGTCAAAAAGCTGCAGAAAATGTTTCTAAATCAAAATCTACATCTACAGCTGTAGCTAAACCTGGAAATAATTATCCTGCTACTCAAACAAAAAATGCAAGTACGGTAAGTAAAGCTAAATTAATAAGTTCTGGTAAAAGTACTGCTTTAGCTAAAGCTGGTAAGATTGCACAACAAGCACCAAAATATACAGATTTTGTTGAAGTAGGTAAAAAAGCTAGTAAAGGAAAAGATATAAAAGGTAAAGCAATGCTTGCTGTTTATGGTACAGCAGCAGCTCTTGCAGCTGCCACTTCATCTGGAGCTTTTGATAAGAAAAAAGGAACAGCAATAAAAGCTGGAGCTAAAACTCTTACTAAAAAACCTGATACTACAAAAGCTGAAACTAAACAATCTACAAAACCAAAAACAGATTCTAAGAAAGCTATACCAGCAAGTGATTCACGTTATAAAAACATGACACCTGCTGAAAGAAATGCTAACACTTTAAAAAATGTTAAAGAAAGTTTAGCCGGTCCTAAAAAAGCAACAGGTATTAGTTCTGCTGCTGTTAATGCTGCTAAGAAAGCTCCTAAAAGTTCTACTAAAACAAGTAATCCAAAATTTGTAAAAGGTTATATTGAAGGTTTAGAAAGACCAGGTGCTAAAAAACCAGCTGCTAAAAAACCAGTAACAAGTTCTAAAGTTATCGGTGCTGTTAAAGCTACAGTAACAGGTAAGAATACTACTAAGATAGAAACTAACTTGAAAAAAGATACTCCTAAAGTTAACAATACATCAATTGAACAAAAAGCAAAAGATGTAATGAGTGGTAAATATGGTTCAGGTGCTGATAGAAAAAAAGCATTAGGTGCAGACTATGATAAAGTTCAAGCTATCATTAATAAACAAATGGCTAGTTCAAAACCTAAAACTGCTCCAGCTAAAACTGTAACAGCTCCAGAAAAAATGGAGATTAAAAAAGCAGGACCTATTGAGTATACTGGACCTAAAGAACTAGCAATGACAGCTGAACAAAAAATGAATGCTAACATTGATAAGTCAAAAAAAGAAAAAATGAGAAAAGGTGGACAAGTTTTACCTAAAGCTCAATATGGTAAAATTGTAAAAACAGCAGCCAACTATATTAAACCAGCTATGGGTGCTGCTAAAAGTGCTACTAAATCTGCTAAGATAGGTGTTAAACAACTTTCAGATAAATATAAAAAAGCTAAAGTAGATAGTTATAATAAAAAAACAGCTAATTTAAAAAGATCTGAAGATTGGGAAAAATTTAAAGCTGCTGAGTCTGACAAAAAATTACAACGCACTCTAATTGGTATAGCTGGTGGATCAACTGCTTTAGCATTATATCCAAATAAAAAGAAATCTAAAAAGAAATAATCATGGCAACAAAATCAGGTGTTAAGGTAGGTTTAAATGGTAACTTATCTGTACAAAAAAAAGCAGGATCTAACGGTGTTAAGTCTGGTGTAAATCCAAAAGCTGCTGCTTCTAAAGTAGCTAGAGGACATTCAGGTGGTACATCTGCAGCTCCTAAAACGGCTGTTCCAAAAGCTAAATATGGAATGACCGTTAAGAAGAAATAATTATTAACTACTAAACAAGTAATCATGGAAAAGACAGAAGTATCAGCTTATGTAGAAACATCTCCAGGTAGATTTGAATTAAATCCAGCTTACTCTAAGGAGCAAGAAAAAGCAACTGAAGCACCTGTTAAAGAAGCAAAAGCTAAAAAAGTTAAGGCTGTAAAGTAATGCCTAAAGATGCTTGCTATACAAAAGTAAAAGCACAGTACGCTGTGTTTCCTTCAGCTAGAGCTTCTCAAGCTATTGCCAAATGCCGTAAAGGTTCAGGCACAGTAAGAAAGACTAAAGCTGGTAGTGATCTTAAAAGATGGCAAGCAGAAAAGTGGCAAGACACAAAATCAGGAAAAGCTTGTGGAGCCGGTGGTAAAAATGAATACTGCCGGCCTACAAGAAAGGTATCAAAAGATACTCCTAAAACAAAGTATGAACTAACTCCTTCTAAACTAGCTGCTAAAAAAGCTGAGAAGTCTAAAGTAGGTATGGGAAGAAAAGTTACAAAAGCATAATTATGGCAAAAACACCAGCTTGGACAAGATCTGAAGGTAAGAATAAAACTGGAGGATTAAATGCTAAAGGAGTAGCTAGTTATAGAGCTGCTAATCCTGGTAGTAAACTTCAGACAGCTGTAACTACTAAACCTTCTAAGCTTAAAGCTGGAAGTAAAGATGCAAATAGAAGAAAAAGTTTTTGTGCTAGAATGTCAGGCATGCCTGGACCTATGAAAGATGAAAAAGGAAGACCTACAAGAAAGGCTCTTTCACTAAGAAAATGGAACTGTTAAAAACTATATATAATGAAAACTAAATGTATGCAATGTGGAGGCTCCACTAAAATGAAAAAAATGCAAACAGGTGGAGAAAAAAAATTATCAAAACTTAATCAAACTGGTTATTTAGTACCTACTGGTAAAAGTAAAACATTTAAAACAGCTGAAGAAAAAAAAGCTGCCGTACAAAAAATGCTTAAAGGCAGTAGTAAGACTACTACTAAAATGCAAATGGGTGGAGCAATGGGTATTGTTGGAATGCCTAAGTATTCTAATGATCCAAGAACTGATGCTGGTAGAACTCTTAAAAAAGGTGGCTCAACTAAATCTACTGGATGCCCTCCAGGATATAGAGATATCAATGGTGAGTGTGTAAAAGCAGGAATTCTTGATGGTAAAAGTGCTAGAATTGGTGTAGGTACAGCTCTTACTGGTATGATGGGTATAGGTGCTAAAGCTATTGCTGATAAAGTAAGAGCTAAGAAAGCTGCTAAAAAAGCTAAAGAAACTCCTAAAGCTAAATTTGGTGCATCAGTTTCAGTACAACATTCTCCAGCTCCAGGAAGAGTAAGATCTTCTTCTGGTGTAGGTACAGTACCTGTAGGCATGCGTAAGAAAAAAGGTGGTGCTGTTAAAAAATATCAAGATGGTGGTGATACAAGTATTGCAATGCAAAAAATATCTTCTAAAGATCCATATGAAATAGCTAAAAAAGTAAATGCTACTAAAATGCTTCAATCAAAAAAAGAAGCTTCATTAAAACTAGCAGCTGCTAAAAACAAACTTCAAAAAGATACTGCAAAAAAATATCAAGATGGCGGTAGTAAATCAAAAAATGCTGCTTTAGATTATGATAAACAAATGCTTGCAAAACAACAAGCTGAAAACATGAAAATACTCAGTAAAGAAATAAGAGACAAAGGGACACAAGAATATAATGCAAAGATAAATCAGACAAGAAATAATAGAGCTAATACAGATACATTAAATGAAATGTATCCTAACTATCAAATTGGTCAGAAGAAAAAAGGAGGTGCTGTTAAAATGCAAAAAGGCGGTACAATATCTTCAAAACCTAAACCTAAAGTATCTGTTGTTAAAAATACTAAATCATATCCATTACAGGGTGGTTTTTCAACAGGTAATAATCCTACTCGTCAAATACCTAGACCAAAATCTATACCACAATCTACAGGTCAGTCTACAGGTCAGTCTAAAATTAAAGCTATGAAATCAACAGGATCAAAACCTATGTTAAAACCTATTGCAAGTGGTGTAGCTATTGCTAATGGTCCAAAACCTAAACCTATTAAAAAAGCTAAAAAAGGTGGAATGGTTAAAGGTAAAAAAAGCTGTTAATCATGGCTGAGAAAAAGGATAAAAACTGGATTCAAAAAGCTACAGCTTCTATTAAAAGAAGAGGTACTGCAGGTAAGTGTACTCCAATAACTAAACCAGGTTGTACAGGTAAAGCTAAAACATTAGCTCTTACTTTTAAGAAAATGGCAAAAGCAAAAAAGAAATAAAATGAAAAAGACTACTAAAGAACATCCACTTACATTTTTTAAAAAAGCTAATGAAGCTAGACAAGCTGTAGTAAAAAAGTCTTTACCTAAAGCTCAATTGGGTAAGCTGGTAAAAACAGCCGTTAAATATATCAAACCTGTTGCAGCTGCTTCTAAGGTTGTTTCTAAACCTGCTCCAATAGCAAAAACTATTTCAAAAGAATTGTCTATATATCAAAAACAAAGAGCAGCCGCAGGTAAACCTATTTATAGAGGGAGTGGTCCAAAAGGTAATATGACAATGAAAGAAATACAAGCAAAAAAAGATTTACAAAAAGCTGTTCAAAAGAAACCTAAAAAGCTTACTAAAGAACAACAATATCAAAAAGATATTGAAGACTCTTATAGAAAGACAGGTGGTATTATTAAAAAACAAGATGGAGGTAATTCTGGATTTGATAAATTTACATCAGGAAAAGGAATAAAAAATACAGGTTGGCAAAATGCTAAAACTCAAAAAGGTCCATTTTCTGTTGTACCACCAACATTTGAAGTACCTGAAAAAAAACCAAAAGTAAATTGGGTTTCTCCTCCGAGTACATCATCAGAACCAGGTAGATATCCCATAATGCCAGAAAAGAAAAAAGGTGGAGTTGTAAAGTCCAAAAAGAAATAAAACATGCTAAATAGCACCATTACCATAAAAGTTAAAGAAAGGATCAATAAGCTTGATTCCCAAGACTATGATAACATAGAATGCTGGGCTATTGTTGAGGCTTTTAATAAAGCACAAGTTGAATGGGCTAGAAGACAGTTACATGGTATTAACCAAGTAAGAGAAGGTGATGAGCAATCTACTAGAAGAAAAGATGACTTACAAGTTTTACTTATTACTGAGACATTGCCTACAGTTAATAAAGAGTATTACTTCACAGGACTTCTTCCGGAAGATTATCTTCAGTGGAAAAGAGTAGATGTGTTTGCTCAGAAAGACTGTTGTGATAAAAGAAGAATGACAGTATACTTAGCAGAAGAAGGAAATCTTAATTTACTTCTCAGAGATAAAGCTAAACAACCTAACTTTGATTGGGCAGAAACATTTGCTACACTTAAAGGTAATCATGTTAATGTATACACAGACGGTGTATTTAATATTCAAAAACTAGACTTGATATATTACAGACAACCTGTTAAGATACAAGTTCAAGGATGTGTTGACCCTTATACTAATACAGCATCTGCAGTAAATGTACAATGTGAATTTAAAGATGATATAATTGAATTAATAATTGACGAAGCTGTGAGCATCTTAGCTGGAGATATTGAGTCTGGAAACCAATTCTCTAGAGGATCTGAAGGAGCTGAACGTAATAACTAAAAATAATGGAAAAACCTAGAATGTTAAAAAGAGATACTGCATCAACTGCATCATACTCAAGTGCTCCAGGAGGAGGAGACTGTACTACTATGACTGCTGCATGTGTATCAGAATTAATGAATGCTGCAACAAGCATACATAAACTACATTTAAAAGTAACTGGTGCAGGATCATATGCTGCACACAAAGCTCTTAATGATTTGTATGATGCTTTACCAGGACATGCTGATGATTTAGCAGAAGGATATCAAGGAGCAGCAGAAGTATTATTATCTTATAATGAAACATCACCAAGAACATTAAATACAGTGCAAGATGCACTAGCTTATATTAGAGAGATAACTACTATGGTATCTAATCTTCAAGCTAAAATGCCTTACTCAGAATTAGTAAATGATTTGGATACAATCAAGTCTACACTTAATTCTACAAAATATAAATTACTTTTCTTGAAATAAATTTTGTTATTTCAAAAACTTTTATTATATTATATTATATATTTATAAATTAAAACAAAAAAACAATGGCTTATTTTAATCACGCGTTTAAAAAGACTTTCCTTGCAACAGGGAGAAGTCTTAGCACAAATGTAACTTTGCTTGATGGCACAGTTGCTGCTGCAGCAACCTCTGATGGTTTCTTAACTACAACAGGTTTACCAACTTATGTATTAAACTCATTATCTGTTGAAGGAGAAAATACTTATGGTCCTTACTACAGTGGGTATGTTGGATACTTTGATCCAAAAACTAACTTGTCTTTAGGAACTCCTGAAGGATGTTGTAATGCTTATCTTGCTGGTTCAGCAATTTATACTAATGACAAGATTGGTCCTTTCCACGGAGGTTATACTGAGACTAACAAGTCTAAGATGATCAATCCTAAGTATGTATCACGTTTCTACACAGTGAATCCATGTGCACCACAAAATGAAGTACTTCATATTGGTTCTACATTCTGGACTGCAGGTGGTGGTATTTTAACTCACTCAGCAACAGGTGGTCCAATTGACGGACAAACTCCAAACTTAGTAAATGCTATTGTTGAATTAACAGGTGGTACTGGAACAGGAGCTACTCTTCAAATTACAACTAATGGTTCTGGTGTTGTTACCGCATACACTTTTGGTCAAGCAATTGGTAAAGGGTACACAGCTGGTAATGTATTAACAGTAGCTGGTGATGGTTCTGGTTTTGCATTTACTGTAAACAGTGTTACTACAGCTAACGTAGATCCAATTACAGGTTCTGGTGGTATTAACTGTTGTAAAGAATTCTTATGTGGTGAGACTTACTCATTACGTATTGACATTAAAGGTTCTCCAGCATTACGCTACTTAAATCACAATGCATACTATATTGCTGAAGCTTACACAGGATGTTGTCCAGATGGTTCAATTGCACCAGTTGCAGTTGACTCAACTGAAGTATTTATCAAGTGGGCTGATGCTATCTTACGTTACCCAGTAGTTAATCCATTTTTACAAATTGTTATACAAGATGAAGCTGGTGTACTTTGGTATGCTCCAGGAACTTCTGCTTCTGATTTAGCTACAGTAGGTGGTGATACTTGGGATAACTATGTATCTACAGTACATGTTGATGGTGCATGTGCAGGTATGATTTTCAACGGTGCTTATGTTGACACTAAATTTGGTGACTGTACATTCCAGTTAACTGACTTCTATGAAAAAGAACCAGTTAAACTTTATGCATCTGAAGTAGACTTTAATGGTGATCCATGTACATTTGATGGAATCTGTGTAGTTCATGAGTGTTTAGGTACTCAAGCTAATGGTCTTGGTGAAACAATTGTACGTGACTTAACATTGTCAGAAGCATACAGACAAAACTTCCTTCACTCTGATCTCCGTATCAGAGAGATTACACAAGGAAACCAAATCATTGCTTCAATTAACCGTAATGCATTGTACTACCAATCATGTTTACAACACAGTGTTCCACGTTTCAATAACCCATCAAGTACATTTGATAATGACCAATACTTGTTACAAGTTGTTGCAACACAATCTTATGGTCTTGGTGCATTCAATGAGGCAACTGATGAATGGTTAGATAAATGTGGAGTATGTGAAATTGAAACCTTTGGTTGTGAAACATCATGTGATGTTCCAATTCAATTTCCTCCAATTCCATTGAAAAGAAAAGATAGAGATTAATTAACTCTAATTAATAACTAGAAAAGGGGAGCTGAGTTTCATACTCCTCCCCTTTTTTTAATATATCACTATGGCTAATCATATACTAAGTTTAGAAGTACCTACAGTAATGAATCCTTGTATCTTAAAAATATTTGATACAAGTGTGTATTCTGCTCTGATTCCGGTAACTTGTCCTACATTAAATATTACTGTACCAGGTTTTGGATATTCTGTACAACTAGATACTACAGCAAATTTTGTAGAAACAATTACTGCATGTGACTTACAGTTACAAACTGTAGACTGTGGAATTATTAATGTAGATATTCCTGATGGAGTATACATTATTAAATATAGTGTATCTCCTAATGAAACAGTATATGTAGAATATAACCATATGAGAATTACACAAGCATTAAACAAATACTATAATGTATTATGTGATGTTGATGCTGCTGCATGTGATCCTCCATTTAAAATTAAACAAAGACTTGAAGAACTAAGATTAATTTTTATGTATCTTCAAGCAGCAAAAGGAAAAGTTGAATTTTGTCATGAGCCTCAGAAAGGTATGAGTTTATATAACTATGCTATGAAGCTTCTTAACAAGATGACTTGTACAAATTGTAAATAATTTAAAACCAACTAATTATGGCAAAATGTCCAAACTGTAATAGTACAATGACATGTTCATGTCAGAAGAGAACATTACCAAACGGATCTCAAGGATGCACTAGTTGCTTAGGAAAAACAGCAGGAGCAACAAAAGGTCCAACACCTATAGCTAAGCCGGTAAGGAGAGCTACAGTAACAATTGAAGGAAAAGCACCTGCTCCATTAAATGTTTGGGGTAAAGAAAGATATAAAAACTTAGATAAGTTTACAAAATAAAAAATAATGGCTACAGCTAAATACATAGAAGTAATCTCTTGTTGTGATCCTTTAATTATATTAAACTTTAAATTACCTAGCGGATTTAATGAAGCACCTGATTTTTATCAATATTCAGGAGTATCAGAAAATGGTTTAGTAAATGATGGTTGTTATAGTATAAGTACAAAAACAGGAACTATTGGTTTTGTTATAGGGTTACCGGATGTGCTTGCTGTAGATTTTACAATTAGAACAGGTTGTGATGATGTCAAATGTATTTGTGATACACCATGTTATACTTTATATGCTTGTGATGGTAGTACATTTAATACTACTACAGATCTTTCTGCTAATGTAGGAACTTACATCAGAATTGAAGATGATCCTAAAACATGGTATGTAATAGAAGATCCAACTAAAACAACTTGTGATGATGCTATAGATGTTGTGTTAGATACAGTTAGTGTTAAAACACCTTGTGTATTAAAATGTTATCAAGTTACAGGTAATCCTGCTACAGTAACATACATGAATGCTGACTATGATATCATTACAGTAATTGGTGCTACTAGAGTATGTTCATTCATTACACCTATTGTTACTGGAGCCGGTTCTGGATTTGTTGTAGAATTAGGATTATGTGTAGATGAAGAATGTCCTGAGATATGTTTTGAATTTACTAACTGCCAAACAGGTGAAGTATTAGTAGTATCCAATTCACCTACTGTAATTCCTTATTATGCTCAAGAACAAGTAGTTACTTTACAAGGTTATGATGGTTGTTGGAGTATAGATATTACAGAAGTTTGTGAATGTCCAGTTAGTGTTACTGTATTAACAGCATATGCTAGTTGTCCTGCTTGTTTACCAATAGTAAATTATAAGTTTACTAATTGTAATAATCAAGCTCTTATTAGATATAGTACTGAAGACTACTCAGTTTATGTAGGAAAAACAGTAGAACTAGAATGTGGTGAATGTTGGTTTGTATCTGAAATAGATTACATACCACCAAGCACACAAACTATTGTTATACTTTATACATTTGATAATTGTGCAGCATGTAACAGAACTTATTATAAACTTACTGATTGTACAAATCTTAGTAATGTAACATATACATATACTGACTTAAGTTCAATTATACCACCACCAGTAATAGGTTGTGAATGTATAAAAGTTACTTACACCTTAGTTGGTGAAGAGCCTGTTACGGTGGAGGTGGAGAGTAGTGGAACAGCTTTTGGAAAAAATTCTTACACTTTCATTATTGGAGATATAAATGCAAAAATTGAATGGAATGGTGAAGATAGTTGGAATTTATTATTATTTATAGGTGCTTGGTCAACGTATGTTTATTTAGAAGAAGATATAAATTGTCCTTATGGAGTTTTTTATATTCCAAGTTTAGGTGCTACAATCTTTGAAGCGTTTGAAGTAGAACCTTGTAGTTCTTTACCAGTAATAAAAATTAAAGGATGTGATACTTGTTTTACAGTAGAAGAAACAAGATTACCTATTAATGCTGGTATAGTTACATTAATAGAATCATTTGATGATTGTGAAGCCTGTGGAGCAATTGCACCATGCATATGTACTACAGTTAAAAATTATGATACTTTACCGCATACCTATACTTACATAGACTGTAATGGTATTGCACAAACAATCACATTAACTTCTAATCAAGAAAGTGAAAAAGAATGTATAAGAAATTTTGTTGGAGATAAACTTTGTAATTGTATTACACTTACTATTAGTGGACAATCAGTTACCGCAGTACTTCAACCAAATCTTGTAAACGGAAAACCAGCTTGGACTTTTGTATATAATACATTAACTTTCAATATTGTATATGATGCAATAATTGGTTGGAAAATTACAAATTCAACAGCACCCAATCCTATAGCTACATTAGGTAGTCCAAGTATAACATGTCCTGTTGGAGAATGGGATGTTGACAGTAATCCTGCTATTGATATATCAGTTTTTTTAGATAATGGTACATTAGTATTACAAGGAGTATTAGTTTATAATTATACAACAAATTTGTATACTGGAGATATTGAAGTTGATGGTACTGTTTATGAATTTAGATTACGTGTATTTTATTTTATGTCATGCAATGGTATATGGTATTTAGAATATTTTAACACTGACTTACCAGAACCTGTTTGGACACAAGTAGCAGCATTTCCAGCAGACTGTAGTTGTTTAAATGGTGTTTACACAAATGTTGAACCAACTGCATTCTACATTGAAATTAAAGGATTTTGTGAAGCTCAAACAGTTGATTGCTCAGTAGGATATGAACCTTTTATTCCTTCTGCTACAGATGATATTAAAGAATATGGAGACTGTATTAATGGAGCTTGTCCAGTAGAAATACTTCCAAAAAGAAAAGTAAAACCAGGATACTCTACACCTTCATGTGACATAGAGAAGTATGAAAAAATAACTTGCCGTTCATCTGAAATCTTATACAAACAAGTAATGAGATTAAGATATGGTTTAACTAATTGCTGTCCAGAAGATGATGAAAAATGGTTAATTAAAAAAGAACTAATAGACTTAGATGCTTTAAGAGATCCTGATTATATATGTAAACCAACTACTAGTTGTTGTAATCAACCAATAACTTCTTGCGGGTGTGGATGTAATAGTACACTTAAAACTTGTAATTCTTAATAATAATTATTATATTATAATATGAAGCCACTAAACTTAGATAATAGACCGTGTAGCCCAATATCAAGTAACTGTGTTATTTGGCAAGGACCGGATATCCCATGCATTAAAATATGTACTGGAGATACAGTATCTGATATTGTATATAAATTAGGCACAGAGTTATGTACAATTATGGAACAGTTGAATGTTTCTAATTATGACTTATCTTGTTTTAACTTAACAGCATGTCCTCCAGAAGACTTTCAAGCTTTAATACAATTATTGATTAATAAAATTTGTGAAGCTAATGGTGTTGTTGTAGATACACCAAAATCATCAGGTTGTCCTGATTGTGTAGTTGTTGTAGCAGATTGTTTTATTCAAGGTACTGCAACTACTATGCAATTAGTAGACTATGTTCAAATGATTGCTAATAGAGTATGTAGTATAGTTTTAGAAATAGACTCAATTAATAATCAAATAGGTGTAATCAATAATACTTTAAATGATCTTCAGTTTCAAATAGATAACATTGCTACATATACATTACCTTCATTTAGTGTAGACTGTATATTAACAGGTGATCAACCCTTAGATGCAATAGTTGAAGCTCTTATGAATGATAATACATTGGGTTATTGTGCATTGCTTAGTTCTACAGGAACTCCTGCAGAAATAAATGATGCAGTATTATCTCAATGTATTGCTGATAGTGATCAAGCATTAGCAGCTTTACCTGCTCTAAATAGTTTTAGTGCATACTATTCTGGAAGCTGGATTAATGCAGCTACTCTTGGATCATCTCCATCAGTATCAAATGCAATAAATAACATTTGGATTGCTATATGTGATATTAGAGAATATGTAACGGATCTTCCAACAAGTGTTGTAGCAGCAGGAGAAGGCATACTTGTTACACCAGTTACTGTTGGTAATGAAACAACTTATACAGTTACTAATGATTATTTAGAAACATTTGTAGCAAATCTTACTATTAAAAATACATACGCTCCAGATTCAGGTGTTATTCCTAAAGTAGTACCTTCAAGTGTTGATGGTGTAACAAAAGGACAAGTTATTTCTAAATATACAAGTATTGGGGTAAATAAAAACTTTGTTACAGCTGCTCTTGGAAGTGGTAACTATGTAACTAATAGTTGTATACCAACTATATCATTTGGTACCTTTGATAATGATAATGGTTTATTTACAATAAACGATCCAGGTACTTACTTAATTAATGCTAGAGTCCATTTAAAACCTGATAATGGTAGTACAGTATTTTGGTCAGGAACTGTTTCAACAGATATAGGTTCTTTTTTATTAGGTATACATCCTAATAATAATACAGATGTTTATGTTGCTCAAGGTCAAGCTTTAATACCAAGTATAGATAGAAATGTAGAAATATCTGTTTCACAAGTTTTAGTAGCTAATGCAGGTGCAACTTTTAGAGTAAAGGTATTAAATACAACAAATAGAAATTATGATGGTACAGGTTATGCTGGTGCCGATGGTATTTCTTTTTCTATTGTAAAATTAAAAGATGGTTTAACTACTACAGTTTGTCCATAATTTTAAAAAATTAAACTATGACAACAACAAATAATACATGTAAGAAATGCGGATGTCAGGATAGCTTTATGGTTAGTCCTGCTCCATGTCCTACACCAATAGGATGTCCTACTCCACAACCATGCTCTGAAATATTTGATGCACAATGTGTAAGATATACAGGATTACCTTTATCATGTACAGTAGCTCAAACATTTAATGCTGCACCTGAACCTAATCCTGCACCTGCAGGACCTATTGTAAATACTAATGATACAGTAGCTGAAGCTTTAGAAAGTATAGTTGATTATTTTTGTAATAATTCAGGAGGCTCTGGTATTCAAATACCACAATTAACTATACAATCACAAGCAGGTAAGTTATTGCATGCTTCAATATTACCTGGTACTGAATCTAATGCATACTTAGACTATAATCCTAAGATTTATCTTTTTGTAAAGAAAAATGGAAAGAATAGAAAAGTGCGTGATATTAATGATGATTCACAAAAAAAGTATTACCATGGTGGATGGAAACATACTACTCACATGCAAGGTATAAATTTTCCAAACGGTAATTTTTATAGTGGAACTACATTATGTCCTACACATTCAGAGTTTCCTTTAACAATAACTGAACCTTATGAAAGACAATTACTAACTGATTTTAATCCAGGAGAATTTTATATTTGTTCACTCATTTCTGACTCATTACCAGCACCATTTAATAATACAGTTTTATGGGATCAGTTAGCAAAATATTATGTAAGAGGAAGAAAAAGAGATAGTCCAAACAGATCAGTGTATTTTAGATTTGCAATTGGTATTGAAAATCCAGATCCAAATTCAAAATATCCAATTATATTTGGTCCATTAACAGCAAGTATTCAATGTAAAATAGTGAAGTTTAGATTGACTATTGGTGGTCCTTCTTATGTTTCATATGCAATAAATCATGATCCTACTAATATTAAACATTTTAATCATTAACTAATATGCACAATAATGTTATGGGTAGTGCTTGATGATAATTGATCTCCAAGGAGATTGCCTGATTATAAGTACGCACCTAGGTGTATACCTGATTATAGGCGTGCCCATAACATTATTCTGTATTAAAAGAAGTTACGGTTTGTTGGTTTCTGTAACAACAACGGCAAAGCCCTCACACTTGTGGGGGTTTTGTTTTTTATGTACATTTGTTAAAGTCATTTATTTTTAGTATATTAATATAGTAGCATGAAGGAAATTAAAAAACCAGATGTTAAAGCTCCAAGATTTAGACCAGATGTATATAATGTTCTAAATAATGAGTTCTTTGAAAATTTTAGAAATAGGTATCCAAAGTATAAACACTTTGATAATGCAACATTGAAACAAATAGCTAAACTATTTAATCAAACTGTATATCAAACAGTTATTAATACAAGAGATGGTGTGCAATTACCAGAATCAATTGGTTGGTTATTTATAGGGACTTGTCAGCAAAGCAAGAAAAAGAATATAGACTTTGCCAAATCTCATACATACGGAATGGCTGTATCAAATAATAACTGGGCTACTGATGGAAAACTAGCTAAAATATTTTATACAAATTATGCTCCTAAAATAAAAATGAAAAATAAGGAGTATTGGAAATTTGTAGCATGCAGAGAATTTAAAAGAGCTGTAGCAAAAACATATCCTGAAAATTGGAATATGTATGTGGTAGTTGAACCTAATGCTAAAATAAGAATAACATATCAAAACTTCTTTAAGAAGCATTATGCCCTTAAAAAACAGGCAGAAGCCTTGACAACATATAATGAATTTAACTTATGACAACAATAGGTGAAGCAATATCAAGAGTAAGAAATACTTTAAAAGCTGTTAAAGAGGATCCCTTTTTAACTGACAGGACTATTTACTTTTCTTTAATGAAATATTCTCAGACTCTTATTAAGAGAGAGGATAATCAATTTAGGTTAATGAAGATGAGTCAGATATTTCAAGTACTTCCCTACATAGAATTAATTGATGTTGATAAAGTTGAAGCTGGATGTGTTGGTGTTTATTCAGAATGTTACTTCAAAAGATCTAAAGATAAATTACCTAGTATACTTAATGGTATGTTTGGTCCTATAATAAGAACTACTTCATCTATTGATGGTAGTATTGAAATGTTTAGAACTGATCCAGGCACTTGGGTATCCATGACTAGAACAACAACATTTAAGTATAACACAAGACCTTACTTCTGGTATCTTAACGGATATGTATACTGTCCTAATATTGATTGGGATGCAATAAGAATGGAAGCAATCTTTGAAAACAATACAGTAAAATGTGATACAGAACCATGCTTGATTCAACAAGATGAAATATTAAATATTCCTGAATACTTGTTTGCAGAAGTAGAACAATATGTAGTAAAAGAATTAACAATGTCAATGTCAGTTCCAAGTGATGGTCCTGATGACAGCCAAAATGCTCTTAGATAATGGATTTTAACTACACACTTAAATACCGTACATTTGATCAGTTACTTGAAGATGTAACAGTTGATCTAAATTCATTTGCTCTTGAAAATATGATTGAGCCTCAACAATTAATTAAGCTTGTAAAAAAACTTAATTATGATTTAGGTCTTAGAATTAATCAAACAAAAGAAGCTGTACTTGATGTATGTCATGGTAAAGTAAAATTACCTGATAATTTTTATACAGTTAACTATGCAATGGTGTGTGGTCAATATACACAACATACAGGATACCCACAGGGCGGTACTAATATACAAGAGATACCCTATGTAGAAGTTCCAAGTACTGTTGATACTTGTGCTCCCATAAGTGTTAACTGTAGAACATGTAATGCTAATCCGTGTAATCATACAGCAGGTTGTGATCTTAATCACCCTATAGTAGATCCAATACCAACATCATATGATCCAAATAATCCATATGGTGATACATGTATTCCACCAAGAGTTTTTATGAACTGTAAAGGAGACAAGTATGAACTAATCCAAGTAATAACTAATTCAAACTATTATACATATACTGGATTAATTCCTTTAAGATTAAAAGCTAGTCAAGAAATAGAATGTGAATGTCCTAACTTATATTACAATGGACCTAATGAAGGTTGGATTAAGAATGGATATTTGTTTACTACATTTCAAGATGGTAAAGTATATCTTAACTATCAAGGTTTAATGGAGAATGAGCAAGGACAGCTTTTAGTTCCTGATCATGATTTATTAAATGAATATTATGAGTATGCATTAAAAATGAGAATCATGGAAAACCTATTTCTAAATGGTGAAGATGTTGCTCAAAGAATGACATTACTTGAACAAAGATTAAAAGCAGCTAGAAGTCAAGCACTTAGCCTAGTTAATACTCCAAACTTTAAAGAGATGGAGAAACTATGGTGGACAAACAGAAGAGCACAATACTCTAAGTATTATGATATGTTTAAATCATACCAAGGGTATAATGGTTATTTTGGACGCAATACAACTTTGAGATAATGGCAAAAGGAATGCAAAACACAACACAAATTATCAACCGTAGTTTTACTAAAGGTTTAAATAAAGATGCTGACACTACCTTTATACAAGAAGGTATGTGGACTCATGCCCGTAATGTTGTAAACAATACAGAAGAAGGTGACTTGGGTACAATATCAAATGAGAGTGCAAACTTTTTATGTATTACAGCAGGATCAACAATGCCTATTAGTGTAGTAAAAAAATACATCATAGGTGCAATACAATTATTTTCTGATAAATGGATAATCTTTACAGCTGGTCACGGAATTAAAGGTGGTAGCGTTATGTCAGAAATTGGTTTACTTGAAACAGATACCTGTACATATAGACCTATTGTTCAAGATGCTTGTTTAGGATTTGATAAAAGATATCTTATATCTGGTTCAGCAAGAGAAAAAGAAGATTGTACTTGGCAAGTATATTGGGCTGATGCAAATAATCCAGATAGATTTTTAAATGTAGGAGATCCACAGACATGGCCAAAAGCTCCTTATGTGTGGTTAGGTCAACCTACTATAAATTATTATTCTGATGGTACCAATAGAATATTATGGCCTGGTGTTGCATGGAATGAATTTGTAAAACCTGGAGGTTCATGTGATTATATTACTTTTGACTCTAGTTTAAATTGTGATAAAATAAGACTTGCAAGACTTATGTCAACACCATGTCTTAAAGTAAGATTAGGAGATCAAGGAGGAACATTAAGAAACGGAACTTACTTTGCTACTATTGCATATAGTATTAAAGGTCAAAGAGTTACAGATTATTTTTCTCCAAGTAATTCACAACCAATCTGGTATCCAAATGATTTACAAGGATCTTTGGTAATAGATGTAGAAGCAGACTTTGAAAACTTTGATGAATTTCAATTAGTCATTGTTCAGAATATTAACCAAGGAACAGTAGCAAAACAAATTGGTACCTATTCTACTAAGACTAGTAGAATTGCAATAGATCAAATTATAACAGATTTATTATCTGTACCATTACAATTTCTACCATTACAAACTCCAGTGTTTGAAAAGTGTGATCAAATAGCTGAAGTAAACAGTTACTTGCTAAGAGTAGGTCCTACTTCTAAATTTGATTTTAATTATCAACCTTTTGCTAATCTTATTCAAGCTAAGTGGGCTTCCGTAGAATATCCAGCAGACTATTATGTAAAAGGTGGTAATAAAGGAAGCTATTTAAGAGATGAAGTATACTGTTATTTTATTAGATGGGTATATGATACAGGAGATAAATCTTCATCCTATCATATTCCAGGAAGAGCTGCTGAAAGATATCCAACATCAGCTAGTCCAACATATGAGAATGATGATGATAATGGTGTAAATTCTTTAACTCCAGATGATAAAATATTTGAAGTATATAATACAGCAAGTGTTGATCCTATTGGTAATCCTGTAGTAGGTTCAGTAACTGATGATGGAGGTACTGTTATTGCTGTTGGTCGTATGGCTTATTGGGAATCTAGTGAAAAATATCCTGATGATAGACCTGACATATGGAATGCTAGTGATCAATGTTGGACAGGAGTATTTGGTAAAAAAAGTACTAAATATGATTTATGTGGACAAGCCATAAGACATCATAAGTTTCCAGACAACATGACGGATACTACACCTAATGCTGTAACTAATCATTTTAAACCAAATCCTCCTTATACACCTAATCCTTTAAAGATTAGATTAATGGGAGTATACTTTGAAAACATTTCTTATCCAAAAGATAATGAAGGTAATGATATTCCTGGTATAGTAGGTTATGAAATACTAAGAGGTTCCCGAGAAGGGAACAAGTCTATTATTGCTAAAGGTATGTTGAATAACTTTAGAACATATAATATACAAGGTCAAGTGGTTAATCAAGCAAACCCTACTACAGGCTTATATGCTAACTATCCATTTAATACAATTAACTCATTTTTTAATACAGGGTCTGGAAATAATCATGATAGACCTTTTATGGATCCTTATATTAGAATACCAAGTCCTAGTAATAATAACAATGTATTAGATCAAGCAGTTCCGATGGATATGGTAAGTTTCCATTCTCCGGATACTATGTTTAATACTCCTTTCTTATCATCTACAGAATTAAAACTCTATGGTTATTTGAGAGGACAATCTAATCAAAGATATATTGAACCAAACAAACATCCACAGAATAAATTACTAAGTGATCTTGTTGTTGCTGTAATTTCAATAGGAGGTCTTATTGAAGCTATTATATCTATGAGAGGTAAAATAGATATTACTTCTGCTGAGTATACAACTCCCGGCTTAGGAGGAGATGTCAGTTTTGCTGCTCAAATTGTTGGTGCAAGTATTGCAAATGCTGCATATACTGTAAGTCCCTACGTTTTACCTTCAAGTCTTATACCAGCTCTAGGTTACAATAATGCATTAACAAGATATTTTACATCGGGCGGTGCTTTACTTGATTCTTTTTCTATGGCCTATACAGGCAGTACTCCAGTTTTAAGTGTAATTGATACAACACTTGAAGGTTATATGGCAGGTGCTGTTGCAGTAGGAGGGGTAGCTGCATCAGGAAGTAGATACAGTTATACATTACCTGATTGGGCATATTTAGATCCTTTTAGTAGAGCACTTGGTGCAACTAATCAATTATTATTTTATTTTAGTGAAGGTGCTAGAACAACATTAACTTTAATAAAAGCTTTTATACCTGAAGATCAATTTGCATTACAAATGATTGCTCATGGTTTCTATGATGATATGAGACGCAACAATGCAGCTAATGGATTATTTAGATTTAAAATAGAAGATAGCTTTTACATTAGAGGTAACATACAACAAGTTCCTTCATATTATAAATATAATAATGCTCTCACAAGCTATAGTATAAACAACCTTAATAGATCTGATACAGTTGTAATAAGAACAAAGGCTGGTCCTAACTATGCAGGTCCTTTATATAATAATGTTATTGGTCCTAATTATATTACTGAACCAACTGGTGTAAGTTATGTAGATCAATCATTAACAACACTAGGTAGATTAAATCAAAATGGAATTATTAAAACTGACACCTTAGCTAATATTACTGGGTCAAGTTTAGACATCCCAACATTTACAAAAACTGATACACCTTTTCAAGCACCTATTGCCAGTCATTATGCTGGTATGAAAATTAGACTTGGAAATCAATATGGTCAATTGCAAGGAGTTAAACAAATTGTAATTACTCCATGTGAACAGAAGTTTAGTTTAGGACAATTAGAAGATACACCAGGTGCAAGTACAAAATGTGCTGCTTGTAATGTAGATACAAAAATCAAAAGAATAAGACAATCACCTGTATTTTTTGGAGGTGATACTTTTGTAAATAGATATACAGAAAAGAATAGTATGTTCTTTTTCTATGACTGGTTATTTGGTCAACCTGATGGATTTGAGTTTAATTACTTATTGCGTCAAATGATTCCGCAACCAAGATTCTGGATGAATTCAAAAGATTATGATGTATCAGATTTAGCTCCAGATTTTGCAAATGGTAATACAACTCCAGGAACAGGAGATTTACCAACCAGTTTCTATAATTTAGATTATTATAAAAACTCATCAAGGTATTATAGTTATTCAAGTGACTTTCCTATTGGTGGTTACCCAGGTTTGTTTAGAGCAAAAAATGCTAACTTTTATTTAGCATGTTCTTCTGTAAGAGATTTCTTTGTAGAATCAGATGTACTTGTAGATTTTAGAATTGCTGGTGATTATGAATGGGAAAAACATTATAACCCATATAACTATACAGAGTTAACAAGAATGTTTGATATTGATCCTCAAAACATTACTAGAGGTAATACATACAGATATGATTACTCATTAAGTATAAGTAAACTGTTTACAGAATACTTTTCTTCTGGTGCCTTACAGAGTCCTTATTATAATCCTGCTGTAGCTAAACTTTGTTACACATACTTACCAGACACAATATACTATTCATTACCACAACAAGATCAATCATTTAAAGATAGTTGGTTTGTATATTTAGCAAATAACTATAGAGAATTTAAGTCTCAAATCTCTGGTGTAAAATCTATTAATAAAAGTGGTTTATTTATCACGTTTAAAAATGATATGCCTCAAATGTTTCAAGGTGTTGATACACTTAATACAGCTCTTGGAACTAAGATTACTATAGGTGACGGAGGTTTATTTAGTCAACCTGGACAATCTGTATCTAATGCAGATAAACCATATGAGTATGGTTCTTCTCAAAATAGATTATCTGTTGTGTCTACACCTGCTGGACTTTTTTATGTGTCACAAAACCAAGGTAAAATATTTAGTTATGGTGAAGGTTTAAAAGAGATATCTCAGATAGGTTTAAAATGGTGGTTCTCATTATTTTTAAAATATAAATTAACACAACATTTTCCAAATTATGAATGGCAAGATAATCCAGTAGCAGGTATTGGCATCCAAGCAGTATATGATAATGAAAACTCTATATTGTATTTCTGTAAAAAAGATTATGATGTTAAACCAGAACTAGCTGATAGAGTAGAATATATTCCTTTTGTAAAAGAGTGTTATGTTAATTCAAATGGAGCAGCTGTACAAAAAGGAACAGGAGATTACTTTACATTAGATGGTGCTGGACGTTATTTAATTGGAGATCCAAAACTATTTGACAGTGCTTCATGGACAATAAGTTATGATCCAAAAAATGAATTTTGGATATCATATCATGACTGGCATCCAGATTTAGTTATACCAACTAAAACAGTATTCTTAACTACTAAGATGGAGACTATATGGAAACATAATTTTAATTGTCAACAGTACTGTAACTACTATGGTGTTAATTATCCATTTGAAATTGAGTTCCCTATTATTACTGGGCAAACTCCTACTGTTGTAAAATCATTTGAGTATATACTAGAATGTTATACAAGAGCTAGTAATTGTGTTGACCAGTTTCATGTATTAGACTTTAACTTTGACAATGCTGTAATTTATAATTCAGAACAAGTTTCCGGATACTTAAACTTAAATATATTCCCTAAGAACAATATAGTATTGAGTTTAAACTATCCTAAGTTTAATCCTTCAATACCAATGATATTTACTAATCCTGTTACTGGATTACCTAGTGTTACTGGTGTTCCTGGATTTGATATATTATTTTCTAAAGAAGAAAACAAATACAGGTTTAATCAATTCTGGGATGTAACAAACAATAGAGGTGAGTTTCCAGTTGGTGCCGGTTATCCTCCACAAGGACCTCTTGTACCTAACACAACTGTATTATTAGGTAACTATGTACAACAGTTAATTTGGAATAGTAAACCTGATGGTTACACAAGAGAACTTAACTTAGTAAATATAGACTATAATAAAGCTCAACTTCAAAGAAAGAAGTTTAGACACTATACACATTTCTTATCTTTAAGAAAAGAAATATCTGGTAATGTCAATATGATATTAAAAACAGTAGATAGTAAAAATCAATACTCTCCAAGGTAATGGGTAACAGCAGAATATTACAAAAAGCAACTAAGGAGTTGACTAAAGCCAAAGCTCCTAAAAAATCAAAGGACATAATCTATGATCCTGCAGGACAATGGAAATTTCCTGGACAAAATACAAGAATACCTGGTGGTAATATAACTATGCAAGGAGTACCATATCCTGTATATGCACAACCTAACGTAGGTCAACCACAGATGATGTATCCAGGTCAAGAATATATGTTTCCTGAAGCAGACTATGTTGATGAATATCCTCAGATGAAAAGAGGAGGTTATATGAAAAAATTAGTTGTTATGCCTAAACCTAGTAAAAAAGGTTTAGCATCTAAAGCATACTCTAGAAGCTTAGATGCTACTAATAAATTATTTACTGAGAATAATTTATTTAAAAAACCAAAGGATAAAAAAAGAAAAGTATTTGATCCTAATGCTAAGTATTATGCATCAGGTGGAGAATATGGTATGCCTTTAGGTACTGGAGTATCTCAGAACTTTATTGGTAATAGAGATAACTTTAATGTAGGTGGTATACCTAATTTACCATTAAGAGATAATAGAGTAAACTATAATGCTTTTGTTAATGGATTTGATCCTATGACTAAAAAACAAAATGGAGGAGATGTTAATGACTTCATTGAGTTAGATCTTACCCCTGAAGAGATACAAGCATACAAAGATGGTGGTTATGTAGTAGAAGATATATCTGTACCAGAGTTAATAAAAGCACAAACAGGTTTACAAAAAAATACTTGTCCTCAAGGTTACCGTTGGGATAGTAATTCTAAATCTTGTGTAAGTAATTTTTTTACAGCTCCTCAAGAAACTAAAAAAAGTATTGATCCTTTAGATTCAACAAAAAAAGCAGCTGCTATAAAAACATTAAAGAATCCTCCAGTAGCTAAAAAAACTACTGAAATACAAAAAGTAAATAGTAATAGTAGTATTCCAAAAGTACAACATATAGAAAACAGTTTAGATAAACCTTTGTCTTTATCTGATAATTTAAAAGAGTTTGATAATAAAGTTAATTCTTTAGTAACATCTGGTGATGCAGCTAGATTATTAAAAGATAAATATTTTGCAAAAGATAATACTAAATCTTTAGAGCAACTTACAAGAGAAGCTTTAACAACAGATCCTAATTTTTTAAAAAAAATAGATGAGAATAAGCTAGAAGAGTTTAAACAAAATGAACAAAAAGCTTATGACAATGCAGGTATTTTACAAAAAACAGGAAATGCTGTAAGTGCATTTATGGCAGATCCTATACTTACAGGTGCTAATGCTATGTCTGGTAATAGACCTTTAATGGGTCAATCTGGTGCTTTGAGAGATGATCAAAATACTAATCAGCAATATTATAAAAAAATAACAGGTGCTGATAATAATCCAATTAATGATTTAGTTAATATAATTAATCCTGCTTCTTATGCAACATCTTCTGCAGTAAATGCAAATAAAGGCAATTATGGACAAGCAGCTTTAAATTTAGGTGAAGCATTTATGGCCGGAACTGATTTAAAAGGTTTAACAAATATTGGTACTAAAGGAATTAGTAGTTTATCCAAACTTGGTGATAAAACTAAAAATATTAGTAATGTAGCTAAAACAATACCTACTAAAAATACCAGTGGTACATTAAATGCAGGTATTTCTCCAGAGTTATTAAAAAATGCAGTAGGGCCTTCAAATAAAGTAGGAGCTAATTTATTAGACCAAGCATATGTTTCACCATCTATGGGTGTTCTTAATAAAACTTTAAATAAAATTAGTCCTTTAAATTATGTACCTGGTTATGGTAAAAAATTAGAAGGAGCTGTTAAGCCTTTAGGTAATGTAATTAATAAGAATATTAAGAATGGTAATCTTGTTGAACAACAAGGTATTATAGGAAAAGCAAAAAATGTAATAGGTAAAGGACAAGCTGATCCAATAACTACTAAAATGAATAGAACTAATACTGATATATATGCTGCAAAGTTTGATGATGCAGTAGATAATTCTGATATAGTTCTTGGAGATCCTATGAGACAAGGTTTTATGGGAAGAACTTTTAATAAAAAAAATGCTTTAACTCCTTTACAATCTAAGACTACAGGTAATCCATTAACTGAAGTATCTTTATTAGATGAAGGTGTATCTTTAAATAGAAGACTACCTTTTTCAAATAGATATGTAGATATTAATAAGCAAAAGCTATTAAACAATGAATTTCAATGGTCAACTACAGGAGCTGGTTTACAAAATGTTGCTGAAAAATTTGGTAAAGCAATACCTGTAGTAGGTGGTGCAGGTGCCGCAACTGCTGCATTAACTTATGATCCATACAGTGATATGGATGATGAGGCTAAACAATTTATAAAGAAAAATAATATAACTGTTGAAGATCTTAGAAAAAAAGGTTATTCAATACCAACAAGAATGCAAGCTACTAAAGAAGGTTTTTTAAATAGTATAACTGCACCCACAGATTTTTTATCAAGACCCGATCCTTATTATTCAAAAACTATACTTGATGCTACAGGTTATGCAAAAGGAGGTGATGTAAATAACTTTATAGAATTAGATCTTACTCCAGAAGAAATAGATGAATACAAAAAAGGAGGTTGGGTAATAGAATATGTAGACTAAACTTATTAAGTTTACCTGTTAAAATAAAATTTATTATATTTAATATATAAGTAATTACATGGAAAAAAGAAGAGTAAGACTTTATAAAGCTCAAGAAGGTGGTCAACCATCTATTGAACAATTAGGATATCCGGGTGCACAAGCTCAAGAACAACAAGCATCAGGAGAAGAACAGTTAATGCAAATTATTTACCAAGACATAAGTAATGAAGTTCCTGAAGGAGCTATTGTTGCTAAACTTGTTAATGCATATAACTTGGATCCAGCTATGGCTAATCAGTATGTCCAACAAGTATATGGTATACTTCAGAATAAAATTGATCAAGATGAACCCGAAGAAGAAGAAGAAGATAACTCAGAGGAAGAAGCTCAAGAACAAGTAGAAGAAGAAGTTCTTAATGAGAATAAACCTATGAGCAAGATTAGAGGTAACACAGATCTTGCTATGGATGATGAAGAGATAGATGTAATGGATCTTGGTGATGAAGACATGATGAGATATGGTGGTACACCAAGATATCAAGATGGCGGAGAAGAAGATTACCTCAATGAAATGAATAATGATGGTAACACTTGGTCTGGTCCTCAACAACAAATTGTATTCCCTGATGTATCAGAATATTTACCGTCCGGAATGGAGCAGTATTTATCTAATGCTGCTGCTGATATTGCTTGGGCTAGTCCTGAAGAATCAGAAGAAGCTATAGATGAACAGTCTTCAGCAGATTATGTTGATCCTGCAGTTGATCCAGAAGAATTTAAAATGGGTGGTTTTAAAACTAAAAAAGGTTATGTCAACTCTGTTTTAAAACTTGTCAAAAAACAAATGGGAGGTGAAGATTCTGAAGCAGATGTAAAAGCTTCTGATGCTGATCCTAGAGGAGATGATTTAAGAAAAAATAGACTTGATGCTTTTGTTGGCTCTATTAAGAAAGAAGGCAATATGGCTATTGCTAAAGAAGAAGCAGAAAAACAATTTGAGCAAATGCAAGCTATGCATCAACAAATGATGATGCCTCAACCTCAGCTACAACAATTTATACCAGAAGACTATGAAGGTATGGATGAAATGCAGTTTGGTGGTCAACAAAGAAGAGCTATGAGAAGAATGAATAGAGCTATTAAACATCTTCCTGGTGGAGCACCAGGTATGATGGGCCCTATAACAAAGTTTGATGTACGTAAAACAGGTATCTTTGGTGGTCCAAAAGAATATACTGTAGAGTTTGGAGAAAATCCATTAGTACAATTAGCAAATAATCCTTTATTATCACAGGCTTATGGTTATGGATATAAAGCTAAAACTACAAAAACTCCAGGAAAATTAATTACTGAAAAGGTAAGAACCACTATTAATAATGAAGCAACCAAAGAAGTTGCAAAAGCAACAGGTACAGATGCTACAGCTAAATCAGCTGGTGTACCAACATTAGAAGAAATGAGAGCTGCTGCAACAGCTGCTGGAGATGCTGGAACTTGGGGAACTTCTCCTGCTTCTACAACTACTCAAGAAAAAAGTAATGTTCCTGAAGCTGTTACTGAACTATTTGGAAAAAATCCACCTAAAGTTGGTGAGACCAATAGTGATTATCTAATGAGGGTAACAGGTAATCCCGGATATTATAGGAATACAGATGTATGGGATGGAACAAAGTTTGTTGGTAATTCATTAAATAAAAAACAACAAGGTGGAGTTATAGATAATCCTATGCCAGATCAATTTGGAAATCTTCAAAGATTTATGTCTGGTGGTGATGAAGAGATATCTCAAGAAGACATAGATGATATGTATTCTAAAGATACATCAGATCCTTATATGCCAGAAGCACAGTTTGGTGGTGGATTCTGGGGAGCTATGATGAGAAACTATTTCCCAGCAAACTTACCACAAAGAGGTTATTATTCAAAAATGATGCGTCCTGCTTATAACAAAGCTACTGGTCAACAGTTTGCTAATATGCCAGGGTACAATCCTAATGCTTTAATTAAAGATATCAATGTAACTAAGACAGGTGTTTTTGGAAGACCTAAAAACTACACAGTTACTTATAACAATAATCCTTCTGGTAAACCTGAAGATAGAAGACTTGCTGGTACAAATTCATTTACTCAAGATAGTACATCAAAAGCTGCCGCTAAATCTAAAGAACAAGCACCTAAAACAAAAGATGAACAAAGAAAATTCTCAAATACAGAAGGTTTATCTAATAGTGCTCAAAGACAAATAAGACAAGGTGAAAGAAGAACTGCTAGAGAAGTAGGTAGAGGAGAAGAAGAATTTCCAGAAACTACTGATACTACACCTAGATTAGGTAATCTTGAGTATATGCAACAAGCTAAAAATAGAAACTGGTCATATCAAGATACTCCTGGTGTAGGTGCTCAATATTATGGACCTGGTTTAAAAGCTAATCAGGTAGAAAAAAGAGAACCTGTAAATAATACACCAGCTAGGGTTATAGATCCTTCTAAAGCCTTTTTAGGTAAAAATCAATATGGTGGTTTAAATAGATTTTTACCACAAGCTTTACTAGGTGATGAAACTCCTGTAAGTATGGAAAACAATCCAGCTAATAGTAAACTTACTTTACCAACAAGAAGTAGTAAAGAAGTTGGACAAGAGTTAATGATGGATAGCAGAAAAAAACTACAAGAAGAAGCTAACTATGAACCAGATGAATACTCTGTAGATTACAAAAATAAAAAGCAATGGTTAGGTGATAATCAAGGAGCCATTCTTTCAGCAAATGCTGGTATAGAAGGTTTAGCTGGTTTTATAGATAGAGCAAAAAATAATAAGAGACAAGCTAAGATGTATGAAAATCTTACAGCTGATAATCTTTATGCTTCTGATCCAAGTAGAGACCGTGGAGATTATGTAATTTCAGGAACTGATAAAGGACTATATAGACCAGATGAACAAGGTCAGAACTGGGGAAGTAGATCTGCTCAACAAGGAGGATCTTCAAATTATACTGAAGGTGCTATAGTAGATATGACAGAAGAAGAATTAGCAGACTTCATTGCAAATGGAGGACAAGTAGAATACTTATAATTATAATATAATGAAAGTAAGAATAACCAAATTACCACAGGCTAGAACTGGATATCAAGTTCAAGGAAGCTTAGTAAATGATGTTCCAGCAATGGGTGGTGCAGACTACAATGCATATATTGGTCAGAAACCTTCTGAGGTTAAAAAAACAATATCTGCAGTTCCAAGATCTAAAGCTAACTTAGAAGCTGAAGGTGGTGAAACTGTAATAGGAAATATTGATGGTAGTGACATGCCATCATTCTATACTATTAAAGGACCCCGTCACCATAGTGGTGGTGTACCATTAAATCTTCCAGATGATAGTTTTATATATAGTGATACACAATCTATGAAGATTAGTGATCCTGCTATACTTAAAATGTTTAATAAGCCGGTTAAGAAAGGTGGATACACTCCGGCTGAATTATCAAAACAGTATGACATTAATAAATATAGAAAAGTATTACAAGATCCTGAGTCAGATGCAATAGCAAGAAAAACAGCTGAGTTAATGATTAAGAACTATACTATTAAGTTAGGTGCTTTAGCATTAGCTCAAGAAGGTAAGAAAGGATTCCCTCAAGGAATTCCTGCTGTTGCTCAACCTTATATGGAAGCTAATAAAATTACTCCAGAACAAATAATGCCAGAACTTGCAATTCAAAAACAACAGATGCAACAACAAGGTCCTGAAGATGAAGGTCAAGAACCTAACATAGAACCTGAAGAACAAGAGCAAATGGCAACTATGGAACCAGGAATGTCTCCTGATCAAATGGGTATGCCACAAGAAGATACTATGATGCAAATGGGAGGTATGTTAGAACAAGACTACATGTTCCCATATAATCCTACTGAGATGGCCTATGGAGGTTACTTGCCTCAAGCTGCTGATGGTAGACCTGTTAATACAAAACAGGTTGGTAGAGAGGACTATGGTAAAAGTACTTGGGAAACTAGAAAAGATGCTAAAGGGGAATATAAATACAATAAAACAGCTGCTGCTCAAAGACAAGCTGCTAAAGAAGCTAAATCAGGAAGTGGTAGTGGTACCTTTAATAAAAAAGCATGGGAGGGTTCTATTTGTGATATGATTAAAGCAGGAGCTACTTATGAGGAACTTACCGTGCCTTCAGAAAAAAATAAGTTTAAAACTCACATGGCACCGGGACCATCATCAAAAGCAATCTTTGATAGATGTAATACAGCAGACGTTCAAGAAAAATTTGCAGAAAAAGAAGAAGCTATTGAAACAGTACCAGAAGAAATCTCACAAACAGAATGTGAATGTAAAGATGAAAAAACTGGAGAAACTTACATGGTAGGTAAAGATGCTGATGGTAATTGTCTTCCTTGTACTACTGAAAAGAAAAGATGTGAATGTGAAGATGGATCTGATCCCGGTATGAATGAAGATGGTACTTGTAAAGACTGTGAAACTGCAGAAGCTGAAGCAGATGTTGAAACTCCTCCAGGAACAGAACCTCAATGGTGGTTGCAAGATACTGTAAATACTATGGGTGCATTTGGTGATCTTATGAGTACTAAGAAATATATGCCTTGGGAAGCAAGAGTTGATCTTGAAGAACCAAGACCTACATTCTTAGATCCTACAAGAGAACTTGCTTCACAATCAGAACAAGCTAATATTGCTTCACAAGCTACTGCTCAGTTTGCAGGACCTCAAGCATTAGGAGCTAGACTATCTGCAATACAAGGACAAGGAGCTGCACAAGCTGCTAACACTCTTTCTAATATTAATAATCAGAATGTTAATGTTGCTAATCAGTTTGAAGCTAATCAAGTTGGTGTAAGAAACCAAGAGAACATGCTTAATCAAGCAATGGCTAACAGAGTATATGATAAAAATACTATTGCTAATCAACAGTTTGATAATTCTATTAAAGCTGGTAGAGCTAATATGAGAAATCAATATAATACAGCTGTTACTAATAAATGGAAAACAGATGCATTAAATCAGTTATATCCTAACTATCAGACTCTTGCTGGCCCAGGTGGTAAAGTTGTTTATACTCCAACAGACAAAAAGTTTAATCCAGAAAAACCTGCTCAAGAAGAAGGTGAATACTATGCAGATTTAATAAAGCAAGGAATAGACCCTGATGTTGCTGGTAAAATGGTAGTTAATAAATTTAAGTCTAAAAAAGGAGGAGCTACTCAAAGAGGTTACATCTATACAGACTGGCCAATCTTTCTTTAAACCTGTAAGGTTTAGTAAACTTAAAAAATGTTGATATTTTTACATCATAGATAAAATAAATTATGGCTACGTATTTACAAGGGGTCACAGACTATATTCCACAGGTTCAACCATTTCAACCAGATCTGAACTTTTATGCTAATGTCATGCAGACTAAGCAAACTCAGTATGATACAAATTGGAATGCATTAAATAAAATGTATAGTCAGTATTATTATGCTGACTTAACAAGAGAAGACACAACTCAGAAAAAAGAAAGCTATTTAAAAAATATTGATTTTCAATTAAAAAAAGTTTCTCAATTAGATCTTTCTTTGGAGCAAAATGTAAATCAAGCAACACAAGTATTTAAACCATTTTATGAAGACAAGCTGTTAATGAAAGACATGGCTTGGACTAAAAACAAAAACAATCAATTAAATAGAGCTGATATATTCAGAAACTCTACTGATGAGAAAGATAAAAGTCAGTATTGGGAAGAAGGTGTTAGAGGAGTTAACTATTTAACAGAAGAGTTTAAAGCTGCTACATCAGATGAAGCAATGAGTTTTCAAAATGCTGAGTATGTTTCCCGTGTTGATGTTAGTGAAAAAGCTAGAAAGATTGCTAAAGACGCAGGTATATCTGTTGAAAAAGTAGAGTTTACTGATGGAGGTAAGTTTATAGTTAAAACTAAAAATGGTGAAGCTCTTACTGAACCTATGCAAAAGTTATTAGAAGCATCATTAGGTGATGATCCTTCAATTGAATCTATGTACAAAATGCAAGCATATGTAGATAGAAAAGATTATGCATCTGCTAATGCTGCACAATTTGGTGGAGATAAGAATAAAGCTGAGATGAAATATCTTGAGAACAGCTTTAATGTTCTTAAAGAGAAAAGTGATTTAAGATATAAACAGTTGCAAGCTAATAGTACTGTATATGAGAATAACATTAAAGATCTTGAGACACAAATAAAGAATGGTACAGCTTCTCCTAATGCTAAGCTAATGCTTGCTCAGTATCAAATGAATAAGGATATTAATGATAAAGTATTGACAAGAGCTGAAGCTGAATCAAAAATGTTGAATGGTGGTCAGTCAGCTACTTCTGCTGGAAGTGGTACTTTTGTTAATCCTTATGGAGATATTAAATCATTAAGATACAAAGTAGACAATGGTATGGCATCTCTTATAATGCAGAAACGCTTAGATGAGATAGCTAATGTACTTGCTTATAAAGACATGGAAGTTGATATTGAAGCTAACCCTTATAAGATTTTAGATGAGAAACAAAAAAATAGCATGCAATTACTTGCTGCTAGAGAATCATCTTCAATGAGAGTAGCTAAATATAAAAGTGATCTTAAAAGACAACAAGATATTGAAAAAGAGGCTATTGAAAATGGTACAGCATACAGAGATGAGAACGGTAACTTAGTTCAGTATGAAGATCAAAATACAGTTACTACAGAATTTACTACTGAAGGGAATACTACAGATACTGGTAACATGAGAAAGACAAGTAAAAAGATATCGGATATGACTAAACAAGAATATCTAGATCCTTACTTCAAATCAACATTTATGGTATTAGATAAAGCTTTAACTTCTGGTAAAATCACTAAAGAAAAAGTAGGTCAGATACTTGGGTATAATAAAAATCAAGGTATTACACTTCAACAGTTTATTGATAAGTATGACAAATATGGAGACAATTGGTTAAGAAAACATGTAGGTAGTAAAGGTATTAGTAAGATTAGATCAAACATGAATGAGTGGGTTAGTGAATCTCGTGAGACTTCATTATTCACTGATAATGGTTCTAAGACTCCTCTATATAAACAATATAGAGATGCTAATATGAAAATGCAAGATTACATGATGTATATAAAAACAGATGAAGAATGGCATAGAAAAGCTGGTAAGTCTGTTACAACAGAACTTGTTAGAGATGGTCTTACAAATGCTAAGTATTTACATGATGACAATGGTAATTTAAGAACTAAAAATGAATTTTATAAAGAGCTTTTAAAAAGTGGTAATATATCACCTGGAGATTTAAAGATGCTCCGTTCTAAAATAAAAGATGAAGCTACAAGAAAAGCATGGGATACGGCTCTTGATGCAACAGCTAAATTAAATCCTAGTTCAATAATGGGTTCAGCAACAAGTTGGGCTCTAAGATTTATATCTAATCTTGATAAAATTGGACCGGGGAATTGGTTAGCAAGTGCTATTGATGAATCAGCAAGTAAAAAAATAGATTACAATTATTTAGTAACTAAAGCAGGTGAAGCTTACAGTAATGCTAAAGTAATTAAAACACCACCTATTAGATTAGGAAGTGGTCCAATTGATCCAGGAACAGGTTTATCAACTACGGGATCTTCAGTAATATCTGTTAATCCTAAAGGTTTAACAATAGGTAAAGCTAAATTTGGTGAAGTTGTAAATGACTTAAAGAATTTTGATTGGGGAAGTAGTACAGATAGAGTAAGTGTTAATGGTATATCCAAAGATGCTTATGATAAAGTTGGAGACAAAAATAATAATTTAGGTAAAGCTTTCATGGATAAATTTATTAATGACATGCATAAACCTAAATCTTCATTATCTACATTTAAATTGAAAGTTACTCCTATTGCTGGAGGTTCAGGTGATTTATCTGCTGTGACTATATATCCAAATATTGAATGGATTAAAGCTAATACTGCTAAAACAAAAACTGTAAATGGTAATGTTGTAGTAACAGAACCAGGATTACTCATGCCAAGTCAAGCACAAGCTGCACTTAAAAATGGTATTTCATATATGATGGACGGTAAAAAAATGAATAGCTCAATGTATAAGTCTTCATATCAATCACCAATAGAATCATATGTAGATTATCATGACAAGTATGAGCTTAACAGTATTGGTGGAGATCCTATGAAATCTTTCAAAGTTGAAAAAAATAAATTAGGAACAGGAGACTACATAGTTACTATGACATATCCTCAATATAATCCAGACAAAGGTATAATGGAAAAAGTACCTTACAGAGCAAACTATGGTTACATTGGTGAAAACCTAACTGATATAAGAAACAGTTTAGTAAATGGTTTCATGGATGATATAGATGTACAAAATACTCTTGAATATAATAACTTTGTAAAAGTAAATCAATAATGGCAGAAGAAACTCCTTTTAGTTCACTGGATCCGCTAGGTCCGGAGTATGGTGGTATTAATAGTCCAATAGTTGATTCAAAAGGATTAGCACCTTTTGAGGGTGAAATGCTTAGAGACCCTAAGATTAACTATCCTAAACCAGAGAATTACTTTCCTGTTTTACCTAAAGTTAGTAATCTTAATAGACCTAACAGAGCTATTGAACAAAATGTTGTAAGAACTAATGCTAATAATCCCAGCATACCTTATAGTAAAGTTTCTCCTCAACAAAAGAAAGCTAGTACAAGTCAATACCTTGATGCATTCTTTCAAACTAATCAGAATAAAAATAACTATGCAAAAATCTTTAGTTATAATGCCGGACCAGATGGTAATAACTTTTATAAAAGATATGCTGCATATGGACAAGAAACATTTGACAAAATTGGATTTCACCCATTAAGAAACAATGAGGCTAATTTTAATGCACAAACAAGCAGATGGGATGACTTCTCTAGAATGATGACTAATTCATTTGTTCCTTTATTTACAAGAGGTTTTGTGTCTGGACCTAAGAGTTTAGCTAAAATGTTAACTGGAGATTTTACTAGTGGAGACAGAGAAGATGCTAAAGCTTATGAAGAAGCTGCAGCTATTGGTCAGTCTAATAAAGGAGGTGTATTTGGTTTTGCTAATAATGCTATGATGAATTTTGGCTATACAGCTGGTATCATGGGTGAAGCAATACTTGAAGAAATTGGTGGTGCTTTACTTGCTGCTCCAACAGGTGGTGCAAGTTTAATAGCAACTACTGCTAATATTGCTACTAAAATTCCTAAGCTATCTTTAGTACAAAAAACAATTAACGGATACAATGCAGTAAAAAGCACTTTAAAAAGTTTTGATAGTATACAAACTGCAAGACAATTTTGGAATACAGCTGCTTCTAATAAAACTTTATCTGCAATGGGTAAAGGTTTAAATCCATTAGAAAATACTTTAGATGCTTTTAAAACAATTCAAAATACAGATAACATAACTGACTTAGCTGCATTATCTAAAACAGCTGGTGGATTTTATAGAGATGTTAGAAAGATAAATATGGCTTTAGCTGAATCTAGACTTGAAGCTGGGATGGTACAGAACAGTGTCTATGATAAACTATATCATGAAGCTTATATGGCCAAAGGAGAGGCTCCTAGTAATAAAGAACAAGCTGATTTAGAGAAACAAGCTAAGGAAGCTTCAATGGAAACTTTATTAGCTAATACAGCATTGATATACGCATCAAATGCAATTACCTTTAATAACATTACAGGACCAAGAGGAGGCTTAAGAAACTTTTTAAAATCCTCAACAGATGATATTTATGAAATAGCATCAAGAGAAGGAGCCAAAGATTTTGGTAAACTTGGCAAAGTTGTATATGATAAAGCAGCAAGACAATTTGAACTTCAAAAATCAGGATTAAGAACTTGGGCTAAAGGTTGGACAAAAGATCCAATCTACAAGTCTGTATTAGGTACAGTAGGTTATTTTAAATCAAACTTTACAGAAGGTATTCAAGAAAACTTACAGGAAGTTATTGCTCAAGCAAATGAAAGATATTATGTTGATAGCTATAAAAGTCCTACTCTTCAAACTCAATTATATTCTAAAGGAGTAATTAAAGCAAACTTAAGACCTAAGAAAGATTATTATTCTGATGCATTAAAAGATCAGTTTAATAGTACAGGTGCTGAAACATTTGCTTCTGGTTTCTTTATGGGTGCCTTGGCATCTCCAATAAATAGTGCTATTCCATTTTTAAGTTCTACTTGGAATAGAACTTTTGATAAAAAAGGTTTTACTAAATGGAAAGAAGCACAGATGTCTGTTGCTGAGAATCTTAAAAATGAATTAAACTCTGTGAGCATGAAAGATTTCATGTCTGACAAAGTTTTAAATCTTGGTGCTCAGGATATGATCAGTAAGATTAGAGATAAAGCAAGTAAAAAAGAAGGATTAGATGCTGAGACAGAAGCATATATAAATCATGTAGGTACTATGAGAAGAACCGGAACATCTGGTTTATTCATGGATACAATGAAGTCTTTCAAAGAAATGGATGACAAAGAGTTTGCTGAAGCATTAAAAATTTCAGAAGACCAAGTAGATAAATATAGAGGAAGAATTGATTCTGGTATTGCAAGAATAGAAAGAGTAAATAATATTTTTAATACTGCTGAAAGAAAATATCCTAATCCTGTAAATCTAAATAACTTAGGTGAAGAAGGAACTCCTGAATATGAAGCTAAATTAACCTTATACAAAGCTTGGAATAGAGGTATTGAAAATATGGCTTTCTTCCATGAAAACTATGATGATACTAAAAGTAGAAGAGCTGCAATTCAAAACAAGTATAACAACAATGAAAACTTTAAAAGTTTAAACACTACTGATAAACTTTTATTGTTTCAACCTGAAAGAATCTCTGATGAAGTTAAAATGCTTGAGAGAGAATTGGCTACAGAAAAAGAAGGTGAGAACAGAGGTGTTAAAGTAAATGCATTAGAAAACAAAATTAATTTACTAAAGAACTATTCTGAAGCTCATACAGCTTTTGATAAGTTTTTTAATAGAGCTGAGTATGCTAAGAGTGTTAAAGAGATGCTTCAAAAAGAAACAGGTAAAGAACCTACTGCTGAAGAAATTTCAGATAAGCTAGATGATATACTAGGTTCATTAGATAATGAAGACCTTAAAGTAGAGAATATTAAAAAACTTAAAGAAGCACATAATAACTATCTAAAAGGTGTTGCTCAAAGTAATGATGATAGAATCTTTGATGAACATACAGATGAAGGATTTGAAGCACTTATTGATTACTATAAATTAGGTCATGAGTCAAGAGCTCTTGCTGAGTACATAGACATGTTTAATGATCCCGCAGCATTTATGGATGTAGTCCAAAAGAATGTTGAATGGATGAGAAAGTTTAATGCTCAGAGAGTAAAGTACTTTGAAGATCTTATTCACTCTGAGATGGGTAAGGTAAGAGATAATGCTTTCTTGAATACCCTAGCTGATAATCAAATTTATCTAAACAAAACAGACATGGAGAATTATCTTGGAGACAAGAATATTCCACCATCTGAAATCTATGATGGTAAAGCAAAAAAAGTATATCCTGCAGGAAGTGAAGAGTATAAGAAAATCTATGCTGAATACTTTGAGAAAAGAGCTCAGTTAAAAGCTCAAATGAATCCAAAGAAAACAGGAGTAGTTAAAAAGACTTATCAGGAACAAATTGATGAGTTAAATAGAAAAATGCAAGAAGAGATTGATGCATTACCAACTACACCTACTAGAGTTGAACTTGATGATATTAAAAGAAAAGGTGGGAACAAATCAGTTACCATACAAGAAATCAATGAGCAACTTGAGAATGATCAGTATGTAGAAGTAAATGACAAAGATGCTATTGCACCTATGGTATTTTACAAGAATACAGATGGTGAATTACTATATGATAATGCTGAAGGTGCTTCAGTAATTCTTAGTGAAATTAAAACCAGATTTACTGAGGCAAAAAGGTTTAAACTAGAAGAGAAACCTGATGAGTCTGAAGTGAAAAAGATTAAGGATAGGTATGAGGTTAAAATTGCAGAGGTAATGGAAGCATATAATGCAGACATGAAAGCAATTGATGATGAAGTACCTTATGAAGAAATAACACAAGATTCTAACTTAGACACGGCTGACTTAGTAGAATTTAAACAAATGTTATACAATGAGTTCTATGATAAGTACGTAGTTACTTTACCTCAAGAAGTTCAGGATTCTATATATGGAGATGATAACATTGCTGATGCTGAGTTTGAAAAATGGTATAGACTTGCAGAGAATAAAAAATACTTTGACAAGTACAACAAAGCCAATAAACCTGCTGTATCTAAAAGTGATATAACATTCACTTATGAAGGCACGGATATTAACACTAAAGATTTATCATTACCTGAGTTAATTAAATACAGAGATGCTATCAATGCTAAGATTGAGCTTTTAGATAATAATCTTAAAGTTAATGATGAGTTTGAGGATGAGGAGACTGTAGATAATACAAAAGAACTAAGAGATTTAGAGACTGACTTAAAGAATATTAATACTATTATTCAAAGAAGACAGTATTCTGGATTCTCAGAAGAAGTAAGAGAAGGTGTAAAAAAAATACAAAAGCTTTTAACTGCTCAGAAAGGTGTAGAAGAAAAGTATTTGCTTACTGAAGATGATTCTGTAACAGGTCTTAAAAAAGGAGAGATAGCATATAGAGTTAATGGTTTAATCCATAGAAGGATGACCAATGCTATACAAGAGGTTCTTCCTAAAAAATATGAATATGCTGCTAAACAAGGTGTAGAAACTGCATTTAATAATTCTATTGCTAAAAAAGGATTAAATGAAGATTCAATCAATGACTTTATTGACAGCTTAAATGGTTTATTAGCCATTGATAAATTACCTGGAACTAATAAAGATTTTTTAAAGAACTTAAAAACTCAGTTAAGAAATCTTTCTGGCATGTCTCCTGCTCAAATTAAACTTGAGAAACAGAAAGATAAGTTATTAACACAAATAGCTAATAAAGATAAAGATATTATCAAGGCTGAAAAAGCTGGTAATGAAAATAGAGTAAACCAATTAGTTGAACAGAAGAATAGTATATTCAATGAGTTAGCACAAATTGAAAAAGAAATCAAAGGTTTGCCTTCAACAACAACTACTACTACAGATACTAAAGCTGATATAATACAAACAAATGAACCTAATATTCAAACAGTTGGAAATGTAACTTTTGGTACTGCTAATAAGCAAGGACAAACTGATGGTAATGAGGATGCTGTTTATGTAGATACACAAAATGGTATTTTTATTTTAGCTGATGGTATGGGAGGGGAAGGTATGATTACCTTATCTCCAGCACAAGCTTCTAAAGTTGTTATTAATAAGTTATTGGGGAAAGAAGAAAAAACACTAACTGATTTAGTTTATGAAGAGTATTTAAAAAATCCAAATATATCATCTGAAGATGGTGTTAAATTTTTAATATCTAAAGGTTTTTCAGAACCTAATTCTATTTTTATAACACCTATGTTAACTGCTTTTAAAACAAAGGGTGATTTAAGTATTAAAAAAGGATTTAGGTCAGGAGCTACTGCATTAAAAGCAGAAAAAATTAATAAAAATACTTATAAAATAGAAAAAGTAGGAGATACAGTATTTTTTGTTGTAGATAAAAATGGGAAAGTAATAAAACAACATGGGTTATCTGATGTTGCTACAACAAGTGGTTATATGTTTTCTATTAAAGATGGCAAACCTTTTAGTAGTACTCCTAAAACAGATAACTTTACAATAACTCTCAATGAAGGAGAAACTTTAGTTTTAGCAACGGATTTTATAGAAACAGATAAAGCTATTCAAGATTTTATTAACTCTGACTTTGGTAAAAAATTAGATTTTGCTAAGTTTCAAAAAGAAAATAAAACAGATGATTCTACTTTTATTACTATTGAATATGATGCAGAACTAGCTTCTTCAAAACAACCTACTGCAGAGATTACAAATGAAGCTTTAAGTAACAATACTACATTTGATATTATCATGAATACTTTCATGGAAGAAACATATCAAGACAGTAGAGATGCTGGTAACTATGTGGATGATGCTAAAGATTATTTAGAGTCTGGTGTTAAACCTAAGTTTGATCCAGCTAAGTTATCACAAGAAGCTTATGAAGACATGTTTGGTTTAAATGGTTACTTAACTAAATTAAAACAAAAAGTTGATTCAGGTGAGTTCTATCTTATTGGTAGAGACTTAGTAGTTTATGATTCTAATATTACAAGACCTGATGGTAAAAAAGATAGAATTGCCGGAGAGATAGATTTACTTCTTGCTACTAAGAATGGTATCATGATAGTGGATATCAAGTCTGGTGAACAAAGAAAATGGCAAAACTTTAATAAGAACAGTAAGGATCCTAAGAAATTAAATTATACTAAAAGAGAAGAGTATACACTACAACAAGGTGGATATGCAACTATGCTTGAGAGAATGATTGATTATCCGGTAGCTGGTATAGCTTTACTACCTATAGAGAGAGCATCTAATAAAGAAACAAACCAAATGGTATCTGCAGGTCAGCCTAACATGTCTGCTCCAGGAGTTTACAATAAAATTGAGTTTGTTAAAAATGAAGATGGTACTTATAAAAGAAATGAGTTTGGTGAATTAGTAATGAACCCAACAAATGAAAAATCATCTGAATGGTTTATTCCATTGTATAGAAATTCTGTACAGGATAGACTAGATATATTATTCCCGCCATCTACTGTTAAGTTTATGCCAGGTCTTAAAGACAAAGCTAAAAAAGAATTTGATTCTTACACTACTGATTTACAAGCTATTACAGATGCTGATACTGATGAAAACAAAAATGAATTAGTAAAAATAGAAAACAAAATCAATGAGTTTGCAGAAGTAAATAATCTTGCTGTACCAGAAGCTTTAAAAGAGTTACTGAAAGAAAAACAATTAGCATTGGGTAAAGTTGTAGGTAAAAATTTAATTGATAAAATAGTAACTAAATATACTAATCTTGCTACAAAAAGTAAAAATGATGTAGATAAATTAGTAACTAGACTTGCTCAAACTAAATCAGATATATCTTTTGATGAAATAGATCTTAGTCCTGATAGTGCTTTTATACAAGAACAACTTAAAAAAGATAAAGCATTTGCTCAAAGATTTGCTACACATGAAGAAATGTTTGAGGGTAAATCATATAAACCTACAATGGGTCAGTTAATAGCAGCAGATACATTACATCTATCAGGTATCATAACTGATGATGAATATCAAGCTATTGTAGAAGAAAACTATAACACAAGTGATGTCTCTTTATTAATACATAAAGCTGTAAAAAGAATTCAGTATTTATCTGCCATGAGTGATACTACTGCAGAAGCTAAGAAGTTTAAAGATTATCAAAATGATATTTTTAACTTGATGTTTAGCACAAAAGTTAATCAATCAAATACTGCTATCACAACTGCTTTAAACACAGCCCAAGAAGAAATAACTGCAGGTAATATTAAACGTGCACTGGATATTATTGAGAATGAAGTTTATGCATTAGAAAGAACATTAGAAAAAACTAAAAATGATAATGTTAAGAAAACTATTCAGGATAAAATAAATGATCTTAATAGTATAAGTGAAGCTATAGTAATCACAACAGGTTATGTAGAAGAACAATTTATACCTGAACAAGAAGTAACTGAAGGAGAGCTTGAAGAATTTGATGCTGAAGAACAATTAGATAAAATTATTGTCAAAAAAGGTATGACTCTTTACTCAAAAAATGATAAATTTACTGTCCAAACTATTAATAAAAATAACACGGTTACTCTTAAAGATAGTGAAGGAAATGAACTTACTGTTACTATGGATGATTTAAATAAAAACTACAAGACTGAATCAGATTTATTAGGGTCTGAAATAGCTCCTGAAACAGCTCCAATCACTAAAGAAGAACAAGAGTTTGTAAATCAAACTGAAGATAGTGTAGATGCCTTATTAGAAAGTGCAGATAAAACTGATGTACTAATGGCTGAAGCCGATAAAATTAAATCTTCAGAAGCTGCTGAGGATGATTTATTAAAAGACTTAACCTGTAAATAATCATGAGTATAACATGTGCCTTGTCTGATGACCAGATTGCAAAATTATTTAAACTAACTTATAAAAGAATGAAAGATGCACTAGACTCAGGTACTGAGTTTGATGCTGATGCTTTCATGAAAGATTTGTTTAATAAAATTTCAAGTAAAGAAGATACTGATACTGCAGCTAAATTTGTTCAACAGATTCCTGCTATTGTTTCTAATTTGTCTAACAAAAAAGCTTTACTAAATCTTGATTTTGTTGGGGCTCTAGATGAAAAATCTCTTAGAAAATTAAATGCTCAGTTTAAATCAGATGAAGGTATCAAAGCTGTAATTGATAAATACTCAGTAAAACCAGATCCTGTACCAAATAAAATTGAAAATGAAGCTAATGAAGCTAATAAGTTACAGCTTAATCAAATTCCAATACCTGAAGAACCAGTAACTGTTATTGAATCAAATAGATTTAAAACACTAAGTCCTTGGGGAGGCACCCTTCAAAACTACATTAAGATTAATCCTAATAAGAAATCTGATGGTTCTATAGTAATTGAAGAAATTAATCCAGAAAAAGCTGCTATCATAAAGACTTTTGAAAACATAAAACAAATACAAGCCATGAGTGATACTACTGATGGTGTTATTTATGAAGGTAAAAAGTTAATGTTCCGTGCTGAAAATTTAGATCTTTTTGCTAGAGGTAAAAACCTAGACATGCTTGATAAAGAAACTAGAACTGAAATAGCTGCTTCTAGAACTATAAGAGATAATATAAAAACAGGAAAGACCAAAAAAGAAAATGTAAATCCAAACATTGCACAAGTTGATCAAAGAGTAATTCTTATTCTTACTGATGAATTTGGTAGTAATATCTATGTAGATAATGAAGGTAAGTTAACTGATAGTGAAAAAGGAAAGTTAGTATACCAGTTCATGAGAACTGTAAGAAAAGACGGAAGTAAGTATACAGTAAAAGATATCTATAATAAAGAAGACCAAGTTCTTTCTCCAGAAGAGTTTGCAAAAATGACTTACAATCCAGAAATAGATGGAACAAAGAGAGAATACTTTGATTTAGTTGTAGCAGAGCAACAAAAGCAAATGAAAGAGTTGTATGACTTACAACAAAAAGCATTAAAGAATGAAGCAGAACTATTACCAGTTACAGGTATTACTACAGGTGTACCTTCTAATTTAAGTTCAACAAATATTCTTTTGAATGAGCTTACTAAATTTCCCGGTATTACTACTGATGTATATAGAACTATTAGGACAGCTCCAAGAGCTACAGCTACACTAAGAAAGGGTGAAGCATCAATAATAATTAATGGTAGTAAGTTTGCATTAGATAGACCAAGAATTACAAAAGATGTTGCTGATGAAGTAGCTTCAGTTTTAACTAATGCTAATATCCCATTAGCTGCTAAAAAAGTTTTTGTTGATCAATTCTTACCAGCTTCATTAGATACTGAAGGCACTACTAAAAAATATAAGTTTAATTTTGATAAAGACCTTAAGTATTTATATTTTAATGAGTACAAAGACTTTAAATTTAAGAATCCGGTAAATGAAAAAGGAGACTTATTAACTGATACTAATTTAAAAAAACTATCAGCAGAACAAATTAAAAGCATTAAAGAAAGAATTGTTAATGTTTTAATGAATGGTGGTTACAGAAACAATAAAGAAGGTCAGACTAATGCTGTGTTCATGTCATATGATAGTGATAAGCTTGGTAAAACATATCAAAGATTATCTGAAGATGGTACAAGATTTATTGATAAATCATACACTGAGTTTTTAAGTACTCTTCCTATTGAAGTAAAAATAATAAATGCAGACCCTGGTTTTTATAACTATTCAGTTAGTTACACCACGCCAGAAAGTACACTAGGTCAAATAATTAAAAAAGGTGACTCACCTTCAATTGAAAGAAGAAGTGACATAGATTTATCTGATGCAGCTAGTATACAAAGAGAATTATCTTTATCCCGTAATGATGACAATAGATTAGATGCAGCGGGAAGTTTAGCTGAAAGACTAGCACAAAAAAGAGAGGATGAGTATTATGATAGAATAGCATATGCAAAAGACCATAATCCTTCACCTAAAAGTAAGAAAGAAGAAATAGTACAAATCTTAACTGAACCTGAAGCACCTGCTCCTGAAAGTACTAATTCTGCAGTTAGTGAGATATTTAAATCAAATGGTAAGATAGACTTAAACTCTATACCAGGTTCATTTGACAGAAAAGGTTATAGTAAAGATTTTATAAATCCTGTTAAAATACTTCAAGCTAAAAAGTGGTGGAACAGTAAAGAGCTTAAACCTTTAAGAGACCTTATATCATTAGAGCATGTAGCTAATATTGTTAACTCAGATGTGTTTGCCACATTTATAGTTAACGGTGCAGTCTTAGCTGATACAAATGAGAAAATGGGTTCTATTAAAGTGAATAAGGCTAACGGTTCATTTTACCAAAATCTTACAGCATACCATGAAGCGTGGCATGTTTTCTCTCAGTTGTTTTTAACTAAGGAACAAAAGATTGAGCTATACACGGAACTTCAGAATTATACTGATGCTAAAGGTAATCAACCGCATGCTAATAAAAGTTTTAGACAACTTGAAGAAATGTTAGCTGAAGACTTTAGAAATTATGTTAAGACTGGTAAAGCAAAACAAAATGCTCCAAAAAGAAATACTATATTCAGAAGAATATTAAACTTCTTAAAACAACTATTTGGCAAATACCTTAATAAATTTAAGAAACAAAATATTCAGATAGATAGTATGAATTCTCCAATGGCTAAAGAGCTATTTGATAATTTATATCTTGGTAGATTTAACAGCTACCAAGCTAGTATTGATAATGCTTTGTTATATGAATTAGATAGAGGAGCAAGACAAGTAGTTAATACAAAAGAAGATGCCTTAAGTCCTCAAGATAGTAGTCAAATGGTTAATACTATAGATGGTATCTGGGCTGAAATAATTGATGATATCTATGATACTAGAGTTGTTGAAACAAGAAAACAAATTGCTGAAGAAGGTCTTAAAGCAGGAGACAAAGTAACTCCTGAGTATATTGAAAAAAAATTACATACAAAAGGTCTTAAGTCAGCAAGTGTATTAATGCTTACTGAACCAGCTAAAAGAACTTGGTTATATGGTGAAACAAAAAATAGACTTCAAGAAATACTTAAACAAGAAAAAGATAAGTTAGAAAAAGTTGAAGGTCAAAAAGACTTTAATACATATACTACATTAAAAGAAATTTCTGATAATGCAGTAGCTGTAATGAAGAATAAAAAAGGAGAAGACAAGTACTTCTTCTTAGCATCTCAGGTAGATGACTTTAGTAAACTAAACCCATCTTTAAAACGTGGTGAAAGAGTAAGAGGAGAAGACTATAAAGACAGTATTAAAATACTTGGTGATTTCTACAAGCATAAAGAAATTACTAAAGATGAAAGACCTGTTGATATTGTTATCATATCTAAATTAGAAGATGCTCCATTACAGTTTGAGAACTATAAAGTAGGTAAAGCTGATGTATATACTGAACTTATACAAAATAAAGATGCTAAGAATATTCTTGTTGATGAGAAACAACAATTAGTTAGAGATAACATAAGAATTCTACAAAACACAATAGCTAACTGGGGTGATGAAAAACATGGTATTATAAAATACCATATGGAAAATACTGACTATGAAATTGGTAAAGACAAATTTGACATAGAAGTACAGAACCAATCAAAACAAGAGATTGACCAGGATGGTGATGTTGTAGATGAAACTGAATCTGACACAGGTGCATTTGAACCTAAGACAGGAACATTGTCTTTACAGCAAATGATGAGTAAAGAAACTAATTATCTTATCAAAAGTTTGTTTAAAGTTAATCCTGATGGTACTACACCAACAGATAGATTTGGTATTAAAGAAAGAGCAGACTTTGCTAAAGTATTTACTATTCTAGCTAAAACTATTGGTGGAGAAAGAGACAGATACAAAGCATATGAAAAATTAGGACAAGAAGCTGAGAAGTTTCCTGAACTTAAACAATTATATGAAAAGAAATATCCGGACCCAAGCAATATCAAAAACACACATGAGATAGATGTTAGTTTAAGATTCTGGCAAGACTTTGGTAAATTTAGAGTTAAGTACATGCAGTTATTTGCATTCAATGATGCTGATAGTAGAACTATAGATTTCAGAGTTAAAGAATCTTCTATTGCTATTGACAACACTCTAAATAGGTGGATGGCTTTATTTAAAAGCACCCAAGCTAACTCATACATTAATAAGTCTAAAGATAATGTATCCACATTAAACTTAGCTAATCTAGTAAAAGACTTTAGTACTAAAGGAGAACTAGCTGAAAAAGATGCATTAGACTTTGCTAGAGCAATGGCTATTGATTTAGATAACAATGATAATATTAAAAAGGAACTTGTAGCTAATTTTGATTATTATGGTTTGCCTTATATATTTGATATTGTTAAAGGCTTCAATGAAATTAACAATCTAAAAGAAGGTGACCCAGCATTAACAGCTGATAAAGTCAAGTATCTTGATATGTTTAAGAAAAATCCAATTGATGTTCTTAAAAATATTGTTCCTGTTGGTGTACTGTCTAATCTTAAAGGTTCCGTAAAAGAGCTTACACAGTTAAAGAGACTTGCTGAATTACAATCTAAATATGGTTTTGATTCTGCAACTACTGGTGTTATCCGTGCAAATGGAAATACTGGATACCAAGAGATGAATTGGAGTTCTGCAGCATCATATGTATATGCATTAAATGAAGTTGATGAAATGAATCAGCTTTGGACAGACCCAAGATTTAGTTATATGTCTTATCTAAATCCTGCTATTAATCCTCACACACTTCAATTAAACATAATAAAAAGTTTATTTGGTGCAGACGGTAAAAAAATAGAAGGTAAAAGTGTTTTATTAATGGCTGTAGATGGTACATCTATGTCTAATAAAAAAACAATAAAGAAAAATGGAAGAGATGTAGAAGTAGAAGAAGCAGAAGGTAATACTACTACTGAACTAGACCCACAGTCTAAGTTCTTACAAGAGTTACATACTATGCTTTTAGGTGGTGTAGCTGAATTCCCAAGACACTCAGAGAAAAAATTCTCCTATGGTATTAAAGTTATAGGAGGTGTAGAAGGAAGTTCAGTAGGTTTTTATAAAAAAGGTGATGATAAAAACCTTTATGTAGACATGGATAAGTTCATGACAACTGATTCTAAAGGAAGAAGTGAAGGTGAAATCTATGCTATTGGTAATAACTTTTTCCCATATATCCAGGGTGAATTTGATAGAATTAAAAAATTCAGAGGAGCAAACAAAGAAGAGTATTTAAAAGTTACTGGATATAACAAATTAGTTAATGATGGTAATGGTAATGATGTACCTGCTGGTTCAATATTCTCAGCTTTTGATTCTGTATTAAGACAAGAAACTAAAGATGAACTTTATAAATTAGCTGATGAACAAGTAGATGTTCCTTTGATAGACTATTTAAGAGGTAAGCCATTAAGAAAAATGATAACTGATGATATCATAGACTACTTTAATGAGAAAACTGGTGAAATAGACAATCTGTATTTCCAAAAAATGCCATTCTTGTCTAAGTCTATTTTTGAAAAACTGGGATACAAAGCTGAAAGTTTAGATAACAATACACTTAATAATTTAAAGAAAGATAAGACATTAACTGAAAAGATACTAAAAGCTTATTTATACAATGACTTTATTCACAAGTATGAGACATCAATGCTTGTGTATGGTGATCATGCACAATGGGGTCATGATAAAGAAGATTGGACTAAGCGTATTCCAGGTTCAACTTCAGATGGTGTTGGGTTTAATTTTGATGAAGGTATTTCAGATTTCATAAATACTAACTACAATAACGTTACCTATGCTAGCTTAAACATGCCAGAAATATCTGAAGAGAATAAATTCATGTATGGTGAAACTTTAAATACAGCTGTCATAAAAGATGCTGTAAGAGATTCATTATACTTAGATGATATGGTTAAAGCATGGAAAAAAGAATATGCCGGAACCTATGATTCTAAAACTATAGATGAGCTTATTAAAAAAGACATTAAGCCATTTATGGGAATGAAAGAAGGTGATGGTATGGCTTATATGACTTTTGATGCCTATAGAACATTGCACAAAACAGGAAGAGGTTGGACACTTGCTCAAGAAAATCTTTATCAAAGAATTATCAAAGGAGAAAAGATAAGTCCTAAGACAGTAAAAGATTATTTTCCTGTATATAAATTACATTACTTTGGTGCACTAGAAAACAATCTCTTACCAGTAAGAGCAATGCATAAGTTTGCTGTTATACCATTAATACCAGGGGTTAATGCACAAGAAGGTTCCGAGTTAGATACATTACATAAGAAAATGTTAAGAGAAAACATTCAGTATGTAGCATTTGACTCATGTTCTAAAGGAGCTAACCTAACAACTAATGGTAAAATAGATAATATTTTTGCTAATAAAGATGAGAAAGCTATTAAAGAGGATACTGCTTTTACAGTTAATCCTATTTACATGGCCAACTTAAAAGAAGTAACTGTTATCAATGAGCACTTTAAAGGTTCTCTTCCTATAGCTACACAAACTAGAGGTATCTTACTTGACAACCTTTACTCAGAAGGAGGTCTTATTAATGAAAAAAATAAGCCAGTTCTTGATGAGTATTTGTCTGCAGTAAAAGATTACTCAGAAATATTAAAAGAAGAGTTATTAAGTGAAATTGGTTTTGAACTTGTTGATGGTAGATACATAGGTAACTTAACACAGTTTATAGAAGTTATCAGAGATGAATTAAAAAACAGAGATACTCCGGATCATTTAATCAGACTTCTTAATACTGATAATGATAATCAATTAGCAATGGATTTATCATTACATCCAGAAGCTGACACTGTTGAAAAGCTTATCATGAGCTTTTTACAGAATGGGTTAATCAAACAAAAAACTAATGGGGAACCTTTAGTTCAAACACCAAGTACATTTACTAATGGTATTTGGGATTCTCAATACAGTACTCTAACTAATCCAAAAGAAATTAAAGAATGGTTAGGTACAAATACTCTTCCTTTTTATGGATATAATGAGAATGGTAGAAGTACTGAGATGAAAGTTGCTGTTGCTTTACAAGGTGAGTTTGTTAAACTCTTAAATGGTAAGCATACAGATGGAGAAAAAATCTCTACTATTGATAGACTTAATGAGGTAATTAAAGATCCTAAATGGTTAAAAGACAATAAGGATGCTGTTACTATGTTTGGTCCAAGAATTCCTAATGATGCAACTAATACAATTGAAGCAGCAACAGTATGGCATTTCTTACCTGAAGCATTTGGTAATAGTATTATTGTACCAACAGAAATAGTTGCTAAAGCTGGATCTGACTTTGATGGTGATAAGTTATTTATGACTTTTCCTAATTTAGATAGAGATGGTAAGGTTATTTCTAAAGGAGTAGATAAATTTGAATCTCTTCTTAAAGAAACTCAAGCACTTGAAAAAGCTAATAAGTCTATAAAAGGAAGACCTTCTTCAAGAGCTTTGCTTGCTGAACAGAAAAAATATTTACAGAATAGATTTAAAAATGCTGCTGTAGAAATTTTAATGTTACCAGAGAACTATGCATATTTAACCAAACCTAACGGAACATACTTAGTAGATAAATATGTACCTGAGTTAGAAGAAAACAAGAAAGGTTACAACAGATATACTAATACTCATGGTCAAGCACCTAAGCTTTCTGCTGCTGATGAAAACGGTAAAAGAAAAACTGTAATTAGTCCTACAAGAGTATTAGAGGCTACATACAATTTGTATAAACATGATGCTAACTTATCTCTAGAAGCTTCATTAGGTATAATGGCTAAGTTAACTAAGAGTCATCCTATATATAAATCTGTAGGAGCTAAGATGCCTGCTACATATAAAGCTTCTTCTTTCATTGAAGCATTAAATAAAACTGTAGAGACAGGTTATGAATTACCAGTAGTTATGAGATTTACTCATAATAAAATTAAGAATGCTAAAGGTAAAGAAGTTATATCATTATCTGGTGAGAGAACTCAAAGAGGTTCCCGTATATCAGATGTATCATCTCATGCTTTACAAGGTATTTTAGATAGAGCAAAAGAATCATTCCCTTTTGAATTAAAGCTAGTTCCAGAAGCAATGGATGTATTTAGTTACATGCTTCAGGCTGGTGTTGATGAAGAACAAATATTCTTTTTCTTAAATCAACCTCTTATTGCTGAGTACTTTGAAAAACAAAAATTAAAAGAAAGCGCTTATTCTAAAATAGTTGGTGGACAAGAAAAAGGTGGTGTAGCAAATAATATTATAAATAAAGTACTTAAAAATTTTAGCAAAGATAGTTTAGATATTATCTATGACAGAATCAATGTTGCTAAACTAAGATATGTTCTTAATGACTTAAAAGCTAAAGGTGAAGATACTAAGTACTATTATAAAGTAAAAAAAGTTTCTGGTGTTACAGAAACAACCTTAGAAGATTTAATTAAAAAGTTAAATAATGGTGGACTAGCTGCTCAAAATATTGAAAGAATATCATGGGATCCTAGTTTAAACCAAGACTCCACAGTCTATTCTTATAGTACTTTAATAAACAGTGTAGAGAACTTTGCATTTACTACTGAAGTATTATCAAAAGAATTTTTACCAAAAGGAGATGTTTCTACAACAACTCTAAAAGATGGTGTAAAGGATGATAAGACAATGAAAGCTCTTACATTGTTTATGAACTATCTTGAATTGGAAAGACAGTTTAAAGGTATGAATGATTTACAACAAACATTCTCTCCAGATACTGGTAAGCTTACCACAGTACAGCAGGTAATTAAAAGAATGGAAGCTTATGATGCTTTAAGAAAAAGTAAATCAATTGACCAAGAATTCTTAGAAAAATTAATTAATAAGTCTGTCTTATCTTCATTTAATCAAGATCAATTAATTAAAGATTTAACAGAGCCTTTGTTTAACTTAAGACTTAATCCTGAAATTACTAAATACATCAGTGATGCATTTGTTGATCAGTCTAAAGCATCTCAGATTAGAAATAATCCAACATTTGGTAAAGGTATAAATGGACAAGAAAGATTTAGTACTTTGTTTAACAATGGAGTAATAAACTTTATCTTACAAAACTATACATCTAACTTTGCAAATGAGAAAGGTGAGTTAGTAAACATCCCTGATACATACACAGATAATAGACCTGTGTTAATTGTAGATGATTTAGATACAGATGCCGGAGTATTTGAAGAAGGTATTGCAATCAACACTCTTAGAATTGAAACTGACTATGCAAACAAAGCATATTTAGAATCAAGTACATCAGAAAATAACTATGGAGCTAGAGGCTTGGATACATTTAAACTTAAAGATGATCCATTCCAAACATTAGCAAGTTACTATAGATATGTTATTGCTAGAGAATCAATCAGAGTAAATAATCCAATTGAGTCTCTTGAAGATAATAGTGACTTCTTAAAAAGAGTTGTTAATATGGGTAATGCTAGTGATGCATATGAAAGTTACATATCAGAAAGAGCATTAGCAGGTAGTTATAACAATAAATATATTATGGGTAAAACCAAGTATAGTTATTCTGACTCTTTGTTAAATTTAATTAATGAGTTTGGTGACACACTTAAAATTAATTATCCTATCACAGCTCAATTAACACCTGGTACAAATACAGATGGAGCTAAAGTTCTAACATTAAATAATCAGAAAGAAGCACAGGGAGAACTAGCATCAGTTTATTATAACAACCTTAGAAATTTATCTGACCCAAGTATTACTAAAGTTCAGAATAAAAATAAAACTGCAGAAGAGAATGCAAGTGATAATAAAAGAATATCAGAGATGTTTGATTTATTCTCATTAGCTATGTTCTATCAAAACGGTATTGGTAAAACAAGATTAGGTTTTGTTAAAGCATTGGATCCTATTAAGTATAAGAATATTATATCAAATGCTTCTAAAGCATTTACTGCAAATTATCTAAATAAAGAAACACTTGATAGTATATTCAATACAGTAGTAAGTATGGATAAGTTTAAAAACTATCTTGTTTCTCCAAAAGGATACATACATACTGAATTAGCTACATTAGAAGCATCTAAACCAGCTAATGATGGTACATTAGAAACCTTTGATGATGATGAAGGAGAAGATCAAGTTTTAGTAAGATTAATAAATCAGGAAGATGTAGATTTATTTAATGCTTATGTAAAAAAATCAGGAGGTAAAAGACCAGAAAGATTCTTTACATCTAAAACTTTATTCCCTGCATTTTATAATACATCTACTGGTAAAAGATCTGGTATGCCTCAATCAGCTATATGGATTAAAAACAAATATGACAACTATGACATGATAGACCAAGAGTCTGGAGAAGTATACTATGAAAATGCTAACCTTTCAACAGGTATGTACGTAGCTCCTAAAGTTGAAGGTGAACAAAAATCTACAGGTCCTGTAAGTCAGTCTAATAAACCAAAAGGTCAACAAGTTAAAGAAGGTATTTATGTAAATCAAGGAGCTCTTACTAAAGAAGAACAACTTGAGTTATTTAATTATCTTAAACCTTATTTAGAAGAACAAGCTAATAAAAGTCTTAAATCTTCAGAAGGTAGTAAAATGATTGGTCTTGGTTTAAGATGGGATTATACAAATAATAATCCTGGAAGAGCATCTGTTAATATTCCCGACCCAATAAAAAGAAATCCTAAGTATGGTTATTATAATCAATCAGTTAATGGTCAATCTCTTGGACAAATTACACCTAGATTTAGAGAGCTTATGCAGAAAGCTACAGGAGTAGATATGACTAACTATGATGGTGCTATTATAAATCTTTATGAAAAAGATACATTTATCTCTTCTCATAATGACGTAGATGAAAGTAAATCAGCTATTAAGTATCCAGTTATTGGAATTAACATTGGTGGTAAAGGTAATTTTTCTATAGAAAGATTAGGTCCAGAAAATGCTATGTTAAATCTTGAAGCAGGTTCAGGATATATATTTGGAGTAGATGGTATTAATAGAGAAGTATGGCATAGAACATTTCCTACTCCTCAAGATAGTTTTTTACCAGAGTTAACAACTAAGATTGATGGTAAAACATATCCTGAAGGTTCTTATAGGATAACTATTACTATGAGAAGAGTTATGCCTTTAACAGCAGGTATGCCTCAAGCTCCATCAATTGTTACTGAAACTACTACACCTACACCAGCTCCTACAGGTGTTGCATCAGGATACACTAATTATTCAGGTGCTGCAACAGGCGGAGATACAGTATGGGCAGAAGTAGGTAAAGAATACGGATTAGGTAAACAAGTTGATTATACACCACAAACATTACAAAAATTATCACAAGATCAAGTACAAGAAGTAGAAACAGCTTATCAAAAAGCTGTAAAAGATTTAGGTAGAAATCCTTTACCTTATGATTGGAATGACCCAAATAAAAAAGTAGATGGTAAATCTATTTATTATAATGGTGGTTTAGTAAGGAGAGATTATTTACAAGCTAAAGCTGCAGATGCCGTGTTTGCAATTGGAAATGTTCTTACTCCAGGGGATAAAAACAAAAAAGGATATGCTGTTAAATCTAAGACAGATTCAGTAGATGGTGGTACAGGTTATGCTGTACAAATGGCTATCAATCTTGGAAAACCAGTTTATGTGTTTGACCAAACATATGAAAAATGGTTTGCTTGGGAAGATGGTAAATTCCGTATATCTGATGTCCCTACACTTACAACTAAATTTGCAGGTATAGGCACTAGAGAAATTAATGAAGCAGGTAAACAAGCTATTAGAGATGTGTATGAAAATACATTTAAAGCTCCTTCTCAACCATCTACTCAACCTGCTATAGTTAAAATAGAACCTACAGATAAAATTATCTGGGGACATCCAACTATTGGTAAAAGTTTCTTAAAGAAAAATCAAGACAACAGATTCATTTCTCTAGATGATGATTATGCTAGTGAAATAAACACTAAAGTAAAAGAAATAGCTGATAAATATAATGTAACAACATATCAGGTTAAAGATGGAGGTGATCAACAATGGAATACTGAGTATAATAAAATGATGCAAAATCTTTTTGATAAAGTTAAGGCAGTTGCTCTATCTGAAAATAAAATTCTATTTACATCCAATACTAATCTGTTAAAAAATAATGCAGATGTTTTTGATAAAGTTATCAATCTTACTAATGAAGAGTTCCAAAAAAGAATATCTGAAAGAGGTGCTAAGTATGATACAGTAACATGGAAAAAACAAATTGAAGATGCAGTATCTAAAATTCCTAGTAACAAAGTAATAGTTACAGATAGATATCTTTCTGATTTGTTACCATCTACTCAACCTACTAAAGCACCAGTAAGTCCAGCTCCAATAGATAGTATAGAGTATGACATGAAAGTATATGCCTGGTTAGTACATGAAATGAGCGGTGTACAACCAAAAGATTTTAGTAGTGGTACAGAGGGTATAAGAATGTATAAGCTTAACAAGTTTGGTAACTATGATCTTGTAGATAGAACAACGGGTGAAATATATGTGAGAAATATTAATATGGAGACAGGTAAGCAGGAAACTGAACCAGGTCTTGATTCACCTGTAGATCCTGAAGTTATAGCTAAAGCTCTTGATAGACTTATCACTTTAAGAGCTACTACTAACATAGAAGAACAATTAGCTACTAAAGGTTATGATATCAATGATATAATCAATAATTTAGCAGAAGCTAAAACACAAGAAGATTATAATAAAATAACAAAAATACTTGATAAGTTATGTTAGGAAGTTGTCCCAATAAAAGTAGTGATGAATGGAGAAGAATTCTTGCTCAAGAAAATGGTAATGAAGAACGTGCCCTAGAAGAATGGAACAGACTAGTAAAAGAAGATGAAGAGTTTGAAGATATACTTCAAGATGATTTAAACATTACTCCTGATGAAGCTCCTACTAATTTTGGTGAAGCCTTACAAAAAGTAAAAATATTTTTGGAAGAAAAGAAATATGCTCTCAGCAGAAAAAAACTTAAGAACCAAAAAGAACAAGAGGCTCAACTAGCTAGATTAACTAAAATGGTTAATGAGTTAGATGGTGTTGATTCTATTAATATATTCATAGAAGATTCATTTGAGAAAGCTCTTTCTGCTAAGAAATATTTTAAAAGCTTAATGACTGATTTTCAGGAAGGTAAGATTGATAATAAAGAGTTTTTAGAAGGTCTAGTAAACATAAATGACTTTGCTAATAACTACTCTATATTAGATGAGATTTCTAAAACAGATGCTGTAGAATATTTTGGGAAACCCGTAGAAAGAAAAAGTCTAGCTGAATATACCCCACAGGACAAACTAACTACAGCATTAGAGATAAGAAACTTTATTAGAACAGCTTATATAAATCAGGTAACTCCTTTATTAGCAGAAGTATTAGTTGCTCAAAGAAACACTAGAAACATTGGTTCAATAACTGAACAGATAAAAACTTATCAAGATAGAATTCAGAAAATTAAAACATCTACTTTATCTGATAAAGCAAAAGCAATTGATATTGCAGCAGCTCAAAGAGAGTTAACTAAGTGGCAAAACATGCTTCTTGATAAAGAAAGAATGGAAAACATTCTTAAAATGTCATTAAAAGATGAGGGTGTGTTTGACTATTTACTTAATCCTTTAATTAGTTCAGAAGATAGTGCTCTTGCTTTGTTTGCTAAAATGGTTAAGTCTCAATTTGAAGAATCTAGAATAGATGATATAGCTGAAAGAAATGAAGGTGTAGATAAACTTAAAGAATTCAAAGCTAAGTCTGGAAGAAGTATAAACAATGTTGCAGAATTTAATGAGGGTCTTTTTGAAGAAATTTCTGTAGTAAGAAGAGATTTTAAAGGAAAAGCTATAAAAGAAAAGGGAGCAGTGGTCATTGATAAAAAAATGTCTTTTGTACAAAAGTTTGATCTTAATTTATATGGTGAAGCTGAAAGACAATTTTATAAAGATAATCCAAAACCAACTTTATCTACTGAAGCTTCTCCAGAAGAAGTAAGTCTATATGATAAACAACTTAAAGATTGGGGAAAAAAAAGAAGACAATGGTATAAACAAAACAGACAACCTAAATCTACTGAAGAAATACTTAAAATTAAGAATGAAAAAAAAGCTGAGTTAGATAAAGGTATTATAACAGCTGAAGAATATCAAGAATGGCTTACTAAAGTTGAAAGTGTAGATACTAAAACAGGAGCTAAAACTTTTTATGGTATATTATCTGAGCCAGCTGAAAAGTACCTAAGTAAAAAATGGTTAAAACTATATGATAAAGAAGGTAATCCTATATCTCCTGAAGGAGAATATCATAAGTACTTAACTGATAAATATTTAAAAGATCAAGAACTTTTACCAGAATCTCAGAGAATGGGTTACATTCTACCTTCTATACCTATGGAAGATTATGAAAGAATGTATAGAAAAGGAGTTGGTAATTTTGTTAAAACAAATTTAAAGGATGCTGTAGCTATTCAAAGTTATGATCAAAGTTTATATGGTACAAATCTTAGTAAGGAAGGTGATGACATAGATACAAGACCATATGGTAGAGCAAGTTTGTCAGGAGAAAAAATGACAATGCTTCCTGTATACTATACTCAACCTATGAATGCAGATGATGTTAGTGTAGATTTACTAAAGTCTGTATTGCAATTTGGAGCAATGGCAAGAAAATACAATGCTATGAATGAAATTCATGCAGAAATAACAGCCTTTAGAAGTATTATTGGTGAAAGAGAAACAGCAGTAACAACAGCATCAGGAGAGTCTATCTTAAACATTGCAGCTAAGAAACTAGGCTTTGATGATTATATTAGATCAAATGCTACACCATATTCTAAAATGCATTTAGAAGCATTCTTAGAAATGGTAGTACAAGGAGAATCTCAAAAAGCAGAAAAGATCTTAGGACTTGAGTTATCCAAAATAGTAAATACAGCTATGGGTATTTCAGCTGTTACTACAATCTCAATGGATGTACTTAAAGGTGCAGCAAATAATATACAAGGTAATATTCAAGTAGCTATAGAAGCTGCAGGAGGTGAATACTTTAATGGTAAAAATTTAGCTAAAGGAGCAGCAAAATATTGGTCAACAGTAGGAGGTGCTCTTAGTGATTTTGGACAATTAAAACCTGAAAGTTGGTTAGGTAGGTTAACTGAATACTATGATCCTATTCAAGGAACCTTTAAGGATGAATATGGTAAAAATGTATCAGCCAGTGTAGCAAATAAGTTATTCAGAATTAATACTTTATTTTTTAACCAAAACTTTGCAGAGCATGAGATTCAAGTAAAAACAATGCTTGCTTTAATGGATGCAACAAAAGTTATTGATAGAGCTACTGGTACTGAAATGACTCTATTAGAAGCTCATGAAAAATATGGTCCTGTATTATATGAAATGACAACTGATGAGACTGGAAAAAAAGTAAAAGAATACAAAGTACAAATAGATGTTACAAATTCTGAAGGAGTTGTAGAAAGAAAAGACTTTGATGAAAAACAAAGACAAGACTTTATGAATACACTTCATGCACTTAATAAAAAAATGCATGGTGTATATAATGATTTTGATAAAGGTGTTTTACAAAGACATGCTGGAGGTAGATTATTATTAATGTACCGTAAACATTTATATCAAGGTATTAAAAGAAGATTCAAAGGTGTATCTTTTGATGAAGAACTTGGTGGAGCAACAGAAGGTATGTATAGAGTATTTTGGAGAACCTTAATAAAAGATACTTATAGGTACAAAACAGATATAATGAAACAATGGAGTACTTACTCACCATTTGAAAAAGCACAAATTAGAAAAGTAGTAGCAGAGTTAACAATCATTGCAGCATTAGGAGCTCTTATTATGGCATTAACTTATATGGGTACTGGAGATGATGGAGAAGAAAAAGAAGATTTACCATATGCATATTACTTTATGATGTATCAAGCTATTAGGATGAGAAGTGAAACATTCTCATACTTAAGTCCTGCTGACTTTTGGAGGATAGCTAAATCTCCTTCAGCTATCACAGGTACTATAGATAGATTTGTCAAGTTCTTTGATCAATTTTTATTTACTTGGGATGAAGAAAAGTTAACATATCAAAAAGATACTGGTGTATGGAATAAAGGAGATAATAAATCTTGGGCATACTTCTTAAAATTAATGGGTTTTTCAGGTTATACATTTGCTCCAGAAGAAGCTGTAAAAAGCTTTAAATCTACATTTGTTAAGTAATAGTTTATAGTTAAAGCTCAAGGTACCCAGAAAAAAAAGGGAGAACCTTTTACAGTTCTCCCAATTCTATGTCAAGTAATTGACAGTATAATCTTTTTGTTTCAGCTTCTACAGCTTCTTTAGGCCAGTTTTCTAGATTATCTTGAAAATGACTAGTATCAAATCCAAATACCCACCAGTCTTTTGGTGCAGTTTTACCATTTCCATGCTGTGAATAAGTTAATCCACCATGTACATCAATATCAATATTATCATAATGTATTTTATAAGCAGGATGGGTAGGTGGAACAGCTACATAACCATTACCATAACCACTTTTTATTACTGGAAATCCACTAGCATGTTTCCATTGAGGATTTTTAATTACATACCATTTCAAAATTCACCTCCTTCTTTTTCAAAAAAGTCTACAACTTCATGTTTACTATTAAACTTGATTACTTTAAAAGTTTCATCAGCATAATCAAATCTTACTACTCCTAAAGTATTAAGAGCATCTTGGAAAGAACAAAGCTTACATACTAAGCATTTTCCTTTAGAAGACTTAGTCTGATACTTTCTTCTGTTGTCTGCAAATTTTTCTAATGGTTTATCTATTTTACAAGTAAAACATTTAAGTGTCTCCATCTTCATTTTCTTCACAACAGTCACATTTTTCTTCTGCTACTGTTAATCCATATTCATTTATGTACCAGTCATTAGCTTCCTTTTTACTAAGATACTCTCTAATATCAGAATCAATGACAGCTGCCGCTCCTGCTAGATAAGAAGCTACCATATGTTTTTTAAATGTTGTTGGATGCATTTGTGTCAACTTTAATAAACTTAGTTAAATCTGGTTTAAAAAATCCAGGTCCTTTAAGTATCTTACCGTCTTCTCTCAATAATGGCTTACCATCCTCACCAAGTTTACTCATATTACTAGCTTGTATTTCTTCAAAAACATCCTCAATAATATGTTGCATACCATGTTTAAGAATAGTACCACAAAGAATATAAAGTTGATCACCAAGAGCATCAGCAATTTCCACCAATGAATTTTCATCACATGCATCTAAGTATTCATCATTCTCTTCAGACATAAGTCTATGTCTAAGTTCAAATTCATCAGCTGAAATGTTTTTTGGCCATTTACCATTCTCTTGTCCAAATGCTTTGTGGAATTGTTCCACTGCTTTAAGTTGTTTTTCCATAATGTAAAATTAAAAAAAAAGGGATACATTTCTGCATCCCTTAATTGATTATTTGTTTAACCCAGCCGGTTAAGGCAAGGATCTTTAGAAAAAGTCAGGAGTATTATCCTTATCTTCTTCAGTTTCATTACTAGTAAAATCTAAATCAAAATCAGCAACATCATCTGTTTCAGTTACTTCTTCTTCTTCTATTTCAAGAGTATCAAAGTTTGCTTCTTCAAAATTATCTTCAGTAGCAAAATCATCAGTAACTATAGGAGCTTCAAATGTATTACCAAACACATCTTTAAAATTTACAACTGCATCATTAGGTAAAGGTAAATCATCTTCTACAGTAATTTCTGGAAAAGTTATGTCAGATGGATCAACTATTGAATCTTCTTCATAATCTATACCTGTATCAAAAGGACCTTCATTGTCATCATTCTCAGAGGTGTCATCATTTTGATCATAGGTGTCATCATAGGTGTCATCATTTTCAGCATATCTAATATCCTCATCTATTTCATCTGCTTCTAAATCTGCAATCTGATCTAAGATATTAGTCTGATTAGGAATAACATATAAAGGATCTACTTCTTCTACTGCTGCACTTAAATCTTGAGGTGGTGTACTTAAATCTGGAACTGGTGCACTAACGGGTTGAACTGGTGCACTTAAATTACAGATAGTACCAATAAAGTAATGTAAGATTCTTTGATCTTCTAACCATGTTTTAGGATGAGAATACTGTAATGCATTAGTTACAAAATTATAGAAAGCCCACAAACTATCTGTATTAACAAATACTTGTTTCGGTTTCTTCATTTGTTCTCTAATCATATTAGCTTGTTCAGTAGTAAGAATCTCATACTCTGCAAATAATACTCCTAAAAGTTGAGCTTGTTTTCTTTTATTCAAAGTTACTGCTTCCATAGAAACTTTATCAGAACATAATTGGGTGTAGTACATATGTGCATTAGACACATATTGATCTATAGTATCTTTTACTTCAGTATCTGCAGTTCCGGTGTGTTTTCTAACCCAGTTACCTATATTACCAGAAATCATTACTGATCCTGTTTCATTTATATAAGCACCAATTACACATTTAAACTTTACTTGTTTATTATAACTGTTTGTCCAAGCAAACATCATTGATAACTCAGGATCAGAATTAAAATTTAATCTGTAAATTCCTTGAGCTATTTGTCCATCAGCAGTACATCTATACTCCTCTTCTACAATACTAAATCCTGCAGCAGCAAGAGATTGGAATGCATAATCAATAACAAATTGATGACTAATTACTGTGTAAGTAGCAGCATGATTTGGTAAAGGCACACTAATTAAAGTGGCCTTTGTTGTGTTTTGTATTTTCTTTGGCATTTAAAATAATTTTAATTGATTTTTATTAGGTTCTAATCCAGCTATCTCTTTCTTTATCTTATCTAAATAGAAAGCTACATTAATATTGTAATCATCAAAAGATTGTTCCTTGTGATCAATATAAATAGTCTGCATCCAAGGACCAGCTTCTACTTGTATTTCTCTACCATCAAAGAGATTGGTTTTAATTACTTTACAACCAGACTTAGATATAAAATATCTAATAGTATGTTGTACTTCTTTCTTTTGAAATTCTCCATCAATAATTGCATGTTCTACAAATTTCCAGTCACCTTTAATCTTTACACCACCACAATAATCAAATATGTTTTGGTTTTGTGCTAAGTAATCTTCAGGCTTGATACCTTCTACAAAATATGCATGCAAAGCTTTAGGTATAATTAAGAAACTCTTGTTTTTATGAAGAGCTAAATCTTTATACTCAAATCTACCTTTGCATTTAGACTTACCATCTTCAGTAACTGCTATGTAGTTATTTACATCACCAAGAACTAGTTTAGAATACTTATCATGTTCAAGCTGCAGATTAGTTATCTTCTCCCAGCGGGCACATATTTCCATATACTTATCTACATACTCTCTTGGAATCATAGTCTCAAGACCATCTGTATTCTGCATAAGCGGAATAGCTCCCGGAATCTCTTCACAAATCATCTCATACAACATACTTAAACTAAGCTGACCATTAATTGTAATTCTCATGGTAAACTCAGGATCATATAAGAAACTATTCTCATCATTACTTAACCCATAGGTTGAGTTTAAGATAATCTTGTATACATAATTCTTAGGATCTTTCTTAGGTATCTTTTTTCTTTCTTCAAAGAACCATTCATACAGTTGACAGAATGCTTCTTTAGGTAAATGTCCCGGAGCCCATCCGTTTCTAATTGCTAGATTAGGATAAAAACTAGTAACATCACTTGTCATAATAATCATATCTTCTGTAGATTCATAAACTCTAGAAGTTCTAGCACCATGAATACCACCAAGACCATAATCAGACTTAACACCTTTATACTGTGCTGAATATTTAAACCCTCCTTTAGTTTCACCTGGATAGATAACAACTTCTCTAAATTTCTTTAACAAGTTTTGAAAAGTAGCTGTCTTAAATTCTACATAAGGTAGTATAATATCATTAACAACTATCTTAGGTCTATGAGTCCGCATTTGTCTAAGCTCATATTTTTTTATACCAGTTTGCTTACTCAAGAAATGTAAAAATAATTCTTTAGATATCCGTGGCTCAGAGGCTGAGAACAAATCAATGTTGTATTCTTCAGTTAAAGCTCTCCTAAGATTAATATGTTCTTTACTAAGATGCATGATTTGTTTAGTAGACCTAACATCATTAATACAATAATTTATAATCTCTGGGATTTGTTCTTCTACAATATAACTTTTATGATGAATAGGCATATCAATAATATTAGTCCAATCCATAGTATATTGAATCCACTTTAATGAACTTCTCTTAGCTGGATTATCCCAATGATTAAGTTTAAATACATCAATCTGTCTGATCTGAAGATCTTTAGGGCTAAAATCTAAGAATTCACCATCTCTTTGTTTTTGAATTACATATTGAGCTTTTGAATAAATAAATCTGGCAATTTCATCACCAGACATCTCAAGTAAGTCATGACCATTTGTAAGAAAGTATTCAGTTATTTGACTGTCAAAACCTAAACCATTAAAGCTAACATGCCATTCATTATGTTTTATGTTTCTTATCAAGAAAGTTAAAAAAGGTACAAGATCATTTCTTGATTCATGTATAACAAAAATCTCTCTGTGCTCAGACTTAATATCCTCAAATACAGCTATAAAGCAATTAGATAAGGTCTCGTAATCCATTACCCAATGGGTTTTGTTAATAGTCTTCATATGTTATGTTCAGTTAAGCTGTTCCCCCATTTAATTAATAAAAAAAAGGGTAAATATTTCTACTTACCCTTTCCCGTTTAACTTAATTACTACTCATTTACAGCAGTTTCTTTACTTGGTGTACCCAAGAATTGTTTGTAATCAAACTTCTTAGCATTAACTGCAAAAAGTTTAATTAAGTCTTCTACTGCAGATTTATCTTCTACATAAAATTCTTGAAATACTTCAATCTTGTGTCTTTCTTCTCTAAAAGTTCTACCATTAGGTCTTGGAGTTTTAATCTGCATTGGATCACCATTGTCATCTAACTTAGGTAACATGTGCAAAGACTGTTTGGTTTGTTTAGAGATGATAACAAAGACCTTAGTTTCAGGGTCAAAGATACATTCTACATATGGACATGAATCCGCAATTGGAATCATTCTAAAAGTTTGCTTTTCTTGCCAAGTAGCTTGAACAAGCATCATTGTGTTTTCACTCATTTTATTGGTTTTTAAATTTTTACAAAGATAATCTAGAATCATTAACATTCTCTAAATCTACCACCTCAATTAATAATTTTTCTTTTTCTAGATCAGGTTTGTCACAGAGTTCACCTACAGAAATGAGTAAATCTACTGGAACTTCTAACAGCTCAGCATATTTGACCATATACTTTTTAGGAAATAGATAGCTTTGAATATAATTATAGTTTCCACTATTTTTCTCAAAGTAAGTTAATATTTTGCGCTTTATCACATCACTCATTTGGCTATATTTACCATTCATAAATAAATTCCAATCATCTTTTAAATCAGAAAAGTCAAATGTAAATATAGTTTGTGTTGAATCAACCTTTATATAATCACAAAGCCTATTATGTTTAAGAAGAACACTTTCTTCAAAAACTATAAAAGCACTTGTGTTATCAGATTTGTAAACACAAATTAATTTTGCATCCTCGGGAGCATAACTACTATTCCAACTTACATAAGTCTCAATAGGAACTATACTACCTTTTTTAATATCTAAGAGCGGATACAAGAATATCTTAGACTTTTGAAAATACTTTCTATAAAGCGCATTGATTGCCATAATTTTACAATTTTACATTACCTAAAGCTAGCTCATATGGTAAGTCATATCTTTTGTTTTCATAATGCCATCTCACTTTCTGGATTATGTCTGCAAAATCTTTCTCCCATTTAACTAGTGTTTCTGAAGAAACTTGGTAAGGATAAACTTGATTATACTTATCTATTACTATAAAAGTAATTTGTATACTCCAATCATCAGCAATATTAAACTTTCTTTTTGCAAGAACTGTATAGATAACAGCTTGAATCCAATATCTATAATATTCAACAGAGTCTGGAAAGTCTTGTATTGATTTACCAAGTGTCTTTAAGTCATTGATAAACAGAGTTTTTGAGTTGTAATCAACAACTACATTGTCAAGGACACCGTGAAAACCAAAAGGTAAATCTTCAAGCTCAGCTTTAATGTGCAACTCATTGTAAGCTTGAATAGTTTTATCTGCTTCATCTTTGTCTAGTTGCAATAAAGTTCTCACATCTTTATTGTTTTTTAGTATTTCAACTGCTACTTTACAATTGTCTAAAGTAGGTTGATCCACTGTTGTTTTGTCTAGACTAAGTTTAAGATAAGCAAAATACTCTTTGTTCTCTTCGGTTAGAATCTTGTCAAGTCTTTGTTGATCTGTTTTAAGAGATTGATAAAGATTTGCTGTAAGTAGATGTGTGAGTATATCTGTTGAGTAGTCTTCCAAAGTTAATGTATTATTTCCAACTACCAAGTGGTATTTAAAAATATTATCAATAATTTTTCTCTGACTATCTGTTGGAAATTTACCCGGCATAGATATAAAATGTTCATCATATTTATCTGGCTCAAATAAAAGACAGTGCAAAACGCGCCCTCCTACAAGGTGCGCGTCTGTGCTATCTTCTCTTTGATTCAAGACATAATGGTTATAAAACATTCCAGGTGAAAACAATAGTTTATTTATTCCACTGTAACTGAAGTAAAACTTCTTCTTATAAAATTGTTCTAGTTCATCAGAACCAATCAAAGTCTGTATCATTTGTTTGTGTTATGTTATGGTTATGTGATTCTTCTAATTCTTTATTTAACTCAGATTCGGAAACAGGATTTGCTTCTTCCAATGCTATTAACTCTGACTTGAGTTCATTTCTTTCAATTACTGTAAATGCATCTTCTATATCTTCATCAGCTATCTCTTCTACCTGTACAGATTCATTTTGCACATCAACTAGTTCTATAATACTTTCTGGAGTGTACTCTTCAACATGTTGATAAGTGTAATTAACATTCAGAGACTTAAGTAAATCTTCATGAAGAGTTATAGTTTTAACTTTAAAATATGTGCTGTCTCCACCATCAGCAATTTCATCAGCATATCTTCGCATTAAAACATCCATCATATCTTTTGTAATTACTTTTTTCTCAATAAGAGATCTTACAATAGCATCTAAACTAGTACTAAGATAAGTTTTGTTTTTACCTAGATAATTAACTAAAGATTTAAAGTTTACATGATTTCTAGTATGACAGTTACCCATAGCATGACTATGTTCTTTAAATAACATTTCTAAATATAATAAAGATTCAGTATAATTAGAATTAGCCATTATCTCCATTGCTAAGATATGATTGTCTTTATCAGAACTTTCAAACATTTGGTGTATTTGCTCATACATAAATTCATCTATAACAGTAGCATCATCACCATTAATATGTTTTAAGATTGCAGACTCATCATATAGATTATGTGTAGAAAGTATTTCAGATAATTTAACATACTCTGAATCAACACTATAATACATATTTGATGTTATAATTTTATCAGCATGCTCATTTAATGCAACATTATCACCATGTCTAATTACACTAGTCTCCTCATAATTAAATAAAAGTCTATCTTCTGTATAATTTTCTAAAGCTTCTCTAATATTTTCTCTATATCTGTCATCTATATGGATACTAGTATCATCACAGATAGCTTTAAAATCTGCTGTTTTCATTGAATAAAACCAATTACCATCACATATTTTTGCTTGTGTATTTTTACTAGCAAATACATGAGTTGCATCATTTACATCTCTAACTGTTTTTATACCATATTGTAAAGCTAAATCTTTAAGCTTAATTCTGGGAACATTTACACCCTCTAAGAAATAAAGTTTATCTCCTTTTGTTGGTAAATACTCATTAATTCTGTTTTCTAATAATAGTTCATTTCTATTATCTAAACAGTTCATGGGTTCTAATTTAAAAACTACCTCTGTTGAATATGCTTCAACTTCAAGTTTTAAAAACATTTTCATAGAATAAAATTTAAAAAGGGGAGTATTATCTCCCCTTATATTTGTTTATACTTAAATTATTTTTCTTTTAGTGGGAACTGATTAATGTTCAATTACTTAACAGCCATCTTCACCACGTCCTGATTCATCATCAATGGAGCAAACTTAACTTTGTTTCCATTAACAATCTCTTTGATAATATAATATCTAAGGTCATCTGTAAATGCATCACAGTTTGTTGTAAGTTTGATTAATCTTTGAGTCATAGTTGCTGGAACAGGTTTAGTGTTTGCAAATACTAATGAATAATTAATTAATCTTGTTGCAATTACACTAGATATATCAGCTCTAAAGTCATCATCTTTACCAACAGCATTGGTCAAAGAGTTCATCACGTACTGCTCATCTTTAGTCAAGATATCTTCAGGTGAGATAATCTTATCTAACTTGTTGTTAATGAACATAGTAAACATAGAACTAAAGTCTACACCAACAGAACCCTCACCAATCATTTGAATTAAAGGCAAGCTCTCTTCAAACTTAGGAATAGAACTAATACCATTAAAGAATGTAGTAATAGATCTTGGATTTACTCTTTGAGTTACAAGTTCTGGATGCATTAACATAAAGTTGATACATCTACCGTCAATCTGTGCTTTCTCTGCCCACTTAGCCCATACATCAGAATCATATTTCAACTCAACAGAGATAAATCTTGTCTTCTGAGCTACGTCAAGACTAGTAACATTATAGTCACCATTGTCTGGATTAGTAGTTAAGATAACATGCCAGTTCTTAGGTAGTTTCCATGATACATATTCTTGTCTATCCAAGATCTCCATAGTTGCTTGCATAAATCTTTGATCTGCTCTAGTATAGTCATCTAAGATTAAGAAACCACCTTCACCTTTACCCTGAATCCATTCAGGAGCAGCATGTGACATTCTCTTTCCAATAACTTTATAACCTTTAGCACTTGCTGCAGATATCTGAGTTTCATTAATCCAAGTAGTTTTACCATCAGCATTTGATATCTGAAATTCTTTTACAGGAAAACCTACTAAGTCACCTAATTCCTCAAGCTGAGATAAATTCAGCTTTACAACTTCCATATTCATTTCTTTACCTAACTGCATAATAGCAGAAGTTTTACCCAAACCAGCATCACCTTCAATATTTACAGCTACAGGAACTTTACCTTCCTTTTGAATGTGTTGGTTATTACCAACCATGTGTTTAATAAAGTTCTTTAACTCTTCTACATTTAATTGTACTTGACTCATCTTTTTCTTTTTACTAATTAATATTTCCAATTTAATCCAATCTCAAACAGAGGTGTAATATGTAAAGCAAAAACTTTTGCTTTATCATCTATAACACTCTTACTTACACCAATTAAAAATGGAATAAGCCATAAAAACTTAGTTTCTATTTTACCATTATACTTTTTCATAATTCAAGTTTTATAACCTTTCCAGGAAGATCATTATTCATATAAGATTGTTCTGACAAAACCCATAGAATATTTCCTTTTGGTCTTACAGATGTACTACATTCACCATCAGTAAAATACACAAGACTTGTATATTTCTTTAGGTTTTCATTAAAATATTCTAGGACGGGATCAAATTCAGTCCCACCTCTACCTTGTACTGCCATCTCAAATTTACCTTTGTAAGGTTCAATTGATCTAATCTTTGTATCACATTGTACAACAGTAATATCAACACCACATTTAAAAATATGATGCATCTCTCCCATAAATTCTCTAAGCTCATCATCACTTACAGAACCTGAAGTATCAATAGCCAACAACATATGTTGTCTCATCTTTACTTTAAGACCAGGATTAGCATCAAATCTCTTGTTTTCCTTTCTTCTGATCTTCTTAGTAAATACTTTAGTACTTACACCAGTAAATCTTCTAATGAAGCCTCTCCAGTCAAATTTAGGAGGTACTATTTCTTCAATAACAATTACTCCTTCAATCTCTCCAGGAACAGTGCCGCGTTTTTTAACAGTTTGTTCTTTAGCATCAGATAATACTTTCTGTAACTGTTTCTCAATTAATTTTTGTTCAGCTTCAGTAAGATCTTCAAAGTCTTCCCAAGTAGCATGATCAGGAACATTACCAGAATCTATATTATCTAGTAATTCATCCATTGCATCATTACCACAAGTACCCTTTTGGTCTTTCTGATCTTTAAACTCTTTAAGCTTATCATAGTAATATCTACAACCAGCTTTAAGCTCAAGATTCATATCTTCATAGTCCTCAATGAAAATACCTCTACCCGGAAGCTTTTTACTAATCTCTAGTAATTCTTCTATAGGAGCATCTCTTTCTCTAGCTTCTGCTATTTCAGTTTCTACAGCTTCTTTAATAGTCTTATATTCTTGTGCAGAATATTCTCCTCCTGGAAGCCAAGAACTTTCAATATACTGATTAATCTCCATGTCCATTGCAACATTTGCTAATCTTCTATCACTAAACTTAAAGAAAGTAGTAAGATGTCCAAATGCAATATGAAGCAACTCATGTTTTAATATACCAAGTCTCTGGTCATCATTAAGTTCTTCCCAAAAATCAGAATTAATAGCAAGCTGGTAATTAATACCATTCTTACTAACTCCTGCTGTTGGTACTCTCTTATTATCCCAAAGCTTATTCAACATAATGAGAAAGAACCCATAATAGGGCTCCTTCAACATTAAGTCTTTACTAGCTTTACTCAAACTCTGAACTTTGTCCATTAGTTTTTTAGTTTAATATTTATGTCAAATTTATCAGCTGGGTATCCTAGTTGTCCTAAGAATCCAACCATGTCAACTACAAAATTCTCTAAAAACAATTCTATTGAATCTTTACTAGAGTTATTTGAAGTCATAAGTGATAAACACTTACCACTAGTTAATCCCTCTTCACTGAAGATAGAATCCTTACTAAGTGTTTTGTATGCTTTAGGAGCTTCTTTTTCCCAAGTTGCTTTTCCTAACTTAGAGAACTTATATAATACAAGTAGCTCACCTTTATAGTTTTTAAGATCAGCATTATTCAATGCTTGGAATGCTATAGTATGATTCTCAGAATCACTTGACTTTAGCATATTTAATAAATTCTTTGTTTCTTCTTTGTCAAATTTTAGTTTACTCATCAGTCTTCAGTTTTTAAGTCTTCATCATCTAAACAATCTAGTTCCATTAAGGCACTGTTTAAATCCATCATAGTCATGTATGCAGGATTATTAAACTTAGCATTTTCTATATCATAATTAGCTTCTAACAGCTCTATAGCTTCATTAACTAAAGCTTCTACTTTTTCTTTAATTTGTTCTACTCTATCCATTACTTTTCTGTTTTAGATTCAACAATCTCAATTAACTTTTCCAAACATTTAAGTTCTGCTTCTTCATAAGTTTCAAATGTTGGATGACCATTGTTTATAGTAGCAACTATATAACCACTAATTTCAGTTTCACTTGAAACAGTTGATTTGATTACACACAACCACTTGTCATTATAAATGTTGATTGAAGGATATAAATCATACTTCTCTCTAAACCATCTAAATGCTTGTGAGAATAATGGTGCGGAACATTTTAATTCATCAACACTCGATACCACCAAATTATCCATATTTTTTGTGTATGATGATCCTAAATCATCAACATCAAAATAAAAAAATTCTTCATATTTAGTAAAATACCCAAAACAAGGTCCATTAAATCCAAGTGCTTTCATTCTTAAAGCTAACTCATAAGTTACAAATTCTTTTTCCATCAGTCTTCAATTTTTAAAGTTTTTATAGCCCATTTCTCAGGTTTACCACTTGCAATCATATCTACCCATTCCTTTGCTGTTGGAATGTAATTGTTGCAATCCTCTTTAACATGTTGTTCTGCAACATATCTTGTATATACAGTTTTACCAGCAGAGTTAAGAAAAGATACACCAAAAACTTTTTCACATTCAAAGATACCTTCACTATGGTGACGGAACATTCTATGCATGCTATGACCTATCCATGATTTTGTAGCATCAAACCACTCATGAATATGATGATAATTTTCAGGTATTCCTCCAAACTTTTTAGCTGATGATTTTGAATGTTGATAAGGATGTGCCATACTACAGACTTTTAAATTTTTCTCTTAATTCACCTAACTCAAGCTGTATCTCTGTATATTCTTTTTGCATAAAATCTCTAAGTGCTGCAGTATTATTTAAATAAATTTCTCCAGGTCTTAGAAATTTTCCTTCACCAGTAACATACTCTACAGTAATTTTATTCATGGTTCCAGATATTGCTTCTAGAAGTTTAAGAGATCTAGTATGAAGCTTGTCAATCATTTCTTTTGTATACTTAGCTTCATTAAATTTTTTCTCTTCCATTACATTTTGTATGTTATATGATCAATAATCTCATATTTTGCTTCAGAATAACCTTCACTATATCCTTCACTTTGAGCATCTTCACGTAATTCTCTAACTCTTTCAAGTATCACATCTTTTAACTCATCTGTTAATGTTTGAGTCTCTAACTCATCTATTAACCAATCTTCAAAATCTTCCATTATTTCTTTTTTAAATATTCAATAACTCTTTCCCAGTAACTTCTAGCTTTCATTCTTCCATCTCTAAATGGTGCTAAAGCATATGTTGCTTTAGCTGTATTTAAAGCTTCTTCTTTAGCTTTTTCAGTTCCATGTAGAACACGTGCATAATTATACAGTTCATCTGCTTTTCTTTCTTCAGTCATTTTCTGTTTTATTTAATAAACTACCTTCATGAGTATAATCTTCAGTGTGAGTAATATTTATATGATTATTAATAATGTATTTTCCTGAAGGAACACATATAGATAAATCTCCAAAACCACCTTCATTATTCCACCAGTCTTCTATATCATTAAGAATAGTTTCTTGTGCAAAGTCTTCAATTAAAGAATATGCACTTGAATCTAAATCAGCTAAATTTGATTCTACATTCCAAGTATCTACTTCATCATCTACATCTTCTGGAGTAGCACAAGGTACTCTAGTATATCCAATTCTTTCTATGGAACCGGAGTCTCCTCCACCATCATAATGTACTTTAATTCCTGTAATACCAAGATCAGCCAACTTAAGAAGAAGGCCTGTCATTTCATTTTCTGTCATTAGTCTCTAGATTTATCTATCACAACATAAATAGTATCAACTACTCTTCCTCCAGTGGATCCAGTAGCTTTATCACCAAACATGTTTCCAATAGGATCTTTATCTAATACTTGAACTTCATTTACAAAGAAATTAGTTTCACCTCTATTACTAAACCAGTTTTTACCAAATGTCTGATGATATTTGATTTTAACTTTCCATCCATAAGTAGCTGCAGAATCTAATGCTGCAATTGTCTTTGGATCATTTACATCATTATCTACTGAGAACTCAAATGGTTGAGCAGAGTTCATACCTGTTTGAGTAGTATTCAATGTTCCTTCCCATGAATCAAACACAAGTCCTTTCTGTGAGAACTTAGTTATCATTCCAATGCGTTCACCATTAGAATAGTTTTCTGTACATGAAGTCATTACCAAAGCTAATCCTAAGCTAAGGCAGATAAATTTAATTGTTTTCATAGTTATTTTGTTTTGTAAAATCTGCCAAGAATATTGGCATTTAGATATCCTTTTTTTTCAAGCACTTCATACTTAAATTGATGCTTTACTTCTTGATAAGTCAATTCAGTTGCTGAATAGCATATTACTAGAATTTCCCTTTTAATTTTACATCCTGCTTTGTGAGCTTCTTTTAGTTGCTGATTGCTACTATAGTAATTCATAAAGTTAGGTTTCTGTTCTCTAGTATATGTCTTTAATCTTTTATCAGTAACTAATGCTAAAGCTTTTTTACCAAGCTTTTTTTTTATATTGGCAAAGAAGTTTTTCTTACCAATGTATGCATAAGTATTTCCATTTAATATTACAGACATATGATAAATAAACCCTACTGCGTCTTCAGGTATATTATCTTCATTAAACTCTTTACCTTGATATATCCAACTCATTTGTGTCTATATCTTTTCATGTCCCAATCTGCAACACTATTTACCATTCTTGCAAGTATTATTGTTGCTTCTTCTATAGATCTACTTTCAAAACTTAATCTTGCTTTTGTTATTCTATGTTTAAAAACATAATCATACATAGGATTTTTCATAATGTTTGTTTTAATAACGGAAATAATACTTCTCTAACTTTATCTATACCATGCATTTTAACTGAATCAGAAAGATCTTTTTCCATAGGTAGAATTATATAATTCAAACCATATTTTACTTTATATCTTTCTGCTGCTTTAATCCCCGGCTCATCATTGTCAAATAAAACAATTATTTTTTGATAATATTGCTGAAATTCTCCAATAGCTTTTTCTCCAATCATAGTATTCTCACTGTCCGGAGCAATAGCTTCAACATTATTAATACCAAGCTTATTAAAACACATTAAATCTTTAAGAGAAGATGTAATAATCAGATACTTGCAATCATATTTAAGCTGTTCAGTACCCTGAATATAATTTTCAACCTTTATGAATTTTTTATCTGTATTCTTAGGCATATAGATTTTATATAAACTACCATCATTTCTAAAATAACCATACATATAAGGTCTTTTAAAAGTAAATGAAGTCATAGTACTGTCTATCTCTTCTTTTTCCATTGTAAAAAATTCTAAAGGAACTACATTATATCTATCCAGTAATCCTGAGCCTATCTTAAACATCATCCAATACTTCTGATCTAAAGTATTCCAGTGTCTCATTTCATAGTCTACAACTTTAAACTTATCATGAATTACTAGTTCTCTTTTTTCAGATACAGTATTATTTTTTATATATACTTGATAATCATTTATGATTTTTGCAGCAGCTTCACCAAAAGATAAATTATATAAATGCTGAACTAAGTTCCAACAGTTACCTTGGTTGCCTGATGAAAAATCTTTAAACTTATATGTACTGGATGTAGTATCAAAGTAAACAAACATTGAAGGAACTTTGTCTTTTGAATTAAATGCAGAAAGCATTTTAATATCTTGACCTGTAAGTTTTTCTTTCAAGTTTAAATAATACTCATATACCCATTCTTCAGGTACATCTTTTATATCAGATATTATTCCTTTTGTTGAAATCATAAAACTTAATTAAAATATAAAAGGGAGCCAAAAGTAATATCTGACTCCCTTTGACTAATTTAATTAGTCTAAGCTGAAATCAGTTGAAGTTTTAGATGGAATTGATAAATCATCATCATCTCCAAAATTTTTAACTTCTTTTACTTCTGTCTTTTTCAAATGCACTGCTTCATTATAAAGCATTACTTTTCCTTGTTTGAAATCTCCAAATGCATAATTACCTTTCTCTGCTTTTGGTAAATACAAATCATAGTTTGTATAACCAGTTTTACCAACATATTCTTTGCCAGCAATACAGAAATCTAAATAAACATTTTTAAATGGAGCTGTCTTGTTAAAAGCAATAACAAAATCTTCAATAGTCTCATGCAAATCATCTTGCTCATCAAACCATTTAGATATATTTAAACCATTACATAAAGTTTTTAAGAAGATCATCAAGGATTTATCTCTTTCAATCTTAATACCACTTTTAGTTTCACCATCTGCATAAGCATACTGGCTTGCTTTTACTTTACCAATTTGACCAGCATAGTGACCTTTGCTTGCATCATCTTTATCAATCATAAACCCGTCAAAACCTTCAATTGGTTCTGTTTCAGTATGTAACAGTAAGTGCATTGCACCTGGAATGAAAGAAAAATCTTCTAATTCTAAACTGTTAATTCTTAATCTATGATTTCCTGGAGAAATTGTTTTAGGAAGTCCCCCTCCGTTCAAATCTTTTGTGCTTAAAGCCATTTTATTTTATTTTTAATTGTTTACAAATACTTTGTCCCAAGATGTTTTTAAAACACCTTCTATCAACTCTGTTATAACTATCTCTTCATTTCTCAAATGTTCAGGTCTTGCACCACAAGTTACCTCTTCACTAGTCTTAAAACTTAAAATAGTTTTGTTACCTTTTCTATACATGTAGCCAATTGCATCTGCATTTGCACATATAAGAGATTTAATTTTACCTGTCAAATCTATATTTGCAGACATAACCATATCACCTTTATCATCTACCACTTTGTCTTTGATATGACCTGATAAAATAATATGGGGTGCTAAGGTATCAATAAAATCTAAAACTTGAAAAAATGCTTCACGGATATATAAATAACCTGCACCATTAGGTAAAGTAGTAACAGTATCACCTGTAAATCCTTTTCCCATTGGGGTATTTTTATATAACTTAATTGCAAGTGGCATAATCATAGTTTCTAATGCAGTTACAGTATCTATAGTAACATACTTATAAGGCTTACCTGCTTCTTTAATTGATTTACCAGCATCTAAAAGCTCTTGTAGACTATTAACTTTAATCTTAAGAGCATCAACATAATCAGAACCATTCTCTAAATCTATAATTAGATTGTTTTCTAGTCCTGCATATGCAGTAGTTTTACCAGTTTTAGGCTTTGAATAAATCAGTAATCTCTTAGGATTCACTTGACTAGCCTTTACTTTACTTGTTGGAAGTATTATACTCATCTTACTTTAGTTTTTGTGCTAATTTTTGAAATTCTGTTGCAATTCTTAATAAAATATCAGAAACAGTTTCTGTGTTGTCTAATTCTAATTCAAGAACTTTTTCAGTTTTTGCAGGAAATTCTTGTTCAAAGTTTGGAAATAAAGACTTCTGTAATCTTGGAAGTTCTACATCTTCAACTTTAGTTTCTCCTTCTGCTTTTCTTTTTTCATATAAAGCATAAGTAATTTCTGTACCATCCTTTAGAACTGCAACTAATTCAGAAACAGGAACAGTATAAAGAATAAAGGGTTCTCCTTTAAAGCTTGTACCTTCTTTTGTTTCATACTCTTCTGCATAGAATGGATTATACTTATACTTAAATAATTGTCTATCTTCAAAGAAAGGAACAATGTTTGTAACATTACCTTTCTCATCATTGACATTATCATAGAATTCTATATAAATGTCTTCACCTTTTCCTATTTCAGATTCAAATAATTGAACCTGTCTACCAAATTTACCTTTTTGAAAAAAGGCAGTTTTGATAAGAAAGAATGGATCAGCATTACCTAGAACTCTAAAAGTATCCATGTGTTTTAAATAAAACTCTTTTTCTTTTTCTTTTCTAATATTCATCTTGTTGTTTTAAATTGATATTTTCTTTGTTGCTTGGCCTGGTGTGTCTATTTCAACAATCCTCATGGTTGTTCTGTCTAACTTAAAGAAACTTATTCTTGTAGTACCATTTCTAGATTTTAAGAAATGAAAGACTAACATGTCTTCATCATTAATTAAGAATCTTTCTGGTCCATACTGTCTTATTTTTCTTAGTGAAGGTTTGTTAATACCCATAACTACATCAGCATGCTGTAATAAAGCATCAGACCCATATATATCAGAATCTAATACATAATTTCCATACTCACCATCTCTTTGTCTGTCAGGAGCATCTATGTTTCTATTGAGCTGACTTAACACAACAAATGCTACAGGATATTTCTTTTTCATCATGGTGAGAGCTTCACCCAAGCTTCCTAGCATTTCAAATTTGTCTTTTTGCATCTTCCCAACTCTAAATAATGCTGAGTGATCCATAGTAATGAGCATATTAGTGTATGTACCATCTTCTTTCTTGTATCTTTCCATTTCATAATGAATGGTAGCACACATTTCATCAACAGTACATGCATCATAAACTACATTAATAAAATCATTTTCCCCAGATTTTTCATAGTACTCTACACACTTATCATAGACTTTTTTGTCTACAAGATTTCCACCCTTGCTCATTAATGTATTGTAATCAGAACCTGTATTCAGACTTAATTTTCTTACTCCATTGGTTTCATCAACCATTTCCATCTGGAACTTCAAAACTCTAAATTCTTGGTCAGGATTGTGCACTATAATGTCACTAATCAACTGTTCCATAAATAAAGTTTTACCGGTTCCCGGTCTAGCACCAACTACGGTGATAGTTCTCCACTCTAACCCATCACAAAATGCATCATTAAATTTGGGCCATGCACTAACTAGTGATTTAATTTCACCTTGTCTTCTTGCTTTTATTTTCAGAATTGCTTTTCTCAGAGCTTCTCTTTCACTTACAGGCAATAAGGGCCTGGCACCATTAAATAATTCAGCCATTGTATTAGGGATTTATAATTACTTGTTGTTTTGCTTGGTTATATAACTCATGCATTAATGTTATAGTAAGTTCAATAAAAAAGAACTTCCAAAATGATATATCTATAATGAACAAATCAGTTATAGAATATGCTATTAGGGTTCCTAATATTGCAACTACTAATAAAATTCCTTTTCTCATACTATTCTTTCTTTAAAATAAGAATCTCCTCCATCATCAGGATTTGTGTTAATAATCTCACAGTATGTAGCTAAGTCAGATTCAAATGATTTATCTATGTTTTGTCTTCTGACAAAATATTGAGAATTTCTCATATATTCATAGTTTCTCACACTGTATTCATCTACATACTTTTCTGTTGCTTTTATAATCAGATCCCAATCATAATCATAATTTTCAAAGAACCATCTGAAGCCAGCTTCAAGATTTTTGGGATTTACTCTTGCATATTTACCAGAGTTGAGTTTCCTATTAGGAAATATTTCTACATACTCCTGTATTTTTTGCAAAAAGCTTGAACCCATTAAATCTGTTGAAGTTTTCTTCTTAGTTCTTTTAAAGAACCCGTTAATTTCTTCCATAAAGATAAGACTTTTGCTTGTTAAATGCAAGTCTTCTGTAAGCCATTTATCCTTTTGCAGTCTTTTGCATTCTAATT